TGTTTTATTAATTCTGCAATGCGGACCATATTATCTACATTTTCTTGTACAGTAGTAGTAACACATTTATGTTTTTGTTCATCGTAAGAATCTGCAGGTACGCCTCGCCAAAAAACGTTATCTGTTTCAATATCTTTCCAAACTTCGCCTAACCCAAAAGTGACAACAACACCATTAACGTTTTTAAAATGTTTTAATAAGGCAGCGTGTTCCTGTTCTGGCTCATACTTATATGCGCCAAGTTCAGGATCATTATCATACCAGTAAGCATCTGTACTACGATCACCTGTTAATGCCCATTCTAAGTATTGTCTTACTGCAAAAGAATTATTTAAACCTTCAGGAACTGCAATGTATGTTGCATTCTTACCGTTTCTATTTAACCACTTTCTTAACCTATCTGCAAAACAACTACCCATTGTTACTAATGTTTCTCCTGGTTCAAAGATAGGACTAGAAGGACCTGCGCCTTTCCAAATAAATTCTTTAGACATTGCATCTAAATCTTCGAACTGCTCTTTTTTACTAGGAAAATAATTTAAATTTTCTGAATGCCATTTTTGTTTAGTACTAAAGTTTCCTGCGCTTAGTTTTGCACTTTCGGGATGCACAACTATACCTTTTTTAAATCCCATTTGATTTCCTTATTTTATAAATGTAACCCATAAATGTTTAGGTTTTTTAGGCAAACGTTTATATTTTTTAAAATTATGCTGCTCAACAAGTGTCTTTAAGGTTTTTTCGTTATAACCACTTTTATGTACATCCCAAACTTCTGTCTCGCCTTCTCGTTGCCATCCCCAAAATCCTGCTAAAGCATGTTCCATGTCTTTTCCTTTAATCCATTGATTTACATGAAAGTCCATATTAGGTAAAGACATTTCTACCATTCCACCTGGCTTTAATATCTTATACCAGGTTTCTAAAGTTTTTTTGCCTTGTGCAAATGTTAAATGTTCAAACATATGTCTAGAAAAGATAATATCAACAGAATTTAATTCTACATAATTATCTATATCCCAAGCAGGACATGCAAAGTCTACACCAGGTATATCTCTTATATCCGAAGTTTTATAATCTTTTCTTAACGGAGTATCACCGCAGCCAAATTCTATATTCATACATATATTTATATATACTTACGCATATGACGCCATGCATCGCCATTTGACAATTCATCGAAATTCCAATGGCACATACAAATTTTTTTAATCCAAACTTCTCTATCTTTTATTTGTGGAGTTTCGATTAAACTAAGACTGTGTGTCGATACATCGTATGCTTGGCTTGTCTGAGGAATAGGATCGGTTACAAAGGCAGGTATACCTTCTATACTAGCTGCAACGCTAGGCGTACTATTATAAGTAACCACTGCCCATGCTTTTTGAAAGTCTTGTAATATACTTTTGTTTTGTGAAACAACATAATGAGGATGAGGTTTTAGATACTGTTTAGCTCTACGATCACCTGGATGCCCCCTTACAACAATAGGCCTATCAGTATGTTTTTTTAATTCTGCTACAGTTTCGTTTAACCATTTTATAACACTGTTACCTTGCATACTCCAACCGCCATTACGCTGTGTACATATTAGTATATGTCTTCCTTTTTTGCGCCACGGTTTTAAATCGATGTTATAATCACGTTTTATTTGTTCCCATCTTGCAGGATCAAAATGTTTGTTAAAATAATTACCAGTAGTAGGAAATACTCCGTTCATACTATACCGTAAATATGTCGGTGTTTGATTTCCGATATAGTTAAATAAATTACTATCAATAATTATTGTATTCTTGTTACGGCGTTGTTGTGTTTCTGCTACTTTTTTGCGAAGTCTTAAATGAGGAGTAGTAGGACTACCATCATGTACCCAACCTTGAAGGACTGCAACATCAGCATCTATAACATCTAAACTGTTATGAACAATACCAGTGTCACCGACAGAATTAACCCCTTCAACAAATCTTTTTAGCATTTCTGGTTTGTCAGGATTTTTAAGGTTTGGTATACCTCGTAGATATGATACTACCTTTGTCATCCTTCTTCGGTACTATTCACTTTATCTAGTCTGCGTTGTATTTCTGGATATAGGTGCTCCCAACATTCACCTGACAACATTTCATCAGGTGACCATTGCGAATATGCTAAATTATAAAGCCAGTTTTGGATTTGAGCTTCACGAGGTAGTCGTATATCTTCTATACTTTCAATGCCGCCTGGAACAAGTCCCCAGGCAAAGTTACCAGCATCACATGCTATTACAGGAACGCCATAAATTGTTGAATCGATAGATAATCCACTTGTATACGATACTACACAATGCGCAGATTCTAATTGGTCTTTCCAACTTATAATTTTTCCGTCTACATAAGTTAAATTTGGCACAGGATTAAGAGCAAAGTATCTAAATAACGGATCATGACTAGTTAACCCTTTACCGCTAATACCCGGATGTAATCTTACTTGTATTGGTCTATCACTATACTGTCTAATTTTATTAACCGTATCTATACACCATTCATTTATATCATTATTTCGTAGACTTGCATCTCCTGGTAGTTGTAGTGCTACTACAATGTTAGGTCCTCTATTTTTTTTCCAACCTTCGTATGCCATTCCTAGTTTATCCCAACGATCTTGTGGATATTGAACTGTATGATCTCTAAACCAACCATGTCCATTTAAAAAACCATCTACACCTACTCTATGATACAAGTCTTCTCTAAACATTACTCGTGTTAACAACGAAGTTTCGATGCAAACATATACCTTACAATTTTGTACATAACTATTTCTACAATTATGATGAATGTTATCTCTTGCTTTCCAACTACCAATAAAAATGCCAACATCTGTTGTTTTTACTCTTTCATCGTAATTGCATACAACACCGAACCCTTCACCTTTACTTGCGCAAGCCTGTTTTTGACCTTTCCATAAGTCTCTGTCGTCTGGGAGTAGTTTAGATTCTACACCAGTTTGCATACATCTAAGTACCTCACGTTCTCTATTCTTTCCTGCACTCATCATAGCAATTTTAACTTGCATTTAACATTCTCCACGCTGTACCATCTCGAAATTCATCAGTATTATATTGGCAGTATGCTAGATGGTGAGCAAACTTCTCAATTTTTTCTTTTGGCTGGTAAGTTAAATTTTCTATTAAACTTATGTCTTTATCGCAAACAGGATCAGCCGCAGTAGGAGCAAGAGTAATGGCAGGAACTCCGTATAGAACACTTTCTATTGCTGCTACGCTTTGATAAGTAACCAAAGCATGACAATTATCAAGTGCAGCCCAGATAGGATTTTTTAATCTTTCAGGACGTTTTGATTTTTCTCTTACTATAATAGGTCTGTCTGTGTGTCGTTTTATTTCTTTTATTGTATCTTTGATCCAAGATTGTAACCCTATTCCGTAAAATTTACAAGGTTTTTCACTCGGTGGAACTAGTAATATATGTGTTCCTTTTTTCTTACTATATATATTATAGTTTAATTTTTGCCATCTATCATCTGGTCTGTCAATTACGTCACTATGTTGTAAATTATTTTTTACTATTCTATGCCAATACTTTTTAGTACTTTGTACATAATTTCCCAAGTATCCGCTATCCATATAATAAAAAGTTCTGCCCTCTTTCCAACATTTAAATATTAAATCACGCTTCATTATACTTCTTATTAATATAGGTATATCACCAGGATCATCAGCATATTCCATTAATGGTAAATTAGATCCTTTTGCAAACATGTTGACATATTCGTCATTTAGATTTTTGCTCAAACATATCATTTATAAAAAAACATTCCTGAACGTTTAAAAAACTTTTTACGCATTTTACTTATTCTATGTAGTAACATAGTCCTGTCTTCGTTGTACGTAAACCCGTATTGTTTAAATGCATCAATCCAATACTCTTTGTCTTGCTCGTTTACGTGATGATGACCTCCAGTTCCAGGCGGTGCTGCTGTACAACAAACATAGTTAGCCTTTGCAAAAACTTGCATATAGTTATCCATATATTCTTCATAAACATGTTCTAAAAATTCTACGCTCCAAGCAAGATCAAAAGTCTTGTCTATTTCTGGAGGTCCTATAGTAAAATCATGCAAGAGGGATGTATCTGTAGTTTGGCATACCCTTGGATCTCCGTCTATTCCAAACCAATCTATTTTTAATTCTGCAGCATCTTCTGCTACAGCTCCAGGGCCGCAGCCTATATCTACCATACTTTTAATTTTTAACTGTTGTTTTAGATGTTTTAATACAGGATAGTCTCTACAAGTATGACCTTGATGTCCTCCTAAATGTTTCGGTATAATCATACATGTCTCCCAATAGTGATAATCAGTAGTATTTTCATTCTACGATCCTTAAATTCATTTCACGAACATATTTCTCTTCTAGTTGCCAGTCATGAGGCTGATAGTTTGTTTCTTCATAGTACCAAGTACCTGTACGTTTCCAATCAAATCCATATATAGTTATCTGTTTTGGTTTGCAGTGTTGTATATAGTATAATGCCATTAAACCACTGCTAGGTTTTTGATGTGATAAATCTTCACGTAAACGATCCAATACTTCCATACTCATATAATAATTAATTCTATTATCTATTATTCTTCTACCTTTGTGGCTCATATAGAAGTTATTAACATTATATTTTTCAAATAAATCTTCTACTGTTTTAATTGTACCTATTGCCCAAACGTCTGTACGTGTTCCTTGTGCTGTTGGATTTTGTATTATTACTCCTCTGTTTATTCTGCAAACAACTTCGTGACTATCAATATTATTACCTTGTGTACCTTGCATTAATGCACCTGAACTTCCTACAAGTGCAACATCTTTATTTTCAAACCAATCCTGCATATTCAAACTCTAACGGCTTTTGTTGTTTCATAAATGCAAATAACTTTTTATATTCGTCTGTATAGTTTTTTATATTATTGATAGCATCAATTATTTCTGTATTACTACAACCAAAAGGCAATACTGGAATATTTGCCATTGCTGTCGCAAACAAACCTTGGTTTTTATGTGTGTTACCTTCTATAACAACAAAAGGTGTTTCGGCCACACATGCGGCATACATTTCGTGATGTCTACCTGTCACTAATAATCTACTGTTTTTTATCTGAGAAACAATATCACTCCACGTTTGAGTAAAAATGTCAACGTAGCCGTCTTCACCTACTCCTTTTATTTTTGGTTTTTTTGGTTTAGTTTTTGGCACATTCATTTTGTTGCCTGCAACAATATCATACCTGGGTTTGTCTGTATATTCTATTGGTGTAAAATAACTTAAATCTAAATGTCTATCAACCTTTATGCCAATCTGATTGTATATTTCATATTGAGATTTAACTTCACGAACACTAACATAATTTATATTAAGAAGGCGTTTAGTAAGTTCTAAACTATTTTCTTGCCAAACTGTGTTAACTAACATACTGTATTTTGCACTACATAATAAATCTATAATTTGATAAGCACGATCTGCATCGTGATGCATAGTGCCTTCTCCATTTGCTATTACAACATCATACGTTGAAACATCAATATCTAGATTATCTGCAACGTGTAGGTTAGGTATTTTTGATCTATAATAATCTATTACTGCTTTACATCCGCTATGATAACGCTCAGTATTATTAATTAATAATATTTTCATTCATCATCTCATGGAGCTCAGTTTTCCATTCGTAATGATATTCACAATTACGATAATTTTCAAACCACGGGCCGCCTTCAGTGTAGTGTAACAGTTTGGGCTTGCCGTCTTCTGGTTGTTTGTACCAACCTACTAACCAGTTCCATTCGTGTGATATTTCACCTACTTCAGAATCATCTAGCCAACTATATCTATGCAAGTATGCACCTGTAATACTTTCGTCATTAACTAAGTCTTGTGTAAGTTTTTTGTTGCTAGGATGTCCGCAATTTAGTAACATTACACTTGACCAGTTTTTGCGTGGATAAACTGTTTGTGTTTGTCCATCCATCTTTGTGCCTTCTTTAGGTGTGTAATCGTGATGAGCACACATTACTGCATACTTATCATCTGCTTGGTCAAATAGTTCTTTGATATCTGTAAGCAGTATCATGTCACAATCCATAAATAATGCCCAGCCATCGAAGTTACATAATTCTGGTATTAAGAAACGTGTGAATGTAAATTCAGTTGAAGCAAGTTTATCTACTGGACGAGTATAACGACCTTGTTCTCTTAATTCTTTTTGAATCAACGGAGTAACAGTTGCATTAGGCTGTTTGTTTAAAATGCTATGCTTGCATACTTGATATGCAATATCTTCTCTCGAATCGTATCCTACAAATACTTTCATTCTTCTCTCCGTTCTATATCTGATTCTTCTAGTATATCTCCAAACCATGTTTCGATAATCTTAACAGGCTTGTCTGTGTTATTATATGGACGATGCCATACTAACTTGCCTATATCATAACTTTGCTGTGGATGTACGTCACTAGTTTGTTTTATGTTATTCCAGTCAGTGTCAATTGTAACAGTGCCTTGTACCACATGCCAATGTTCTGATCTATGATAATGTCGTTGATCTGACAAACTCTTTCCTGGCATTATCGTAAGTTCTTTTACTGCCCACCCTGGTCCTGTGTCTAACACTCTGTAAAATCCCCAAGGACGTTCTGTCTTAGGAGACTTCCAATCGCTTAGTATCCAACTGCTTGAATTCTTTTTATCGTTTCCGCCTATACCAAATAGAAATGCTATCTTACCTTCTTCGATAAGTTCCTTTGCAAACTCTACTTCTGGTGTGGTACCTTTTTGTCGATCTCCGCCGTTGGCAAATATTACATTTGCTTTTGGCTTTGCTTCGAAAACGTAGCGTATAGCATTTACAGCATGATTGTCACTGTCATCAAATGCAAATACATTATCTACACAAGACAATGCTTTTATAATACTACTGCGTTCAGACCATGGCATAAACGGTCTGCCTTTTTTACGGGTTAGCCATTCATCTGAATTAACACCTACCCATAGTTCTTTTCCGTGTCGAGCTGCTGCTTCAAAATATGCTATATGACCTGAGTGAAGAGGATCGAACCCCCCTGTAACAATTACTATGTCCATACTAATAATTATCAGTAATGTTATAGTTTATTAATTAATCTGATTGTTCCAATAATCTTGTTTATTTTTAAATTTTATTAATTCTTTTCTTGGGCCTTTGCCTGTCCAAACAATTGATTTAGGTAAAATCATATCATAATCAGAATATTTTAAATCCATTTTATCAAAAATGCCTTGTTTAAATAATTCGTCTAATGCACGTTGATCATCAAACCATTGTAATCTTTTACCTGATAATAGTTGTCTTAACATATGTCTACTATGCTTATTTGCTTTGAATCCTACTGCACTTGCTAAGGGACCTTTTTTCATATTCTTTCGATGTGTAATCCAGCAGTTACTAAAGTCATTTTCAAATTGAGTTTCTGTAATTGATCTTACAAAGATACTATCAGCGTCTAACGATAGTACATTAGCATCTAATGGTAATACGCCAGCAAGAATAATAAATCTATGATTACTCCAATAATCCTTTTCTTTACCTTTATATTCTAACGGTGTTTCGCTATAAGTAATCTTTACATTATTTTTAAGGCACCAACTAAAGTCTGCACTCTGCATATCGTACACATGTACATGATAATTTAGAAACGGAGCATGATACTTTGCACTTTTAATAAGAGGTATTATGTGTTCTTGAAAGTATTTTGTATCTCCAGATGTGTAAAGATAGTTAGAGTGAGGCATCTTCCATACCTGCTACTCGTAGTTTAACTACGTTTGTAATCTGCCATTGCTTTTGATCAAGTGCTTTTAGCACACCTAACCATTTGTTACGCATAAGAGCAAACTCGTTGATAATCTTTTCATAATCAACGACATCTGCCTCGCCGTCAACGTATTTTTCTACGTCACGGCTAGACAGTGCCCGTTGATAGTTTTCTAGATATTTCTTAAAGAAAGAACTGCGTAGTCTACGTAGTTCAATATTTAAGTAGTTTAGAATTGCTTCTAGTTCTTGTAACTGATTAAAACGATGTTCAACTATACCAGGCATTTCAGACGCTGCACGTTCTACATTACCTTTTAGTTTTACTTCTAATTTTGCGTCTACAAGTTCTGTTTCAAAATATTGTATAGCAGCAGGGATCTGGTTAATATCCCTGCTAACTGCACTATACCAGCCCATCTAGTCTTCCCATTCGTTTAGGTCGTCATCTTCATCGTCTTCATCTGCTAAGTAGTATTGAATTGCTGCATCAAGACTTGACTCAACACCTAAACAATCTTTAAGTGTTATATCATCTACTCCATAGTCAGCAAGAAGATCTACGTACTTTTCGGCGGCTAGTTCGATTTGTTTCTTGTCTAAATATTCTTTAAACAAAGACCAAATATCTGCTATTTGTTCTTCATTCATTTTCGAGTTGCTCCTCATTTATACAGACTCCTCCTCACTTCCATCAATAAGGTCTGCGTCTGCTGTGTCGTTATTTAGCACAGGAGCAAGTTTTTCTTCGTATTGGTTCATAATCATATCAAGCTTGGCGCCTGTCCATGCCTTTCTATAATCAAGATGTTCTTCACCATTTACGTCAATATATTTTAAGCGATTGCCTTGTTTTTCTAGTAAGCCTTTCTTTTCAAACAATTCAACTAGTCCGCTATAAGGATTCATACCTGTTTCGTATGGAATCTTTACTTGCACGCCTTCGAATGGTTTTGCATAACGAGTCTTCATAACTTTACAGCCTGCACGTATACCACGCACTTCTGAAATCTTGTTACCAGCCTCGTCTTCTTTTAGTTTCATCTTTTTCATTGCTACAACAATTGAAGATGCATAGATAAAGCCTTGTCCGCCACTAATCTTGTCATCTGGATCAAACATATCCTGTGATGCATAAGTGTGATTAGTACATACTAAGCCTACATTACAACTACCGATCATGTTAACAGTGTTACGAACAAGTGCGGTCAATTGCTTTGGCTTACGCCCCATATCGCCTTTCATATCACCTTTGTTAAACTGATCAATATCAGTAGGTGTTAGTAACATACCTAATGAGTCAACTACAAATAGTACCTTTGGACGATCTTCTTCTGCCATAGATTTATAGTCTGACATAAACGTACTAATAGTTTTAGCAACGTCATCAATCATACTCATGTTTAGTTTAAGTAGTTTTTCTTCTGATGTATCTACATCTAGTGCGTGTAGCCACGATTCGTCAAGTGCGTTCTCTGAGTCAATTAGTACTACAAAGATGCCTTGTTCTTGTGCATGTTTTACAATATTACCTGCACAAAAGTAAGATTTACCTGCGCCTGATTCGCCTGCAAATACAGTTACCTTACCGAGCGGAACACCCTTGTGAAAGTCGCCGCTAATAAGATAGTTCAGTGCATATGAGCCTGTGCTAATCCAATCAGTTGGATCATTAAAGCCTGTACTCATGCCTGATATGCTTTTTGTTAAGTCCTTACGGAACTTACTAACATCAAATGATTTAGCCATAGTTACTCCTTATTAAGCCAAAGTGTAGGGGATTTCTCCCCCACATGATTTTATGATTGAGATTGTCTTGCACGAATCATTGCAAGAATGTCTTGTGCTCCGCCTGCAGGTTCAGCGGCTGCTGCTGGTGCTGCTTCTGATGCTGCTTCTTCAGTTGACTTAAAAGGAATGTCATCCATGCGTGGATCTGCTGCTGGAGCAGGGGCTGGCGCACTTTGACTTGTAGCAGTTGCTTGTGGTGATGCTGCTTTCATTGGATCACCTGTACGTGCTTGCATACCTGCAGGACGGAAGAAGTTACTCCAACGATCTGCATCATATGCTTCACCGTCTACGGACGCCTCAAACATTTCTTGCATTACTTTTAATGCATTTGCATCTGGTTTTTTAGGAAGAAAATCGTTAAGATTAAACAGTCCATGTGTATTAACAGCCTGCATTTCAGCATCGCCTAATGGACGCTCTCTACGTGCCCATGTGCTTGTGCCGTAGTCTGCATAACCACCTTTTGATGTTTTGTTAAGGCGGAAGTCTACACCAGCAGTATAATCTGTTGGTAGTTCTTCCATGTCAGGATCCATAAGAGCTTGTTTAATAATTTGAAAAATTTGAGGACCGATAATAAAACGTCTAATTGGATTCTCAGGAGTAGTGTCCTCTGTTAGTGGATTATCAGTTACAAATCCTTGGAAGATATAAGAACGTTTCTTCCAATATTTACGACCCATATCTTCTAATGATGGATCTTTAAACCAACCACGTACTTCCTGTAGAATTGGACAGGAATCGCCGTACATTTCCATACACGGAACTTGTACTTGTACCGGACGTGAATCTGTCTCTCCTTTAATACCTTGGAACGGAAGTTTAATTACTAAACGTTCTTTCCAAAAGAAAGTGTTGTCAGCATCGCCATCAGGAAGGAAACGGAAAGTACAACTTTCGCCTTCTTTAATATTCCAAAATGGGTAAACGCTGTTATCACCGCCGCTGCTTGCTATATTACCGCCTGTGCGTGATTCTTGTTCTTTGAGCTTTGCTCTAATTTCTGCTAATGATGCCATAGTTGTGCCTCCTATAATGTTGCCTATGTCTTTGTTTAAGTCGTGTGCCTAAATGTGTAGCACTATTACATACTACACGATATTATTTATCTTGTCAAGCATAAAATGCTTTATTATTGGATTTATCTTAGTCCAGCTAACTCGCGTATTCTATCGTACTCTTCGTTATCTGTTTCCATTTGCTGTGGTTGATTACGCATTTCATATTCTTCGAACTTTGCTGACACTTGCTCAATGAATGACTTAGCAGGATTAATAAACTCTTCGCCGTAATCTTTTTCTACCATAGTTAATACAGCAGTTTCGCCTTTTGGAAATACACCGTTTTCTCTATCAAAGTAACTTAGAATAAACTCACCTAGTGGTGTCTTTTTGTCTTTTTTAGGTGTTATTTTGTCTACTTCGCTGTCTTCGTCATCATCGTCCATGTTAGCATCCCAGTCAAAAGCACCAGGGTGTGGTTCAAATGAACCTTTTGGTTTTTCGTTGTCTTCTCCGATGTTCATGTTTGCTAGTGCATCAACTGCTTGCTTGATTTCTTCAGGTTCCATATCAACGTTTGGAAGTGCTCTTAACACTGCTTGTACCAAATCATGATCTATCAGTGCGTCATTGTCCATGTCTAGCCCATCAGTAAATTCAAAGTATGTACTATCACTAAAGTAATAATCATCTTTTTGAATGTCTTTGGCCATTTCAACTGCATCTTGTGCAAATTCCTGTGCTTGTATATCAATGTCAGACATGCCGCCTTCACTAAACTGTCCCATCATTTCGTCCAAGCCATTTTCTTTTTCAATTTTATTTGCTTTTTTATAAATTTCCATTGCTTGAGGGTCTTCGTCATAAAACATGTCTGCTGCTTGCTGATACATCTTTGCTAGTTGATCATGTACTTCTTCATAACCATCTGCATCATGCATTGCTGCAATATGTGAAATCATTGCTGCTTCTGCTGCTTTTGCACCACGGAAATTTTCTGCACTGATTTCTCTATCCTCGCTAAACTGGCCCATCATTTCTTCAAAGCCATGCTCTACAGCAATTTCTTCTTTAGTTTTTTTATTTTTTTCTTCCTTTGCTACAACTTTAGGATCTGCTTTTGCTTCTCTTACTAAATCATCTGGTCCTAATTCTTGTGCTTTTGTTGCTTCGCTTACTAGTTTATAAATGTATGGGAATACATCTGCTAATTCTTCGTTGAACTGTTTAATAGTAAGTTGATCAGTCCAGTTCTCTGCAACGTCTGCTGGCACATCTTCTAAAATAGGTGCTTCATATGTAGCAAATGCTTCGGCATAAAACTTTGGTTTTTGTAGTGATGTAATTGTTTTTCTCACTGTATTAATACGATCTTTAACAACATCAACATACTCGCTTAGGCTTTCAGCCATTACTGCTGAACGACCCATATATGATTTAAACTTGCGTAGTTTTGCCATCTCTTCTGATAAGCCAATAATGTGTGAACCAAAATCATCGTATAAGTTGCCACCTTCTGATACGTGACGAGCCATTGCTCTTGCGCCACTTAGGTGCTTAAATGGATACTTAAATCTTTCACCGCCTGCACTTTCAATGTAGATAGTACCAATCTTTTTTGTACGTGGATTGGATGCTTCTAAGTTTACATTTTCTGTGTGCTTAATCATTATACGTGCTTCGCCAACCTTTTGATAGCTAGTACGTGCTGTGCCATATAGTTTTGATTCGTTCATATTATCGTCTCCGAAACGTTTTTTTGATAAAAACTTGTAATCTCTTTTTGTTAAATTTGATTTAGTGATGTCTCTTACATCAAAGTCTAATAGGCGTTTCTTACTGAATTGCCTCATATCTTTTAAAAAGTTAAACCAGTTATCCTTTGTTACACTATCTTCATTTGCAACAATGTCTTTAGAATAAATTATTGTAAGTCCGTCGTCTTCGCTTATTTGAATACTTACATTACCTAATGCTCTGCTAGATTCTGAATATTCAAAATCAAAGAATCTTGCTTTAGATGGTTCATTAGTAACTTTACCGTCCTCGCCGCCAATAGTTACACTAGTGAAACGGCCACGGATTTTGTCAAATAAATCTTTACCTATTGTATCTAAATCTTTCATAATGTATTTATCAATAATTGGTACTTATGAAGATCGGCATTGGAGGTTCATAGTCGTCCATATTTTCAGCTTGAGTAAATGTGTTATAGATTCTAGGATCCCAATCTTTAAGTACTGCCATCATCCTGATCGCAAGAAGAGTTGCACTAATTAAATCATCGGTTTGTCCTAGTTTAGCTTGATAACTAGATCCGGTAGCAATATAATTTTTAAGTTCAGATAAGAACGGCTTACTGTGTATAATCATTTTGTCATTTTCGATCATTGTTTTTAATCTACTACACGCTGTAATTTTTGTACTATGCGTAGTATTAAAACCCTTACGGAATTTACGAACGTGTCCTTTGCGGATAGGCTCACTGACAAACAAACCTGGAATGTTCTCTTCACCGAAGTCGTTTATAACGATAAGCGCAGCCTCGCCTATGCCATTGTTCTCCACGCTCCAGTAAATTCCGTTTGGATTACCAGTCTCAGAAACAAGATAATTACAGATGTCCGCCAACACTCTGATCTGTCCAGGTATAGCCGTTGTGTTATGTTGCCATTCTGCAACTTGTTCATAACTGGGTAATTCAAATACTTGTATAGCAGCATTATCGCCACCAGTTCCCATTGACGGATCTAATGCAACTGCATATGTGCAATCATCTGTTGGTTTTTTATACCAACGTGTTTGTCCCATATTTACTAACGGACTTTTGCCTCCCATAGATGCTAGTTTAATTGAGTTAATTAAAGTTTCGTCAAATACTAAGAATTCACAGCCGTATTCACGGCGAAACTTCTCTTCACCGATACGTCCAATTTCTTCCTCTTTCCATTTCTCGTCACGATCAGGATGTTCGTGCCACTCTGATCTAAAACTATGAAATCCGTTTGTGCCAACATCGTTTTCATTGCCGTGTGCATCAAACTTGTCTTCTGCTTGTTTCCAAATAGTAGCAAACGTATCTTCATCTGAGTTTGGTGTGCTTGTAATAATAGCACGACCACCTGTTGCTAGTGTAGGTGATATCGAAGTCCAAAACTCTTCTGCAATGTTTGGCTGCACAAACGCAAACTCGTCACAGTATAATAACGAAATTGACATACCACGTCCTGTGTTGCCTGTTGTTGTTTGCGAAACTATTCTACTACCGTTTTCAAATTCAATACTACCTTTGTTATATGATGTTACACCTGCTCTAATATGATCAGGACAACTCTCGTAAACAAAGCGTATACGAGACATAATCTCTTGAGCACCTGTATACTTGTGTGCAGCAATAAGTATAGTTTGATCAGGTACAAACATTGCATACCATGTAAGGTATATACTAGCACATGTAGTTTTACCTGTCTGCCTAGGCATCATGTTTATGTTAAATCTAAAATTATGGTAACTATCCATTAGTCCGAGTTGATATTTAAAAGGGTTGTATAGTAACTTACCTTTTACTGGATGCTGAATATATGCAAAATTCTTTGCAAAATGTAAGTATCCTGTTTCAGGATCCATACATGCCATTAGATCTGCTAATTGCTCTTCAGTAAATGTTTCTTGTTTATTCGCCTTTTTAATTAAGACGCCGTCTAATGATGCTGCCATAGTAATATTTAGTCAAAAAAATAGCACCCTAAGGTGCTATTTGGGCTGTTCGCTCTGTCGGTAGAACGTTCTTATTTCCTTTTAGCTGCTGCTTTTGCTGCTGCGTTCTTACGTGCAATCTGAACATCCTTGAAGTCATTCTTGCCGTCGTCATTTAAATCTGGTTGTTTTTTCTTTTCAGATAGTGCAGCCATTAACTTTGATTTAATATTTGATTCCATTGTATTACTTGCATTTGCTTTACGTGATAATTCTTCTTGTGCTTCAGGACTTTTACCTCTAATAGCATATGTAGTTTCATCTTCGTCAGCAAGTGCCATAGGATTATCACCACCTGCTACTGGTGGGTGTGATTTCTTCTTACGGTTTAAATCATTACCGTCTGGTATCACATCTGACATGTCACCGTATGCTGGTTCTGGTTCGTTAGCATATCCTTCAACATCAGCTTCGTCGTCTGTAGCAATCTCTTCTTTACCTAATGAAGGTTCCATTTCCGGCTCTGTTGGCAGTTGATCTGCATCAGGTGCTAATCCATCTGCTGGCTCGTCTACAATATCACGTAGTCGTTCCATATCTTGACGCGGTGGCATCATATCCGGAGTAACTTGAGCAGCGCCTCCCAAGCCTGCATTTTTCATCATGTTAATTAAGTCTGATACATTTTTTTCACCACTAGCATTTAAACTAATGTTCATAGATACTGGCATACCTTCGTCTGCTGGCTTTGGCGCCATCATTGGATCAGCACTAGCATTCATGCCACACTCTTCGATGTTGTCCATTGACTCTAATAATTTTTTCATATTCATTTTATTTCTCCGTTGGTGCTGCCGCGGCAGGATCGTGCTCACGCTCTTTTCTTGCTGTTTCAAGCTCTTTTAATAATTCCATTACACGACTTTCGCCTGCTGATTCTTGCGCACTTTCTGATTTTAATTCTTCAGTTGTTAACAAAGTTTCATATGGACCTTCGTCAGCTTTTTCTTGGTAATCTTCTCTAGGATCATTAGCCCCTCTTACTATAACATATGCTTGATCTATGCCGCAGCAACGTCCAACATACTCTTGCATTACTTGCGGAGTAGTAGGATAGCCAAGTTCAATATCGTAGTAAGTAACTTCCATATTTTGAAGTTGTGGAAAATCTAATGGACGTTCTTGTATCGGTGTCTTTTTTCCTGCGCCGATACTTTGGATGTCAAATTTCTTTAGAGAAGTTTCTAAAGTATCTTCAAATTCTTTCGGTAATTCGCCAGCAACGCCCATTTTAAATTCATAAGTCTTTTTAGACTCTGTTAGTATTTCAGTAAATGATCTCATTGTAATTCCTTATATACTATTTATCTTTATTCATGCCTTTTAGCTGTGCTAATAAACTATTACGGTCTGTTACAACATATCCGTCGCCATTAACAATATCGTTGTTATTTGGATTTGAATCTCTATCTTGCTTTTCTTTTTTAAGTTGTAGTTCTATCATTTTAAGTTTTTTATCTAGTTTTGCTGTTTTAGCATCTAGAGAAGTCTTAAGCATGCCGCCAGCAACTTCAAATACTCTGCTTGCATAACGCGACTCAACATTCATACCTAAGTCCATTAAATCGTCATATGCATCCATGGCTTTTTGTGCAACTTCGTTAAGTTCTTTATCAGCCATATCTCCTAAGCCTTTAACTGCAGGTAGTGCTGAAGTTATTTTATCAAACTCTTCTATATCACGAATTGTTTTATTTTGTTCTTTGATTTCGTATTTTGCTTGCTGTTTTTCTTGCTTCTCAGCATTTTTAATAATTTCCCTCGAATCAGGTAAATTAAGCAAGTCTTCAAGTTTTTTAGTCATAGTATTACACCTATATTATTTGAAGTATTTAGTTAAAATTCGTAGCCGTAAAATTTAATATCTTCTTTTAATCTATTTGATACTATGTTTTTAGTTTTTTTATTATACCAAGATTGATATGTAGTAGTACCGGATGTATTTTCATTACTTAATGGTATATAACAATTTAGATACTCTTGAATTTGTTTAAACTCTTCGTTGAGATTTTCAAATCTCAATACTAAATTACATTGTTCGAGATATTTTTTTTGAGACATCCATACCCATTTATGTCCAGTTTCGTCGATAGTAGTAATCCACTCTTCAAAACTAGGAAACGGCATTGTAATATTTGCTTTACAATTTCTTTTATAAGTTTTTTTTTTTAGATACTTATATGCACTTACAGTTTTAGAAAATGGATTTCTTACAACTGCAAAACTAAAATTATACATATCTCGAGAAAAATTAAAACGCTGTTCTCTTAGTAAGCGATTTAAGTGTATATGCTTTCCGCCGACTTTTCTGCCATCTGCATACTTATGTAACCAAAAAGATATACTAGTGCCAGCGTTTTTTTGAATATGAATAAAGAGTAATTTATTATCTACAAGTGTTGCCATTTAGCCCCACCAGCCGGCACCAAGTCCTGTTAGCCATACAGAAAGTCCTATCAACCCAGCTAAGCCTACAAGTAGGATTATAACAAGGAAACCTTCCATAAATGCTGCCTTACGTTCTTGCTGCTTGTACAAAGTTTCTTCGCGTTCCTTACGTATTTTTCTACGCAATTCGATCATTTCTTTCCAAGTACCATAACCAAATCTTATGTTCAGCATGTCTTGGAGTTGTTGTTCTTGTTCTGCCAGTTTTTTCTTCTGTACGATAATGGCTAATGCTTCTTCTTCTACAGAGCCGCTATTAAATAATTTTGTAAAGATTGGAGGGTTTTTACGTTGTGCTTCTGCTCTGTTTAAATCAGCAGCAGCACCGTACCACTTACCCAGTTGCCCCATAACGTCTTCAATTTCTCTACCAGCATGAACTAGTTTTTTCACACCATTAAATGCAGCCGTAGCGGCGGTGATCGCTGTAATTGGATCTATCATAATCTTACCCTCAATTTATGGAGTTTGCCCTCTCCATAAGTATTTAGCCTATTTACGTGTGCGGCCTTGGTGGTATAAATCTTTTTCAGTTATGATACGGAATGTAATTTTATTTTGTTTTGACCAAGTTCGTGCTGCTTCCCACTTTGCTTGATTAATAACATAATGAACTTGATTATGTTTTGACTTTCCTAGATTTTCTTTTACAGCTTGATTACTAGGTTTTACTTCAATAAGTTCGGCATGGCTTCTGCCTTTTGCATCATTATATGCTATAAAAAAATCTGGAACATAAATGGTGTGTTTGCCAGTTAATGGATTTCTGTAAGGAATACGTATTGCTTCACTTGCCCATTGTGTAATAGAAGGATGCTCATCACAAAATTTCATAAAGTGAAATTCCCATCCACTTCGATATGTGGGAGCTTTGTTACCAGCATACTTTTCAGGATTTTTAATCGTATACTTACCTTGTGCATACCTAGCCATTTTAAATTATAATATTTCTTTGACTAAAATTAGCAGATTCTAAATTTTGAGAAAAACCTATTGTGCTAGATTTAGTTCTATTAAAATTTAAAATTTGAGATATCGTAGTGTTAAGTTCTACAGGTGATAACCCATTAAGTGTATCTATTAATTGAAATACTGGAATGTTATTATTATTTGCTTGTTCTAATAGCATTACAGATATTTTTCTAGAACTTGATTTACTAAATCCTCTTTTTTCAAAATATCCATTTAATGCATTATATTCATTAGATGTAACAGGCACTCTTTCATTATCCTGCCTATCAAAAAAATTATCTTGATCAAAATATTCCATATTATCCACCTTGAATTATATTTGTTGCAAGTCTCTTAATTGGTAATGACTCTGCTGTTTCTTCAACCTGTGTCGACTTTGCAAACACATCATTCATTATATCATTCTTTTCCGTTGTACTTAATTCGTCGTATTGCCATGCATTAGTTGAATCAAAACCAGGAACATATCCTTTTAGTACAGCCTGTTTAGTTAACACTGCTCCAAATTGAGGTGAAGCATTAATTTCAGATGCTATTTGTGCTCCTGATAAAACAGTTGGTTGTTGAGGAATCAATCTACTTGCAAGTATTGCAGCAGAGCCTATTTGTGCTCCTCTAGATAAACCTTCGAACTGATTAAATACATTTGCCACTGTAGATGCCGTGTTTGCTATATTAGTAATTGTGTTAAGAGTATTTACTAATCCGCTAACGGGTGAAGGTATCACATTTGAAATATCAGGATTCACCCATCCGGATGATCCAGTTGCTTCTAACGGGCTAGGAGTTGTATCATAAAAGCTAGGATCTTCAAAGTTAATAGGTTCACTATTTTCGCCTACCTTACCGTTGTCGTAAAATACTGATTCATAATTTATTGTCATAGTATTTTCAAGTGTTCCTGCACCATCGGAATAATCTAATGAATCGTGCCCCCAAGAAGTAACAAGAGGGTTTACTAATGTATAACTATACCATCGCTGTCTACCTAATTGGAATATTTTAATATTATCAAAAAATGTATCAGTTTTATCGTTATCTAAACCGTATCTAGATCTATTATTTGAATTATATTTGTTACGTGTAGAATATGCTGTCGGTGAATTCACGCCGTCTGTATAATAATAATTATAGTATTCTTTCATCATAGTAGATGTTACACTACTGTTATCATCATGAAGTGTTATAGTAACGGGAGAATAATCGATCCTAGTTTGAATATTCTTTTTTCTATTATATTGATTTTTAGTATCAACACTTGCAGTATATTGAGGTAAATCTGCTGTTTTAACCATCACTGCAATTTCTTTTAAAAGCCTCGACGTGTTTGGCGCAAATCTTGCAACTTCGTCGTTTGGTGTAGCACCTACACCTACTGCTTTTTTTAAATTAAAGACAACATGGTAAAGATACTTTACATTTGGCGCAAACCTCAAAGAACTTTGTGTATAAAAGTTTTGTGCATGTTGTGCATCTTTTAAATGTATATTATTGTTATTACTATATTGATATGCCATAATGTATTTATCTAAAAAAAAACGGAGACGTAAAGCCTCCGTTTTGAATAGAATCCAATCTAAGTATTTTATACTACGCCGGCACCAAGCCCTCTAGGCGTTACTTCGCCAACGCCAGTTACAGCGCCTCCGTCAGTACCTTTTTGTATAGCATTATCATAACGGATACTTAATGAAACTGTGACTGCATCACTTGTGCCGTATGCTAATGTGTTATAGTTTGCTGATTCAATGTAGCAGCCTTTAAGTTCGAATCTATCTAAAACTTGTGGTCCTACACCTGCATTGCCGCCGTCTAGCATTTCAATAACAGTTTGGAATTTGTAGTTGCCGCCTGATGCTGCACTAGCTTGTTCAAAGAAGTCGAACTGTTTCTGTAGCTGGCTGCCAACTGCTCTTTGTACATTGTTACTTGAATCTTCACGCAACGTAAGCGAGATAGGGTCCCAAGTGTGCTTACCTGCAAGATATGTTCTTGAGTTATAAGCATCTAATGTGATTTGTTCAAATGTTAAATTTGGACGAGTTACATCTACAACTTGTGCTTGCATGACTTTTACGTTGTCGTCTACAGTTGCACCAAAGCTTGTAAATGATACTCTAAAACGATATTGAAGCTTTGGCATCAATAGCGATGAGTTCTGTTCACCCTCGAACGGAACTGATAAATTTTGTAATGTTGTTACTGGCATTCTATTCTCCTAATACAGTAGTATTTATCATATTAAGGGCTCTAATTAAAGAGCCCTTATTTTAGCATTAACCTAATGCTGCTATTTCGCCTGTGTTCTTAATTCTCAATGGAATGTAAATAAACTCAATTGACTTAACTGGCTCAATGGCTATATCTAAATACAACTCATTTCTATCTATTCTAGCTGTAGTGTTATTTGTTGTATCACATACAGTTACAAAGTCATACAATGCTCTTAGATTTACAAGTTCTAGTAGTAGCGCATCTGCTGCTGCTTTAACTTGTGATCTTGTTGCTGCATCGTTTGGTTCAAATAGATATGGTCTTGCAAGTATTTCTAACTGTCTACGTAAGTAAACTGTTAGTCTTGCAACGTTAACTCTGTCTAATGCACTTGCACTTCTAGCACGAGTTTTTTGTCCAAATACTAACAATCCTGCACCAGCTACTGGTGTAATTGGGTTGATGCTATTTGAATATAGTACATCACGCTGTCCTGCATTTAGTGCAATTGAAACAAATTCTCCCTCAGCATTAATATAACCTGCTGCTGAAGCATTGCTAACTCCGCCGCGTCTTGAGCCTGCTGGAGCATACCAAGGATAAGCAACTTGGTCGTTTAATACTATTGTTCTTAGCGCCATATGCGAAGCTGGAACAACAACATTATTACCTGCGTTATCACTTGTAAAGCCACTTGGGTAATACATGCCTAAGTATTCGTCTTTAGATACTGCACCGTCATCGTTATCTTCAACAGCTAGTGCAACGTTTGTTGCCCAGTTGTTTAGTGATGTTGCATCTGGTGTTAGTCTAAATGGTGTATCACCTACAACAAATGCTGTTAGCTTTCTGTCATAGTTTAGAGTTACCATTTCACCAATTAGTTCAGGATAACCTGGAGTAGCCATTATATTGAATACTCTTGTTTCGTCATCTCTGATATCTTGGTTACCGTTAACCATTGCTTGTAGTGCTTGTACAACTGACTTACGCTGTGCGTGGCGTCCAAATGTACCCGAGCCGTCTGGTTGATTTGATGAGTCAGTTACCCAACGATGTGGATAGTAGTTTGCCATACTTGCATCTGACTGACGTGGGTTAGTTTCACCTGTGTCTACATAGTTACGCTCAAAACGCTTAACGTTAAATCCGCTTCTACGTAGGTTCCATAGCAGCATACCTTTTGGATATAGTGCTGGATCCGGAGCATCTGGATCTAGATAATTGCTTGATAGCATATCTACTATATCGCCTGCTGTATGTGCTGTTGCTGTGCCGCCTGTTGTTGACCAACGTGCGTCTGCAAATAGCATTCCGTTTTCAGTAGTTTGATCTGTTTTATCAACAACCGCCCAAGAGCTTAATGTTGCATTCCAACGATATACAGTTGGAAAGTTTTCTAGATCTGCTGTTGAAATCCAAAGATCATTATCTACTAATGCAGTACCGTCTGATTGCTCTGTTGGAGCAGTAGCACTTACAATTGGACCTGCTGGATCAGTTGTTGCAAATTCATTTGCGTAACCTTTCCAATCAGCACCATCATGTACCATAATGTCTATTTCGTCAATTACACTACTATACCAAATTTCACCATCTGCTGTTAATGTGCTAGGAGCACTTACTGATGCTGAGTAAGATAATACTTTCCATAATGAAACAACATAACCATTTGATGTTCCATCTGGGTCAGCATAAAAGTTAGTAGTTGTTGTCGCATCAGTTGCATCGTAAACTGCAAAACCTGCTGCTGCAAGTGGAGTATTTGTTCCATCAACTAGTTTGATTTCACCACCTAATGCATGTGTAATAACAATTTTATTGTCAGATGTAACACTTGCTGTTACGTTTGTAAGTCCTGCTGCATTGATAGCACCTGCCATTAAAGTTGCATCAGTTGTTGCACCTGTTGCTGTAAATGCAACACTTGCAGGAGTACTATATGCTGCACTGTTTTTTACTGTTTCAGAAATTGTAAAATCATATGCTTGTGCAACAAATGTACTTTCTGTAATAACTGGACTTGTTGCAGTTGCAGCGCCGTTACCCGCTCTAGCAAAAATTTTGTAATCAACAATAGGTCTTGCTGCTTCAGTTATGTTAACTTTTACATATACGTCACCTAGAGTTAAATTTGCACCACCGCCTGTTTTATCTAACCAATATATTGCTGTTGCATTAGATGTATAAAGTGGAGCAGATACACTTGACCATAGTCCTGTATCTGTGCTATATTTCTTAACTGAGAAGTTTGCACCGCCGTTTGGATTAGTTGTTTTTAACCAAACAGAGCCAGTTGGACGTGGAGATGTATCACTCGACTTCCATTCTGGAACACTTGTGTGGGCTGCGGTTGCTACTGCTGGAATTGCATATGTACCTGCTACTAGTCCAGCTGCTGCTAGATCCATTGTACCTGCTGCAATAACTACAGTGCCAGCAGATGTGTTAGCAGTTCTATCTGCATATATGTATATCTTTCCGCTTACTAGCGATGCTGTTACACCAGTAATTGTTGCGCCGTTAATATCACTTACTAAATCTGCAAGAGTATTACCTGATGCTGTAATTGTAGTACTGTTAATTAGTAGAGTCTCACCGCCAGTAAATGAACCTACTGGTGCAATACTTGAAACTGTAGGCCATGCTGTTTCCCAATCTGTTGAACCAACCTGAACCCAAGTTCCGCCTGTTTTCTTATACCAAACATTGTTTGAAGTATTAAGTGTAACTACTGCATAATCACCTACTGCACCTACTGCTGCTGATGGTGCTAAAGGATTTGTTCCTGTTGCAGTGTCAGATGCCTCAGTAATTACTAAAGGTGTAACTGAGCTAAAACTCTGGCCGCCTGTAGTATTAACTGCATTGCCATTCCATTCTAGTAAACCAAACACAGTATTTGTTGTATCAAACCAACTTGCACCATCTGTTGGCTTACCTGCTGGAGCTGTTGCACTTGCTTCTAGTTTGCCTAGGTCAAAGTCTGCTCTTGCTACATAAACTTGGTTTGTAATTCCTAGTAATGAGTATGCTGCTTGTAGTCCATATTCGTTTAATTCACCACCGTGAATCATATTTCCGTTTGCGTCTGAGTAGAATGTAGGATCTCCAAATAAATCTCCTAAATCTTTTTGACTTGTTAACAGGTACGGTTTACCTGCATTTGCTTTTGTTGTTCCTGCTGCTACGGCTGTCCCTGCAGAATTTGTTTTATCTTCTGCCGAAGCAACAAATATCATTGGTACGGTACCAGGAGCAGCTGGAGTGTAAAAACTCTCATCAATTACCTGAACCTCAACACCTGGTGATACTAATGCCATCATATTTCTCCTAAAGGTTTAATTACTATAGTATTTATTAGATTTTAGGTTTATATGCTTGTAATACTCGGTGATAAAGGGGCGGTAAAGGTACGATAAATACAATATGAGACCTTTATGCATATGTAAACAACGCCCTGCTGCTATAAATTATAAAAAGAATGGTAAAACATTTTATAGACGCAAATGCGAACAATGTTTAAAACACGGACTCGGACACGGTATTCCAAGATGGCAGATAGCAGGATATGAAAAAAAGAACATATGCGAAAAATGCGGATACAAGAGTGTTTATCAAGAACAGTTTGACGTTTACCATATGGATGGTAATTTGGAAAATTGTCGACCTAGTAATCTAAAAACCGTATGTGCTAATTGTCAACGTATTGTTCAGAAGATAGATGTAAAATGGAAACAAGGTGATTTAAAGCCTGACTTTTAGGTTGACATCGAATAACAAATACGTTATAATTAATATTATTAAAACAAACGGAGCACCCATGGGACTAACAAAAGTAACATCAGATTTGTATTTAAATGATAATGAAAAATCAGCGTCTATTGATTACAAATTTGACGAAAAAAAGTATATTGAAGAGTTTCAAGAATATATCGATAAAACATATAACGGACATTACAGCACAAATAAATTTCAGTCAACTGAAGTAATCATTGACAGAGGAAACGGAACTGGTTTCTGTATGGGTAATGTTGATAAGTATTCAAACCGTTACGGTAAAAAAGGTACAGCATCAGATGCTCGCAAAGATTTAATGAAAATTTTACACTATGCTCTAATTCAATTGTATGTACACGATAACGATCTTTAACCTATTAGGAAACTATAACCTGCGCCGCCTGCTACTTGTTGTATAACTTCCTGTTCTAGCTTATCCATTTCAGTTTGTGCTTCTGCCTTAAGTGTGTCACCATTAAGAGTACTTCCACCTTGAGGCCCAGCAATAGTAGCAAACTTTGAACGTGCTTCGCCTAACATATATTTACAACTAGCAAGTGTATAATCTTTAATCCATTGTTTTGCTAGATAATCGTCAAGTAACTGTTCATCTGGACGATAATTATAGCAATACAACATTAACGTTTCGGTTGATCTAGGACGCTGTAATAGCGTTAATTTTTTAGTCGAAGTATTCCATTTAAACTCAATAAACGAACCAAACATTCTACCTACTAGTTCTTGGTATTGGCTAAACATATCGTATGTTGCTAATCCGCCTAAATTTGAACTAGACATTAGATATGTATTTGTATATGCTAAATTAAACGGTTCGTATATTGATCCACCATCTCCGCCGCCAGTACGTGAACCAATTGATCTACGAAATAACTTACGCACTTCAATTACTTCACTTGGTAGCGTATATTCATTAGTGTCTACAATTGTAGGCATAAACATATAAGATTCTTCAACTGAATTGTCTGAGCGCTGTCTAAAACGTGTTAATGCCTTTGTTAAAGCAGTTTCGTAATGTATTGGGTCAAGTTCAACATCAATCATGCCTCCGCCTAAAAATGCGTTAACATAATCAAATACCTCTTGCTTTTTTGTTTTTAAACTACTCATATGAAATCTCCGTATAGTATTTATCGTAGTTACTATCGTTACGATAAATATGTATATGCCAAAGTTATCTTTATATAGACCCGAACGCGGTAATGATTATGAATTTATTGACAGACAAATTCTAGAAATGTTTACTGTTGGGGGTACCGACATTCATATCCATAAATATCTTGGATCAAACAATTTACCTGAGGGTGAAGCAGATGCAGTACAGCCTCAATACGATGCTGTAAAGGAAACTAACATACAGGATTTGTTATTTCTTGAAAACAGAGATCGTAAATATGATCCAGATGTATACACGCACAGAGCAATTTATAATGTACAAGACATTGATTTTGATTTGAGTCAATTTGGATTGTTCCTGTCAAATGATACATTGTTTATGACCGTGCATATTAGAAGTATTGTAAAAACAATAGGTCGTAAACCGTTAAGTGGTGATGTTATTGAGTTACCACATTTAAAAGACGAGTATGCACTAAACGATTATGATATTGCATTAAAACGGTTTTATGTAATAGAAGATGTAAGTAGAGGTTCAGAAGGATTTAGTCATACATGGTATCCACATTTATATAGATTAAAACTAAAACAAATATACGACGGTCAGGAATACAGTGAGATATTAGATCTACCTGCTAATGAAGAAGAACCAGGTAGCAATACTTTACGTGACTTGCTTTCTACTTACGAAAAAGAAATGCAGATAAACAACGCAGTAATTGCTCAAGCAGAAGTTGAAGCGCCATTAAGTGGATATGAAACTAGTCATTTTTACACAATAGCACGTAATGCTGACGGAACTGCTGACTTACAGCAAATAGAAAATCCTAACGGCGGCGGAAACATTACTACAAGTGGACCTCCAGAAAAAGACGGATACTCTGGTTATCTTGTTGATTATGGTGACGGTGAAACACCTAACGGTAGTGCGTTTGGTAGCGGAATATCATTTCCAGGATCAAACGATTCTGGAGACTATTTTTTAAGAACAGATTATATGCCTAATAGATTATTTAGATTTGACGGAACTAGGTGGATTAAGGTTGAAGATAACTTACGTGAAACACTTACAAATTCAAATACAAGATCTACGCTGAAAGCAGGATTTATTAATAATAGTGCAAATAACACAATAGGTGGCGATACTATACCCGAGCGTCAATCTGTTAGTAAAGCTCTAAAACCAAAGGCAGATAATTAATGCAACATTTTTATGATGGACAAATTAGGCGCTATATTACACAGTTAATGCGTATAATGAGCAACTTTCCGGTCAAGGACGGTAAAGGAAAAATAACAACTGTACCGGTTATGTACGGCGATTTAACTAGACAAGTAGCAAACTTAATTAGAGATAATTCTGAAAATAAATTACCAAGTGTTCCACGAATGAGTGTTTATATAACAGGGTTAGATCAAGATAGAGAAAGAACACAAGATCCATCTTTTGTAAATAAAATTAATATTAAAGAAAGAGAGTTTGATGAAAATACAAACGAATATCTTAATACCCAAGGCAAAAATTATACTGTTGAACGCTTAATGCCGACTCCGTTTACACTTAAAGCAAATGTTGATGTATGGACAAGTAATACAGATCAAAAATTACAAATTATAGAACAAATAGGTGTATGGTTTAATCCTACACTAGAATTACAGACTACGGATAATTTTATTGACTGGACAAGTATTACTACACTAGAATTAGAAAATATTAACTGGAGTAATAGGACTGTACCGGTGGGATTAGAAAGCGAAGTAGATATAGCTACGCTTAGTTTTATTATTCCGATTTATATTTCGCCGCCTGCAAAAGTAAAACGTCTCGGTGTAATACAAAATATTATTACAAGTCTATTTGATGAAACTACTGGTGATATCGAATCTGGAATTACGCAACCTCAAGTAAATGCATACGATGACGGAATTACAGCCGGAGTAACAGAAACAGCAAGTGGCAGAAAAGCAGTTACAGAAATATCAAGTCAAATGGCTAATGTAAATTATTTAAATTATGCAATTTATGTTGAAGGTACTACTGCAAAAATAATACATAAAGGTAGTTTAGGTACGATAAACTGGAATGATGTATTCGAAACTCAACCTGGTAAGTTTACAGCCGACATATCAAGAATATATCTAAACAATAAAGATTCATCTGCAACACCAACAGGCACAATAAGTTTAAACCCATTAAACGAAACAGTTTTAAATATAGCCTGGGATTCAGATAGTTTCCCTCAAGATACTATTATTAGTGGCAGAACAAGTGTAGATTTTATTATTGACCCTAGTACATTTGATCCTACAACAACAAAGGCATCCGGAGTTCGCTTACTATTACTCGGTGACATTGGTAATATCGATGCTGTTGAAGGCGCAGTAGCATGGAAGAATAACGATAATACTAACTTTGTGGCTAGTGCAAACGATATAATAGAATGGGATGGTGCTAAATGGGTTATTGTGTTTGATGCAAGTGAATCAACTACAATTACCTATACAACAAATCTAAATACAAGTATACAGTATCGATATGCAAATGGATCTTGGTTATTAAGCATTGATGGCGAATATCCAGTAGGAACATGGAGAATTGATTTAGAAGTATAACTACTTGTATGACGAGTGATATTACCTGTAGTGGTGCTTTATTTTATACATTAGATACAAATAGATTTTTATTGCTATATAGAAATGGCAGTAAAAGAAATAACCAATGGGGTATCGTCGGTGGAACAAATGAAATCTCAGAAACACCGTGGGAAGGGCTAAAGCGTGAAATAGTAGAAGAAATAGGAAGTTTGCCTACTATTAAAAAAACAATTCCATTAGAAACATTTATTAGTAACGATAAACACTTTCAATTTCATACTTATCTTTGTATAATAGAAGAAGAATTTATTCCTAAATTAAATGGCGAACATACTGGATATGCGTGGGTAACATTTAATAATTGGCCTAAACCATTACATCAAGGATTACGTAATACTCTTAATAGTAAAATTAATAAAGCTAAATTAGAAACAATTTTTAAAATGATTGAACTTTTTTAAACTCTACCTACTACAACTTCAACTATGCCTTTATCACTAGTATCCTTAGTACCAACTGCCTTACCTATTACAGTACCGATACTTGGTCTATTGTCGACCATTGCATATCCTGAAATTGCACTAGTAACTAGCATGTCGCCTTTTTCAACTTTTCCTATAACTTTACATGGTACTCGACCTTGAAGTGCAATCGGCATTACTGTGTCACCTTCTAGTCCACTGTTCATTAAGTAAGCAGCATCAGTTGACACAACTCCGGCAATTCTAAAGTTACCTTTTTGATCTGTTGTAGTAACCTCTTCTGATCCGCCGAACACAACTACTGTACCCGGTTCGTATTTTTTATCACCTATATAATTTTCAGCAAGGTCAGCATAGTATGCCTCAAGTGCTGTACCATTAAACAACGTAGCATAAACTGTATTCCATACTGTTCCAGATGCTCCTAAATTTTTAGTGTTATTTGCAGAAGGCAACACATTAGTATAAAAAGTTGAATTTGTTTCTGCTAAATTAAGAATAGAACTTGTTTGAATAGCACTATTAGCTGAGACGTTTGACTTAACTTCAAAGTTCATACTAGCACCCGAAGTAGAATCAGTATTAACTTCTATTCTAGCAGCATTACCAGCTTGCTCTGGTGTTCCGTTTCTATGATTAAATGTTAAGTTAGCATTACCATAACCGTCGTTGATAGTCATTGCTACGCCGCCGCTGCCTTTACCAGACTGTAAATCGCCTGTTGTAGCATAATCTCCAGTGCCGCTTGTTTTACTTGTAAGGTTATCAAAGGCATGAGTGTGACTATCATTTGCTACAGTAGCGGTAAGTGTAGCATTGCCTAAGTTAGTAAAAGTAGCTGAACCAGATACGTCACCGGTAAGGGTTAGTGTCGGATCACTAGTAGCAGTTGTAGCAACCGATGCTGTCGCATTGCCTAAATTTGTTAATGTAGCAGTTGCAGTGCCTGTTACCGCTCCTGTAAGTGTTACGGTTACCTCAGGATCTGGTACGTTAGTAAAATTATCATGGTCTAAGTAATAAGTACCTTGTTGACCATCTAGTGTATCGGCATCGATACCATTGCCTGCTCCCTCGTCACCTGTTGTAAGTATTCTTCCTGTAGTAGTTCCTGGTCCAGATAATTCCCAATGATCGCTTGATTCGTTCCATTGCAATAGTGCATCTGTTGACGATCCTCTTTCGACTGTTATTCCTGCATTTGCAGTAGGTGCACCTGTGTGATTAGAATTAAGAAGTATATTATTGTCTGCAATATTAACAGTTGTTGAATTAACTTGTGTTGTTGTACCGTTGACTGTTAAGTTACCGGCAATAATAACTGTACCAGTATCATTACCTACTGTTGCCGGGTCTATTGTAAAACTTGTAGGACCTGCAAGATATCCTCCTAGTGTAAGATTACTTGTGATTGAGACACTATCAGGTAATCCAACTGTAGCCGATGATCCCTCGCCTGGTGTATGTGTAACTTCTACTTCATTAGTAGTTCCTGATATACCTGACATGTAGTTACCAGTAGTGTCTGTACCTAGTGCAACACTATTTGCTTGTATAGTAGCAGCAAAACTTACATCTCCTAAATTAGTAACGGTGCCTGATCCTGCTACATCACCAGTTAGTGTTATAGTAAAATCATCTACATTAAAATCAATTGTGTTATCAACATCTAAATAATCTACAGTAATGCCTGCTTGACTGCCGCCAGTAATCATTGCACCTACAGTATCCGATACATATTCTGCTATAGTATCTGACCCTATAGTTAATCCAGTGCTTGCAACTATTGTTCCACTTACTCTAAGATCTCCAGTTACTTCTGCGCTGTATATACCATTATCTGTAATTTCAAAAATATCGCCGCCGGCTCCTGCTAAAATTAGAGTACCATCGTCATCTGGTAAAACAGTTAAAGTAATTTGTTGAGCACCGGTGCTGCCGCTTGCGCCGTCGAATTCTATAACAGGATTTAATGAATTATCACCTGTGCGTGGGCGTATGGTAATGTTTTTATCTGTATTAGCCATTTATTCTGAGTCCTTTTTAAATTCAATCTCAAGTCTGTCTACATCTTTACGTTCACCGTAAACTGTATAGAAACAATCAATTGCATCAATATCTGCCCCTGCAATATTAATATACACTTTGCCATCTTCTATCTTCTCAACATATAATTGCTGGAAGCCGAGGTTTGCTGTTAAGTTAACTGTAATTGACTCTTCATGTACTAGTGCTGTCCAATAGTCAGGTAGTTCAATTACATTTTCACCTTTTAGTTTACCTCTTACATATACACCATTTTCTGGACCCTCGAGTGATGCATATCTTAATTTATGATCTTCCTTAGTTGGGTGATCAATTACGAAGTTTTTAGTTACAGCAGTAAGTGAGTCTGCTACAACATCTCTAGTAAAGTAACCATCTCTCCATCTTAGACCGTTAGTACCTAAGTCTAAAGTACCACCTGTACCAGCTGCTGGCATAACGTTATTAATAATGTTTGATAGTAGATGATTGTTTACTCTTGCAGTTGTGAAGTATAAATTTGTACCTTCACTTAATGCTGTTGTTGAATGATTAGAAATATCATTTACTGTACCAGATACATTACCAGTCAAGTCTCCTGAGAAGCCAGCGTTACCAGTTATAACACCATCTGCTTCAATTGTACCAGTAGCATCAATATTTTGGAAGTTTGATGTACCACTTGCGTGGTTAACTCTACCAGTTAATGTACCTGTAAAGTCGGCTTCAACTGTACCAGCCACAAGCGTTTCACCGCCTAGTGACCATTTATCAGCAGTTTCATCCCAACTAAAGAATTTGTTAGAGTTAGTTCCTCTATCAATTTCAATACCTGCTGTTTCGCCTGCGTGTGGCGTACTTCCTGACGGAACTGCATTAAGTAGTATAAAGTTATCAGAGAACGCTATCTGTTCTGATTCTAGTGAAGTTATATTGCCTGAAACTGTTAAACTATTTGTAATTTCAACAGTACCAAACGACAACGAACCTGCAACAGTTAAGTCACCATCAACATCAACATCGTTAAACGTAACATTATCTGTTGTACCAACTGGTTGTCCTATACTTATTGCACCGCCTGAAAATGTTACACCAGTACTTCCTGTAATATGTGCTCTTACTTCTGATGCACTTGGGCCTGTATAAGTAAACACACCACTTGTACTATTATAAGTAAGACCGCCGTCGCCGCCTGTATCAGTAACACTAACAGATGCTCTTGCTCTTGCATCGGTATAATATAAATTAGAACCTTCTGATAAGTCAGTTGTTGAGTGATTTGTAATGCTACTTACTGTACCAGTAACATCACCTACTATATCACCAGTTACATCACCAGTTAATGGACCATAGAATCTTGTGTCTGCGGTAATTGTTGTACCAGTTATTTCAGCTCTAGATGTACCGCCAATAATTGTTCCGTCAATATTACCACCATTCACATCAATTGTTGTGAACGTTGAAGTGCCAGTTGATGTTATGTTACCTGTAACATTACCAGTTACATCACCAGTTACATCACCAATAAAGTTTGCTGCTGCAAAGTCTTCAGACCCAACACTCCATCTGCCGCCGGATGACGTAGTCCATTCTAATGACTTAGTTGTTCCACCTGATAAATCAACTTCTAAACCAGCATTTTGTGCTGTGCTAGTACCACTGTTTAGTAGAATATAATTGTCAGCAAGTTTAATTTCTTCAGTATTAAGAGATGTAGTAGTGCCGTTTACAGTCATATCTCCTGTTACAGTTAAGTTTTGATTGACTGTCATATTATCAATTGCAAACGTACCGTTAACTGTTAGTGTATCACCGACTGGAATTGTTACATTACCTGTTACATCGCCTGTTACATCGCCTGTGATATTACCATTAAATGTACTTGCATTAATAGTAGTACCACTAATAGTAGTACCTGTAATTAAGTTCGGAGATGCGCCGCCAATAACAACACCGTCAATTGTACCGCCGTTAATGTCTGCACTTGATAGTGTAGCATTAGATGCATCAACTGTACTAAAGTGCGCTGTGCTTCTGTCTGATGCGCCGCCGATCGCGCCGCTCATTGTACCTGTAAATGTACCAGTATGATCGCCATCTGCGTCACCAGTTAAGTCACCTGTGAATAGAGGTGCTGTCATTGATGTAGTTGCAACAACTGTTGCACCATTTATCGATCCTGTTGCTGTGACGTTAGTGTCTGTAGTAATTGCTCCAGTTGCGTCAAGTGTACTAAACTTACCAGTGCCTCTAGATGCGTTACCTATCGAAACTCCATCAATCGAGCCACCGTCTATGTTTACAGTTGATGACGCTAATGTTGTAATAGTAATAGAATCAATAGTACCACCGTTGATTGCATTACCACTGATTTGATCGTTAGCAAAAGTTATTGTACCTGCACTAACATCGATAGTTTCGCCGCCTGCAATTGTTACATCACCGTAGTGATGTCCTGTTACATCACTTTCTACCATACCGGCTACAAGTGTTTCGCTTGCTATAGACCATTTGTCATTTGATTCATCCCAGAAGAACGAAACATCAGTAGCTCCACGCTCAATTGTTATACCTGCATTTTGTACTGTACCTAGTGCATTTAGTTTAATAAAGTCAGTGTTAAAGTTAGCAGTAGACTCAGCAGTAAATGTTCCTGGAACAGTAATATCTGCAAATGTAGTAGTTCCGTTAACGTCTAGGTCTCCGTTGATCGTTGCTGTTTGACCTGATGCAACAGAAAGTCCTGCATTAAATACTGCATTACCACTGAATACTGCTGCACCCAGTGTACTTGTGCCAGTTGCGCTTAGATTACCAGCAAATGTTGGCGCTGTAACGATTCCAGTAGCACTTATAGCTGATGCATAAATATCATTTCTAGTTGCCGGAGCACCTAACTCACCAAGTAATACTGTTGAAGTTAAACTAGTTAGTCCTGTAAATGCTGTTACAGTTGTGCCTAAATCTACTTCAGTTGCGCCTATAATTACTGAATCATTTACAAGTTTATCATTAGTAATAGAACCTGCTAACATTACATTTTCAACTGATCCGTTTTGGATAACTGTTGTAATTGCTGCTGTATCGCCTGCATTTGTAAAGGTTGCAGTACCTGCTACATCTCCTGCTAATGTAACAGTTACAGCACTTGACAATGCATCTGCATCATCTGCTGTACCTGTAAGATCACCAACTAGGTTAAATGCTGCGTTGTTTACTGTAGCACCATTAAGATCAACTGTACCACTAAATGTACTTGTACCTGACGATGTAATGTTACCTGTTACATCGCCTGTTATATCACCTATAAATTGACTGCCGGCAGTTGCAACAAAGTCTCTGTTAAATTCCCATTTGCTGTTTGATCCAACTATAATATGTGGTCTACCTGAAAGACTGTCTGCTCCTACATAAATACCCGAACCAAGCAAATTGCTCATTGAAGACTCAGCATTATCAATTTTAATTGCTGCACTTGTAGTTGCAAAGTCGCCTGTATGGTCAATATCGCCTGTAATAGTTACATTGCCTGTTGTTTCAAGAGTTGTAAATTTACCTGTATTAGGAGTTACATTACCAATTGGTGTGCTTTGAATTCCGCCGGTTGATATAATTGTTCCATTAACAGATAGATCCTCACCTACACGTAAATCAGTATTTTGTGTTTCCCATCTATCTTGACTTTCTACCCATACAAATCTTACAGTATTTTCATCACCTCTAAGAACTTGTATACCTTGCTGTCCGCTTGTTAACGGAGCACCAGATGTATAATCTGAATTAAGTGTAATAACATCATCTTCAACATTAACTTGACTTACAAATGTTGCTGCACCGGTAACATCCAATGTTCCTAATAAACTTGTACCTGCTTGTACATCAAGTGTTTGAATATCAGCACTAGTATCTATTTCAACAATTTCAAATGTGCTTGTACCTGAACTTGTTACATCACCTGTTAATGCACCTGCAAAGTTTGTTGCTGCTGTAATAACACCACCAGTAATTGGTCCTGTTCCTGTAGTTCCGCTAGTTATACTTGTGTTACCAGTTATAGTTGTAAATGTACCAGATACTGGTGTTGTTGCACCTATAACTACATTGTCCATATTACCTGAACTTGCATCAATGTCTACAATACCGTCTACGTTTAGTGTATCGCCTGCTTCTACTGTTACGTCACCTGTTACATGTCCATCAACTGGACCTACAAATTGGCTGGCTGTAATTGTTGTACCAGTAACTGTTGACGGAACATTATTGCCTATCACAGTACCGTCTATATTACCACCATTTATGTCAACATTGCCAAGTGTTGCAACGCCTCCATTAACAGTTAAACTTGTACCAACTGTAACAGTTCCGGTTGTATCTAATGTTGTAAACTTACCTGTGTCTCTTGAAGTTTCACCAATTTTACCAGTAACGTTACCAACTAATGCACCTTGGAAATCTGTTGTTGCAATAAAGCTAGTTGCTGTAAAGTTTTTATTACCAACTGTCCAAGTATTTGTGCCGTTGTTCCATAGTAGGCTTGTTGATGTACCGTTTTGGTCAATTTCAATACCTGATGTAAATGCGCCACTTGACAGTCCTGAATATCCTGTATTCAGTACAATTGTGTTATCTGCCAGTGTAATATTATCAGTATCAAGTGTTGTAGTTGTGCCATTAACTGTAAGGTCGCCATTAACTGTTAAGTCTGTTCCTATTACGGCTGTTGATGTAACATTCAATGTGTTTGGTAAGAATGTACCTTGTACAGTTAAGTCATTAAACGTAGCATTTCTACTATTGTCAATTACAGTGTTGGCACCAAATATAATACTTCCGCTTGCTACAGTTAAGTCACCTTGTAGATCTAAATCATGTAGTGTAGATGTTCCTACTGTACCACCTGACGGTGCAGTAATGTTACCTACAAACCCTGTAGATGCTGTAATTGTTGTACCTTCTACATCTAAGAAGTCTGCGTTATCAGGTGTAGCACCACCTATACGTGTTCCGTCTATTGCGCCGCCGTTAATATCAACAGTACTAAATGTTGATGTTGCAGAGTTAACAGTAAGTGAGCCGCCAACTACAACATTACTATCAGTATTTACAGTTGTAAATTCACCTGAGTTTCTATTTGCAATTCCGCCTGCGCCAACTGTGCCAACTAAAGCACCTTGTACCGGACCAACAAATTGTCCTGCACTTACTGTGCCACTTACGCCTGCACCGCCTGTTATAACAAGTGTACCTGTTGTAGTTGAGTTAGATGCTGTGCCTGCTGTAAGAGTTACTGCACCACTTGCTGCTAGTGTTGTTACTGTTGCAGCCGCTGCTGTATTAGCACCTAATATACCATCTAAGTTTGTTGCATTAACTGATTTTGCTGTATGATTAAGTATTACACTTGCATCACTTGCGAGCACATCACCTGTTAAATCTCCAGTAAATCCTGTTGTTGCTTCGATAGTCGTACCTTCTAATGCAAGAAATGTACCTGCTGCTGGTGTTGCACCACCGATTACAGTACCGTCTATATTACCACCATTAATGTCAATTGTATCAAATGTACCATCTTCGGATGTAATATCTTTAATATTGTCTAATGTTCTGTCTGCTGCATTTACAAGTGTAACACCTGCTGCAAATGCACCGTCAGCAGTAGATTGTACATTACCCCTTGTAATGCCGTCTAATCTAGTGTTAGCAGTAATAAGCGAACCTGTTATGTCGCCTGCACTAAATGCACCAAATGTATCTCTAAATACTATTGTACTTGCTGTGTTAGTTGAAACTGCATTTGATATTACTTGATAAGCTATATCGTGTCCCTGTGTTCCAGTAATCGACAAACCATTGCCACTTACAGTTACAGTTCTTGCATAATCGCCTGTTGTATCTGCAACAATATCTACACTGTTAGGTTGTATTGTTGTATTAATAGTTACATTTGAAGTACCATCGAATCCGATACTACCAGCAACATCGCCAGCTAACGCAATTGTTCGTGTTGTTTCTAATTTATCTGCTCTATCTGCTAGACCAGTTAAGTCACCAGTAATATCACCTACAAAACCAGTTGTTGCTGTGATTGTAGTACCACGTACAGTTGCGGCTGTTGTTGCACCTACTGTAGTACCATCAATGGCACCACCGTTAATGTCAACAGTTGTAAATGTTGAAGTACCAGTTGAAGTTACATTGCCTGTTACGTTACCTGTTAAGTTACCACTAAAGCCTGAGTTAGAAGTAATAGTTGTACCAGTTATAGCAGCAGGTGAGTTAGAACCTATAACAGTGCCGTCAATAGTACCACCGTTAATATCAACTGTAGTAAACGATGATGATCCAGATGATGTTATGTTACCAGTTACATTACCAGTTACATCAGCAGTTACAGTTGGGGCAGTAATTGTACTAGTAGCTTCAAATGTACCTGCTGTAAATTTCTCAGTACTTACTGTCCAGGTTGATCCGCCTTCGTCCCAGTTAAGTCTTTTAGATGGAGAACTACCTCTGCTTACTTCAATACCTGCTGTTAGTGAATTGGCCGGTACACCTGTTGCAGCTTGATTAACTTGTAATAGAGTTGTGTCAAATTGTGCAGTGCCGCCAACAGTTAAGTTGCCGCCTATGTCTGCATCAGTAGTAACATTAAGAGCGTTAGGAACAAAGTTACCAACTACACTTAAATCTCTAAACGTTGCAGTACTTGTTGAACCTGTGTTAGTAATATTTCCGTTTACAGTTAAATTTGTAAATGAACTTGTTCCTGATGCAGCAACAATGTTTCCTCTAAATTCTGTGTCTGCTTCAATAACTAAACCAGTTATGTTTGCAGGATCGTTACCACCTATTACTGTACCGTCTATCTCGCCGCCGCTTACATCTATACCGTCAAATGTAGATGTACCAGTTGATGTAACGTTACCAGTAATATTTCCGACAAAGTTAGTTTCTGCTGTGATTACTGTACCTCTAATAACATCTGCTGTAGCAGCACTTGCGCCGCCTATTGGAGTAGTATTAATTGTACCGCCAGTAATTGCAACGTTACCACTTGTTACAGAACCACTAATGTCACCTGTAATTAGACCACTAACACCGATATTATCAGCTTCTATTGTAACTCTGCTTGATGTAGTGCCTAAAGTAGTTCCAGTAATAGTACCGCTTGTTGCGTTAATTGTACCACCAACATGTAAATTGCCGCCCATATGTATATTACCAGATAGACCAATCCCACCTAGTATCTTAATAGCGCCGTTAGTTGTTCCAGTCGAGTCTATTGAACTTGTAACATTCATTACACCGGTAATAGTTGATGTATCTATAGTTGTTAGACCTGTTATACCTAATGTACCAGCAACTAATGTGTTACCTGATCCTGGTTGTACAGTAAAGTTACTACTACCTACATTAAGTATACCTGCAATATCAGTGTTACCATTTGCACCTGTTACAACAAAGTTTCCTGAACCAACATTTAAGTTTGTACCATTTACAGCAAGTATTCCGCCTACTGTTGTGTTTCCGCTTGTAGTTACACTTGCAACATCTACTGCTTTAGTTGTCTGGTTAATTAATACAGCACTATCACTTGCATGTAAGTCACCTCTAAACGCTCCTGCAACAAATGTTTCCGAGCCAACTGTCCATTCACCGGCAGTATTAGCCCATTTTAGTTCTTTTGTAGTACCAGATAAATCTATTTCAATTCCTGCATCCGCTGCTGCTTGTCCCGAGTTCAATGTAATGATATTATCTGCTATAGCAACAGTTTGTGCATTTACAGTTGTAAACTCTCCTTCTACAGTTAAATCACCTGCAATAGTAACATTCTCTGATACATTTAAATTTTCTAAAAACGCATCAGCAAATCTTGTAGTTGTACTACCTATATCTGCATTTAATGTACCTGCTTTTAAGTAAAAGCCTTTTGTTAGTACAGAGTTAATTTCTAATTCATCAGATACAGCATTACCTATTCTTGTAATACTACCGTAAAGATTAGCATCACCTGCAATGTCTAAATTACCATCTGCACTAATTCCGCCTGTTGCGCCATCTAGTGTGATTACAGTAGACACACCGTCACTTAGTGTAATATCTCCAGAGCTTGTAATTAATAGATTATTATCAATATTTGTTTGACCGTCTATAAAGACACTACCAAAACCATCTCCTGATACAGTAAATGCACCACTATCAACATTAATGCCACCATTTAGACTTGCTAAGCCACCTGCTGTTATTGTTGAATTTGTTGCAATAGCACCACTGGTTGCGTTAATACTACCTACACTTGCACCTATTGTTAAATTATTAGATAAAGTAACCGGACCATTTAAGTTAGTTTGTCCTGAGAAAGTACTTGTTCCTGGAGCAGTAATGTTTCCTAAGAAAGTTGATCCAGTTACAGTGCCGTTTGTAGTTATACTACCAGTTACGCTTAATATACCACCTGTTGGGTTAAATGTAAATGCACTCGAACCTGTAATTAACCCAGCACTTCCTGTAACTGGTATTTCGTTAACATTTAAAGTTTCTATATAAGCATTATCAGCAAATACATTTCCTGCAATATCTACATTGCCCGATACATCAATGCTGCCTGTTACATCGAGTAAACTACCGCTAAATGTTAGGTTTGAACTATCAGCAACTTCACCTGATGATTGGCCGAGCAATACAGCATTAACTGTAGTTAAGTCTGACACACGTAACGATGCTACTGTTGCACTTGTATTTACATTTAATGTACCGGCAATAATTGTATTTCCGTTTCCAGCGTCTATAGTAACTACGTTAGTTCCTATAGTAACATCACCACCTACATCAAGTGTACCTTCGGTATCTATATTACCAGTACCTGCTTGTACACTAAATGCTTCTGCTGTATTACCTGTATTTCTTACTTCAATGCCGCCGTCTGCACTTAATGTACTACTTAAAGTTGTAGCACCTGTTACAGATAAAGTGCCACTTGTAGCAATACTACCAGTACCATCTGCTACAGTAAACACGCCGCCGTCTGCTGTAATACCACCATTAAGTGTAGTTAACCCGCCAACTGTTAACGGACCGCTTGCAATATTTGTTGCACCTGTAGATGCTGTTACAGTAAACTGGTTGTTAATGTTAAAGTTGCCGTCTGCTGTAAGAGTTCCATCAATTTGTGTATTACCTGTTGCGGCAGTTACTACAAAATTTCCGTTAACACTAAAGTCGTCTGTTACTGTTAGTCCTTCTGTTACACCTAATGCGCCGGTGATATTTAAGTCATGTACAGTGGTTGTACCAGTTACATCTAATGTACCTACTATATTAGTATTACCTGTACCAAGTGCAACACTAAATGCTTCAGCAGTATTAGCAGTATTTCTTACCTGGATGCCTCCGTCTGCGCTTAACATGCCGCCTATTTCAGTTACACCACTTGCTCCTGTTACGGTAAAATCAGAACCTACTGATAAAGTTGTGCCAGTAATAGAAGTTGTACCTAATGTGCTTGTACCTGCACTAAACACATCTACTGTAGTATCACCAGTTACATCTAATGTACCTGTTATGTCTGTATTACCTGTTGCGGCAGTTACTACAAAGTTCCCGTTAACACTAAAGTCGTCTGTTACAGTTAGTCCTTCTGTTACACCTAGTGTACCAGTAATACTTAAATCATGTACAGTAGTTGTACCAGTTACATCAAGTGTACCTACTATATTAGTATTACCTGTGCCAAGTGCAACACTAAATGCTTCAGCAGTGTTAGCAGTATTTCTTACTTCGATACCGCCATCTGCACTTAACATACCACCTATTTCAGTTACACCATTTGTTCCTGTTACAGTAAAGTCAGAACCTACTGTTAGAGATGTACCAGTAATAGAAGTTGTACCTAATGTGCTTGTACCTGCACTAAACACATCTACTGTAGTATCACCAGTTACATCTAATGTACCTGTTATGTCTGTATTACCTGTTGCATTTGCTACTGTAAAGTTGCCACCTATGTCAAGATTACCTGCGCCTACAGATCCGTCCATTGTAAGGTTACCTGTAATCAGTGTTGCGCCTGTTGTTCCGTTTACTTCAAATACATTTGCAGTAAGAGCGTCAATTATTCTTATATCATTACTTCCTGTTACAGATAGATCTGAATTAAGCGTAGTGATGCCGTCAACTGTTAAAGTACTTTGTGTAACAACAGCACCTGTGCCGCCGTCTACAGTAAACTTCGTTGTGTCTACTTCAATGCCTGCATTTAATGAAGCCATTCCTGATGTAGTAACAGATGTTAGTGTAGTATTCCCACTTACATCAAGTGTGCCAGCCGTTGCGACATTACCGGAACCGTTTGCTACAGTAAACCTGTCAGTGTCCATTACAAGACCGCCATTAAAGTTTACTTCACCGTCAACTGTTAGTGTTGCACCACTTGACAAGTCAGTATTGCCGTCTGCATCTACTACAAAATCATTATTAACATTTATGCCAGTTGCTAGTGATGCAAGTCCAGTTAACGTCAAAGTGCCTCCTGCATGTATATTTTCAGATATACCAATACCACCTTGAACTACTACTGCACCTGTTGTTGTACTACTTGCACCTAGATTATTGCCTTTTATTGTAGTTTGCTTATCTACAAAAAGTGTACCTTGTATATCAGTGTTTCCTGATGCAACTGCTACTTTAAATGTTTCTGAACCAGCAGCACCTATATCAAAATCAACACCGTCAAATCTAAAGTTTGCATTTGTGTTAAGTCTACCGTCAAGTCCTGCTAATGGAATATGATCTTGTGCTAAGTCTTGTACTTTTGCTTGTGCAAGTGTAGATAGTCCGCTAACTGCTAATGTTGTACCTATCGTTGCACCTAGATTTACTGTTAACGTATCTGTATCAACACCAACCATATCAATTGTTTTTGATGAAATATCTACTATAGTTGTTCCGTCAGTGGCTTCAATGTCAGCTCTAACTTCATCAACAGTTAATTTACTTGTTGCACCTGTAAGTGTCCAGGAACTTAAACCTTCATCATACAAGAACGATGCATTACTTCCGGTGCCTCTACTAATCTCTATACCAGCAGTACTTGCTGAAATTACATTTGATGATTCTTGTCCATTAAGAACAATTATGTTATCTGCAATGTTGATTTGGTCAACGTTAGTCTGGGTAACTGATCCTGTAACTGTTAAATTTCCACCTATAGCAACATCATCTGTAAATGTTGCATTATCAGCATATACATGTCCCCAACGTGTTGAAACTGTACCAATATCATAAGCGCCATCAGTTTTAGTTAATATGTCGCTATCGATTACAGCATTTATAATAAGTTCGTCTGTTGCATCGCTGCCTATTGTTACATTAGCATTTGCATTAATGTCACCATCAAATGTTGCAGTTCCAGACGTTGTAAATGCACCATTATGTGTCATTGCACCTGTAGCAGCATTGACATCTAATTTTTTAGGTGTTCCACTACCTACAGTAAAGTTACCAGCAACATCAAGTGTAGCACCGATATCTAAATCGTTAACATTAAAGATACCAGAAACATCTAGGTTAACAGCTTTAATATATGTATCTGTACCCATTGTAAGATGACCTAGTACACTTACTCTGTCAAATTGCGATAGATTCATATTTAAGTTTTCTGTCAATGAAGGCGGATTTAAAGGAACTTCACCGATTGTATTTCTATCATCAATACTACCTGTTACATCTCCAGTAATATTGCCAGTTATACCCAGTGTACTAATAATTGTAGTAGCTTCTAAAGCATTAAAGTAACCTACTGCTCTACCACTTATACCGGCTACATCGACACCAATCGGTGTATTTCTAATATGTGTACCAGCGTCAATAGTTGTACCTGTAGTAAATCTTCCTTCGCCGTCAATTGTTCCACCAGTTACATCAACGCCTGCTCGTGCAGTAATAAGTCCAGTTGCATCCAGTGTGATAGTATCAATATTTCCATTAACACCATTAGTAGTGTCTAAGTCTCCTTGGAATTCAACATGTGCTTTAATTGTTGTACCGTCGATGCTTGCTTGAGTTCCATTACCTATTACAGTATTGTCTATATTGCCGCCAGCGATAGTAACGCTGTTTCCTAAGTTAGCAGAGTTATTTACAGTAATATTATTAAATGTAGAGGTACCTAAGGCTGCGGTAATGTTTCCAGAAAATAAAGGTGCTTCAAATTCTGATGCTACAACTTTAAATTGACTAAATTCATATTCAGGATTGCCGCCGCTTTCGCTGAATATAAGACTTGCATCTTGTATGCCAACACCGTTACCACGTTCAAATATTATACCTGCGTTACCAGCGCCACTAATACCCGCATTACCTGTTTCGTTTTTGTTAATTGTAATAAAGTTTTGTTCAGTCTCTAAATCGCCTTTTATTAGCACATCTTCGTTTACTGTTAAATCACCAGTAATCAAAACATTACTAAATTCTTGGTCACTGTTAATTATAATAGTATCAGTTTCAAAGTTCTTAACTCGTAGATCAGTAAAATAACCTTGTGTAAAGTCAGCCGATGAATCATCTTGGTTAACAGTATTAGGATTATTCATATCTCCTATAAACTGTGTTCCTGCTGTAATAGCGCCTGTTGCTTCTATCAAACTAAAGTATCCTGGGAAACTACCTGTACCAGTTGCACCACCGATAGTAGTGTTTGTGATATTACCACCAGTAATTGTTGCAGCGTTAGTTGCAAACGTACCTACAGTTAAGTTTGATATTTGGGAAGTTTCTGCTGGACCACCTTGTACGTTTATTCTATTAAAGGTACTAACCGTGCCTGTGCCGCCGCCGGTAACATCACCAGATAATGGGCCAATAAATGCTGAAGAATTAATTTGTGTAGAACTTGCAATTTGTATATTACTAAATGTACCACTTGTAATAGTTGCGCCGCCAGTAAATGACCCTGTAAGCGCACCGCTTAAATTACCAAATGTTGCATTTCCTGTAAATGTACTTGTACCTGCAACAGTAATTATATCGAAGTTTGATGTACCACCGCCACCGCCAGTAGAATTAATTTGTCCTACAAATCCGGTAGTAGACTCGATTGTAGCACCCTTGATGTTCTGTGCAGAACCTGATTGTCCAATTGAAGTGTTAATAATGGTGCCGCCGTCGATGTCAAAACTTGTTGCATCAACACCTTGGAGTGTCCCGCCAGTAATAGTTATATTAGGCGAAGTAAGATTACTTATAGTAATGTTACCTATTGTGCCGCCTTCAATTGCATCACCTGAAATTTGATCATTAGCAAGTGTTAGTGTACCACCTGACAAGTCTGCTGTTTGACCTGTTTCAAGTGTAAACGCACCTGTTATATCTGAACCTGCTAATCCGTCTATTATACCAGTAATCGAATGTGTTGCTGCAAGTGTAATGTCGCCATCTATATCAACATCGCCTAATATGTCTACATTGGTGAAGAATGCATTGTTTCTATCTGCAAGTGTTGATGTACCAATTTGTCCTATTACATCACCGGTTAAATCACCTTGGAAACCGTTTGTTGTTTGGGTAGCTGTGATGGTTGTTGCTTCCACAGTTTCCGAAGTAAAATCGACAATATTAGAAATATTTCTAGTACTTGAATCTATTAATAATGTACCTGCAGGTAATCCAACACCACCCGATGTTGATTGTATATCGCCTTGTAGTACACCTTCAAATCTTGTAGACGCTGTAATTGTAGTTCCTGTTATTGTTGATGCAATACTATCACCGATCGGTGTTGAGTTTATACTACCTACTACTGAACCTACTGTAATACTAGTGTTTGCATCTAAAGTAGTAAAGTTACCTGGTCTACGCTGTGTATCACCAATTGTAACACCGTCTATAGTATTTGCAGTGCTGCTGTTAACTCTAATTGTATTACTTACAAGATTACTTACTGTAGCGTTTTGCGGTGTTCCTGTTTGTCCAATCGGTGTGTCTACTAGTGTACCTGCTGTAAATGTAACTCCGTCGATTGTACCACCATCTATATCAACAGTTGCTAAATTAGATTGTGTTGCATCTAATGTACTAAAATGACCAGTATTTCTGTTTGCTGAATCACCTACAATACCAGTAACATTACCAGTATACATTGCAGTGCCTAATGTAGTACCTGCTTGTAGAATTTTTATTGGTGTGCCTCCTGAATTGTTAGAATATAAATCTCCAACAAATCCACTTGCAGCACTTGCTACTGAGAATACTTTACCGTTTACAGTTAAATCATCATTTACTAAAACGTTGTCAAAACTTGATGTACCTGTTGCAGTAGCATCAATTTGCCCTACAAAGCCGCCAACTGGTGATCTTATCTCACCTGCTGTAGTTGTAATATTACCCTGTGTAACAACTATGTTACCACTGTTTAGTGTTACATTACCTGTTGTAGTAGTCAAGGACGTACCCGTTAACGCAGCGCCTGTGATATTTGCAGCAGGTGTTACACCGTCGCCACCAATTGTAACACCATCCATTGCGCCGCCTGCAATATCAACTGAGCTTAATGTTGTTACACCACTGTTAACTGTCAAGTTACCTGATAGCGTAGTATCACCTAACACAGCTAATTCATCACCAACCGTAAAGTCATCAATTGTTAGAGTATCAACTGTAAATGATCCTGTAACAACAATGTTTTGGAATGTCGCTGTAGATAAATTTGGATCGCCTTGCGCATCAACGCCTCCTGGTCCAGTAATTGTTAAATTATTTGAAATAGTTACAGCATCGTCAAAGTTAGAAGTACCTGTTACTGTAAGATTGCCTCCTACATCTGTATTACCACTTGATGTTATAGTTGTATTAGAATAAAGTGTTGAAACAAACGCATCATTCATGTCTGATGCTGTACTTGCATCAGTACCTATTTGTCCTATAACCTTAGTGTTAGCGGTAATAATTTGTCCATTAATATCACCGGTTGTAGTAGTAATATCGCCACTACTTGTTGAAATATTTCCTGTGCCTGTAGTAAAGTCTCCGCTTGTACTCGTAAAGTCGCCTGTTGTAGTTGTGATGTTACCTGTGCTTACTGCTACGCCTGTTGACTCAAATAAGTTAACACCAGTACCACCGTCGACAGTTGTTAAATCGCCTCTAAATTCTGTTCCTGCAACAAATATATCACCAGATATAGTTCCTGAAGTTGCACTAATATTACCTGTTGTTGCAACAAAGTCACCAGCAGTAATTGTAACATCTCCACTTGTAAGCGTAACATCGTATCCTGAGTCTACATTAATGTTTCTTGTGGTTAACGTATGTACACTTGCATCTGCTCTAGTAACTCCACCAATTACTACATTATCTAAATTACCAGAACTTGCATTAACATTAAATGCTCCGTCTACGTCAAGAGTTTTGCCAACACCTATAGTTGCACTTCCTGTTACATCGCCTGTTAAATTACCAATAAATGTTGGGGCTTGTATATCAACATTACTGTCTAAACTATCGTCTGTAGCATTGTATGTAAATGTAACATTTGTTTCGCCTGCATTACCGCCATTTGCTACATCACCAACATTAGTACTACCAATTATTAAGCCTGCATTATTTGCTCCAAGTAGTGTATCTACATTACTTGCAACACGTATATCTTTATCTTCAACATCTAGTGTTGCTGCGTTAATCGTTGTGCTTGCGCCGTTGACTGTTAGGTTTCCTGTTATTACAGTATTTCCAGTAACATTTAGATCTGTATCAATTTGTACTGAGCCAGTTACATCTAAATCAGTGCCAACAAATAGTTTCTTAGCAATACCAACGCCACCGTCTACGAACAACGCACCGTCAGATGCTGAAGTTGCATCTACTGTTTGAGAAATATGTGTTACACCACCGACATTTAAAGCGCCTGCTATACCAACGCCGCCTGCGGTAACAATTGATCCTGTTACTGTATCTGTACTTGCTGTTGCTGTCGTTGTCTTTAACACACCACCAAAATTAATATTTTCTGCAACACCTAGACCGCCATCAATTACTACTGCACCATTAGTACTTAATGTGCTTCCTGTAGTACTGTTAAAGTTTGTATCACCTGCTACATCAAGTGTTCCACCTACTGTAGTATTACCTGTTGCTGCTGCTACTGTAAGAGCCGTTGTGTTAACTGCTAAATCGCCAAGTATATCAGTGTTACCTGTTGCTGCTGCAACAGTAAATGCAGTAGTGTTTACATCAAAGTTACCAGTTATAGTTCCAGTTCCGGTTGCAGTTACGTCTGCTACAGTGGTATTACCTGCTTGAAGTGTTCCTGAAATTACTGTATTTCCTGTTGCATCGGCGACTGTAAATACGTCTGCTCCTGCGTTTTGTACAGCAAATGTTCCGTCTAGCGTTGTTGCACCAGTTACATTGAGTGTATTGTTAACTACTGCTGTATCAGTTGTTGTAAGTCCAGTAACAGTCAAACTTGCATTTAACGATGCTAGACCGTCTACACCTAATGTACCTGCTATTTGTGTGTTACCGTCTGCACCATTAACAGCGAATGTAGAATTACTACCGACACCTGCATCAAAGATTTCAAAGTTTGCAGATTGTAATAATGTAACATCTCCACTTACATCTAATGTACTTGCTTGTGTTACTGCGCCTGCTGCTGATACTGTATAGTTAGATCCGTTAACATCGATTCCGCCATCTAATGACGACAAACCTGTTACATCTAATGTACCTGTTGTTACTACATTACCTGTAGTAACTGCAACTGTAAATGCATCGCCTGCTGCGCCATCTGATACTGCAATGCCGCCGTCTAAACTTGCCAGTGAATCTACAGTTAATGTGTTATTAATATTTGTTACGCCGTCAACATCTAAAGTGCCGCTAAGTTGTGCATTTGCTGCAACATCCAAATCACCACCTACAAATGCATTTTCACTTATACCTACTCCGCCAGTAACAGTAAGTGAACCAGTAGATGTGCTTGTACTTCCTGTTCCTGTTGTTATAGATACTGGACCAACAACATCTAAGGTATTTGCAATAGTAGTTGCACCTGTTGAACCAACAATGTCAAATACCTTAACAGGTGTTCCTGCTGCATTCCAAATTTCAAAATTAGCTGCTGCATTAAGGCGTGTGTTACCGTCTACATCTACAACAAAGTCGTCATTAACATTAAAACCGCCGTCTAATTCTACAAGTGCAGATGCTGCTAATGTTGCAACACTTGTTGATCCATTTACAGTTAATGTTCTACCGGCACCTACTGTAATATCATATCCGTCAAGTGTTTTACCTGCGCCGCCAGTTATATTTGCAGCATCAATAGTACCGCCAGATACTTTATCACCTGATATCGAATCGTTGTCATAAGTTACAGTTGCTCCAGTTAAGTCAAGTGCTCCTGTTACTGTAATATCGTATCCACTAATTGTGTTACTTGTTCCATTACCTAACAGATCAGCATTGCCTATAACGCCGCCGTCTATTTTGTCACCGCTTAGTTGATTATCAGCAAGTACAACAGTTGCACCTGATAAACTTACTGTGCCGGTAAATGTGCTTGTTCCTGCACTTGTAATATTACCTTCTAATGGTCCAGTAAACTTATGAGCAGAATCGCCAGTGTTAGTAATAGTAAAGTTATCAGCCCTTACTGTAACACTAGTTACATCATCTATAACCGCAGTGTCTATGTCTGCTGCTATAACCGGTGATGCACTTGTACCTAGAGTAGACAAGCCAACTATATCACCTGCACTAACATCAATTGTAGTAATTACTGAACTTGCTACTGGTGATGCACTTGTACCTAGTGTAGCAAGTCCTACAATGTTACCGCCAGCAGTAACTTCTAAGTTTTGGAATGTACCTGTACCAGTAAGTACGTCTAAATCTCCACTTAGTGCTAAGTTTGTTAGAACAAGAGTAGAAGCATTAAGTGTAGTAATTGTTGCAGTATCTATAGCAGCATTTGTGCCTGGACCCATAACTAAATCATCAATGAACGTTGTACCGCCTAGACCTCTTGCGTCTAAGTCTCCAGTGATGTTACCTGTAATGTTACCAACAAATCCTGTGTTTGCAGTTACGGTTGTACCTGTGATTGCTGCTGGAGTCGCTGCGCCAATAACTGTTCCGTCTATTGTTCCGCCATCTATATTTACAGAATTAATATTAACAGCTGAAGTAAGAGCATTAACAACGCCAGTAAATGTTGCTACGCTGTCTACGGTTAAATCATTTACAAATGCATTAGCCGTATTACCTACTGCGCCTAGTACACCGGTAAATATACCCGTTGCGTCAACATTGTTAAAATTAGATGTTGTGTTAATTGCATTTGACGCATCAACTCTACCAGTAAAGATAGCAGCATCTGTTGCTGTGCCTCCTGTTTCTAATATTTTTTGGGTGCCGTTATTGTTGTAAATATCGCCACGAACATCGCCTGATAGATAAGATGATGCAGTAATTGTACTTGTTTGTACATCAGTAACGCTAAGTGTTCTAGCACCAGCATCAAGCATCATTACACTATCTTCGCCTAGTACACTACCCGAAATGTCACCGTCTAAGAATGCATTAATAACGTTAGCATACATATTGTTAAAATAAGATATGCCGCTACTATCTACATCACCTACTAATTTACCAGTAAATGTTGCTGCAACTCCTGTCGAACCATTTTGAATAATTACTGTTCCGTTGTCATTTTTAATATTACCCTGGAATGATGCGTCTGTTCCATTAGTACCATTGTCTAATATTAAACTTGTTCCGTTAGATGCATATATATCTCCAACTAAGTTACCAGACAGTGTGCCTATTGAAGCATTTGCCATCGATAGTGTACCGGCAACATCTAAATTGTTAAAGTATGAAGTAGTACCTGTGCTTGGAGTATTTCCGTAATTTGTTTCTGTTCTAAGATCTATATTTCCATAGAATGTTGCATCGTCTATACTTGCACCACTGTCTATAATTAATGTATCAGTTGTACTATAAACGTCACCTTTGAATATTGCATCGTTGCCATTAGTACCTGCATTTAAAATAATACTTGTATCATCTGATGCATAAACATTACCTTTTATATCACCGTGTACCTTATCAACGATTAATTCTCTATTTAAATTAAATCTTTCTACCTGATTTGGAGAAACACCAGTGTATGTATAAGTTAGTGCAGGATTTGATCCTGCTCCTAATGTTCCACCTATAGTAATTCCACTATTGTTTAGCGCACTCAATGTTGTAGTTGTGCCGCCTAGTGTAATATTCTTATCAGATACATTTATTTCTGTAGCATTAACAGTAGTTAAGTTACCTTCAACTGTTAAATCACCTTGAACTGTTACATCACTTGTTGCAGTTAGTGTACTTAAAGTTGTGTCGCCTGTTACATTTAACGTGCCACTTGTAGCAATATTACCAGTACCATCTGCTACGGTAAACACACCACCGTCTGCTGTAATACCACCATTAAGTGTAGTTAATCCGTCTGCTGTAAGAGTTCCATCAATTTGTGTGTTACCGGTAGTTGCTTCTACATTAAATCTGCTTGTGCCAACTTGAAAGTTGCCGTCAACATCTAAAGTGCCAGAGATGTCAACATCACCTGTTATATCTGCGCCAGAGACAGTTGTTTGAAATCTTTGAACATCATTATGGTATAATATCTGGCTACCGTTAGCAGTTAATGACATGGCTGTTTTTGTACTAGTAGCGTCTTGGAAAAGAATTGAGTTGGCAGATCTTAGGATCAAACCTCCTGTACCAGATTCATGTATATAACTATTAGATCCGTCGTGATAAATTTCTAAATCTTGTGCATTACCAAATTGTATCTTTTCGCCATCGCCTAACTTTATATCGTCAGCAACTAAGTTACCTACTGTTGTTTCGCCAGTTACGTCTAAAGTACCAACTATAGCAGTGTTACCTGTTGCTGCTGTAACAACAAAATTATTTGAGCCTACATTTAATGATGTGCCGTCTATTACAAAATCTGCTGTGCTAATTAGTCTACCATTTGCACCACTTGTATATACAATTCTGTTAGCAGGTAAATCTGATATTACAGCCGAATCTAAAGTTGCAAGTCCTGAAGTGTTGAATGTTCCGGTAACATCTGCTCCTACAAGTGTAGTTTCAAATCTTTTTGTATTATTGTAATAAAGTTCAGTTGCACCATCTGCATCTAATACTGCTGTTGTTTTAGTACCGTCACCCTTTGTAAGTGTTAGTACATCTGTTGCTATTGTTAAATTACCTGCACCAACATCTTTAATAAAAGAATTAGAACCATCATGGAAGATTTCTAAATCGTTTCCTGTACCAATTAGTAACTTCTTACTATCTGCTATACTAATATCACCGAGGGTTGTAATATCACCTGTTGTATTTGCCACAATAAATGCACCACTATCAACATTAATGCCACCGTCTAAGAATGCTGTTCCGCTAGTAACAGTAAAGTCACCTGCTACAGTTGTATCACCTGTAGTTGCTGCTACATTAAATCTATTTGTGCCGACTTCAAAGTCGCCGGCAACAAATAATTTTTTAGCAATTCCTGCGCCGCCTGAAACTATTAATGCTCCTGAAGTTGCATTAGACGCATCATTAGCGTTACTTATAGTTGTAATACCTTGTATGCCGACCGTATTTCTTAAAGTAGTTGTGCCTGTTATGTCTAGTGTGCCTGAGGTTGTAATATTACCTGTTGTATTTGCCACAGTAAAGGCACCGTCGACGTCAATTCCGCCATCAAGGGATGCAAGACCAGTAACATCTAATGTTGATGTAGTATTAACTGCACCTGTGTTAGAAACTGTAAACACAGCACCATTAACATCAATACCGTTATCTAAGCTTGCAAGCCCTGTGCTTGTAAATGTGCCACTTATTGTTGTGTTAGCATTTACTGTAACTACACCAGAACCTTGCGGATCAAGTATAATAGCGCCATTCGAATCTGTACTTGAAATTGTATTTCCATCAAATGTTAAGTTGTCAACTGCTAAACTACCAGTAATGTCTACATCAATTACTCCAGCGCCTGCTGAATATGTAAATTGATCACTGTAACTTATTTCTTTACTACCGCCTGATAGTACAACTCTACTTGGATTTACATCACTGATAATTGCACTTGCTAGTGTAGTTTCACCTGTAACATCAAGAGTGCCAGCAACGGTTGTATTCGGGTTAATTTTTACAACCGGAGCACCTGTAGTTGTTTCAACGTCAATTATGCTTGTATTAGCATCATCTTTAATACTTAGAGCATCAAATAAATTTGTTGGAACAATAATTTCATTATCACCTGTTGCACCTTTAAAGTTAATATTTTGTGTAAGATAAAGTTCTCTCCAAGCCTGTGCCGAACTACCTAAATCGTATGTGTTGTTTATATCTGGAATGATACTACTATTAATATCAGCGCCAAATGCTACTGTATCAGTTGCAGCATCACCAAAAGTTAAATTACCTGAAATAACTGCATTGCCAGCAACATCTAAGTTGCCGCCTATGAATAAGTTTTCTGCTATGCCGACACCGCCGTCTACAATTAGCGCACCCGTTGTTGTAGTAGTAGATCCTGTTGTGTTATTAATACTAACTATGCCGTCTACACCAAGTGTACCTGTAACTAACGTATTTCCTGTGCCGCCGTCTACACTAAACATCGAAGCAGATAACGTATCTAATATCTCAAACTGTCCGCCCTGTGAAATCGTAGTATTACCATTTGATCCGTCGATTGAAAATACTGTTACTGGAGTACCAGCGGCATTTATCATTGTAAAGTTTGCAGCAGTATCTAATGTCATATTTCCGCTAAACTCTGATGTTGCAGCAACATCCATATTTTGGAAAGTTGAGTTATTGATCGTTGCACCCGCCATATCGACTGTGCCACTAAAGTTTGCTGTACCACTAAAGTTTGAAACACCAGTTGAAGTAATGTTACCTAATAGTCTTACGTTTTCTGTTGTTAAATCTATATCTTTATTAAAGCGCCATTGATCACTTGGATTCTTATATTGTATCCATGCTCCTGCTGTATCAACTGTTAGGCCTGCGCCATCAGCAGCAGCAGCGTTTGCAGCACCTTTTGCAACAGTAATGTTTAAATCTTCAACGTCTAATGTCGAAGTATTTAACGTAACTGTATTACCTTGTACTATTAAGTCTCCGCCAACAGTAACGGCTCCAGTTGTAGTAATAGATGTAAACGCACCAGTTGATTCTGTATTTCCTGCACCTATTGAAGTATTTTCGATACCGCCTGATGCTTCAACTGTTTGAGTAACATTTACAGTTCCCGGAACACTTAAATTGTTTGAAACTGTTACTGTATGGAATTGAGAAGTGCCCGGAGCTGACGCATCTATTTGGCCTGTAAAGCCGCCTGTTGCTGTGACAGTAGCAGCACTTGTATCAACGATAGTTGCACCTAAAGGTGTTTTAACATCTGCAATTATAGATGCATCTGTGCCGTCTGTTCCTGAATCTAAAATATTAAATAATGTCACACCATCGGTTGTATATACATCACCTAGTAAATTACCTGTAAATCTTTTAAGATCATTATCTACAATAACTGAACTATCTTCACCTATTATATTACCTCTTAAGTCTCCAGTAACGTTACCATCTACTTCACCTGCAATGTCACCGACAAACTTAGTAGTTGCTTCAATAACAGTACCCTTAATAGTTGAAGGAGTTGTAACGCCTATTCTAGTGTTATCAATATTACCAGCAAATATATTTGCTACTGTTAAGTTAGCAGTGCCGTCAACCTGTAGAAGTGTGTTAACTGTAATTTCGTTAAGAGCAAATGTTGTAAAGTCTAATGCGCCTTCAACAACAATATTATTAAAAGTAGATGTACCTGATGAATTAATGTCACCTGTAATTAAACCAGACGAAGCATTAACAATAGTTGTTGTGCTATCTTCACTTATAACACTACCGTATAATACACCTTGCACGTTACCTGTTACATCACCTAATACGTCACCTGTAACATTACCTGTTACATTACCGTAAAGTCGAGGTTCAACTCCGCCTGTACCAGTATTAAGAACAGGAGTAGTGCCTCCTGGGCGATAAAGGTTACCATAAACGTCACCTGTTACAGTGCCGCCTGATAAACTACCAGTAACATTACCTACTAAATTACCTCTAAAATCAGTAACAGCAAAAATAGTATCAGCACTCAAGTTACCTTGTGTAATATTAATAGTACCTTGAGTAACATTAATATCACCAGTGGTTACTGTAAGAGTAGTTACACTAGCAGCAGAAGCAACATTTGAACCTATAATTGTGCCGTCTATTTCACCACCAGCAATATCTACACTACCTGCTGTAATTTGACCAGTAACATCTACATTGTTACCTACGTTTAAATCAGTACCTACTTCAAGTGTAGCAATGTTTAAACTATCAAATTGGATGTCACCTGATACACTAAGGTTTTGGAAATAACTATAACTTGCAGAACTTTCTCCTCTAGCATCAATATTACCAAATACATCACCACTAAATCCAGCAGTTGCTGAAATTGTAGCACCATAGATATTACTGTTAATAAAATCAATAATCTTAGTACTGTCGTTTGCTAATACGTTACCACGTAAATTACCAGCAATTTCTTCTTCAACATTTACGCTAAAGAAACTAGACAAGCCAGCGCCAACAGTTACGTTACCTTCTATATCACCTACAACATTACCTATGTATGTAGCAGGTAAAGTTGCAGTACCTGTGTCTAGAATAGGAGTTCCTGAATTAAAGGGACTATAAACATCACCTGTGACATTACCTCTAAATGCACCTCTTACTTGAGCAGTATTTGTAAAGTCCCAATAGCCAGCGCCGCCGTCTTCCGTCCAAAGTAGGTTTGCATCTACGCCGTTGCCTCTGTCAATTTGGATACCTGCTGTACCTAGTACAACACCAGTAACTCCGTCGCTTTGTCCTTTGTTTAAAACAATTGTATTATCTTTAATATCTAAGTTATCAGTATTAACGGTAGTAGTTGTGCCTTCAACAAATAAATTATTACGAATTGTTAAGTCATACAAAGAGGACATATTGTTATTTGGATCTTCAATTTTACCTTGAAATCCTTGAGAAGAACTAACTACTCTACCATTAATGTCACCCGAAACATAATTTACAATTACCGACGAATCATCACCGAGTAAGTTACCTTGTACATTACCTCTCATATCACCGATGTAATATGCTTGATTTCCTGTTGCACCTGTATCTAATACTCTAAATGATCCGTCTGCAGAATATAAATCTCCAAGGAAATCACCAATAAATTCGTCACCAGTAAATTCATTAGAACTAATTGATGCCATATTAAGAATCGATCTACCAGCAGCATCTAATAATAATACATCAGCAGCATTAGGGTCACCTGTTGTAGAAACAACATTACCTTTTAAAGTACCTTCAATATCAGCAGTAATATTACCTGATGCGCCACTAAGGTCAATTTCGCCCAACACTGTGATGTTTTGGAAATAACTTCTTGTGTTAACATCAACTGTTCTTGTATCGACATTACCGATTACGTCACCTACAAAATTACCTGTTGCTGTAATCGTAGCAGCAGTGATCGACGAGTCAAGATAATTAACAAGTACAGAACTATCTGCTGCAAGAACATTACCTTTAAAATTACCTACTGCTTCGTTAGCAATAACTATATTATTAAAGTTAGAAACACCTGACGAGGCTGTGACATTCCCAGTAACATCTCCGATTACTTGTCCAGTAAATACAGCATCAGTACCATCTGTGCCTGAGTCTAGTATTTGTGATATTCCGTCTATTGCGTATACATTACCTGCTAATGTACCTGTAAGTCTTTCAGCATTAGCATCTAGTACTGTTTCACCTAGTGTGTTTAAAACGTTACCTGTTACGTTTCCTGCAAATGTTGCATCTGTGCCATCAGTACCTGAATCTAAAACAACCTGGCCACCAGTAGCCTTAATGTCTCCTACTAGTGTTCCAGTAATCTCTCCACTAAATCCACCTGTTGCTGTTATTACGTTACCGTTTATATTTTGACTAGATATATCAATTAACAATGTACTATCAGGTGCAACTACATCGCCTCTTAATGTACCTGATATTTCTTGTGCTACGTTTATACTATTAAATTCGCTTAGTCCTGAAGTTGCTATAACATTACCTTGTAGTGTTCCAACTGTTGTACCTTGTAGTGTTCCATAAAATGTTTTTGTTGCATTGTTAACAATTACACTTGAATCTTCAGCAATAATATCACCACGTAAGTTTGCTACAAAATCGCCAGTAACAATAAGCTCGTTAAATCTAGAAGATCCTGATGATACAATGTTACCTCTAAACTCACTCGATGCTTCAATAATTGCACCTTGTAATGTAGTAAATACACCACCTCTTGGGGTTGTAGCACCAATAGTAGTGTTGTCAATTGTACCAGTAGTTATACCAGCGCCGATTGTTACAACATCTAATATTGCATTATCAACATCAATGTTATCTGAATCAATTGTCGAAATATTCAATGATGGAAATGTAAGTGTATCTTCAACTGTTAAGTTTCTAAAGAAACCATCGCTTTGAGTTCCTGTAGTGTTAACATTACCTGTTAAATCGCCTAAAACATTACCACTTACATTACCAACTAAATCACCCCTCAATATATTAGAAAACGCATCAAGCATTTTAGTTGAATCGTAAGCAAATACATCACCTGTGAAGTCTCCAGAAGCTGTACCAGTAAATGTACCTAATACTTCGCCTTCTACATTACCTGTTAACTTTGCAGGAATAGTTGTTCCGTTGCCTGTTTCTAAAATCTTATCTCCGTTACTTGCATATACATCACCTGTAACGTCACCTACTACATTACCTGTTAGATCACCCGTAAGTTGGCCGCCGCCTTGTAACGAAAATACACCAGTAATGGTTATATCATCAAATCTACTTTCGCCGCCACCATTTGCTGTTGCATCAATCTGTCCAGTAACATCAGCATCTAATGTAGCTCTTGCAGTACTTGTATTTAGAACGATTGAACTATCTAATCCTAGGACATTACCGTATAAGTCACCTTCAACTGATCCTTCTACGACACCCTTTAGGCTACCTGTAAATAAATCAGCAAACATTTTGTCACCGGTAAAAATTGTACCAGTAACACTTGCAGGCACATTGCCACCGATTGTTACAGCATCCATTGTGCCGCCGCCGATGTCTACTGATCCAAGGGTTGAAATACCAGAAACTGTCAATGTGTTATTAACTGCTAATGAAGCAATTTGTAGTGTGTCAAATGTTAGATCACCTGTAAAACTTGCTGCACCAGTAACTGTTAATGAGCCTGCTTCAAGAGCAGCAATGTCACCAATTTGTGCATTCATACTAGAGAATGACGATAGTCCAGCAGCAGCAGTAACATTACCTGTTACATTACCTACAACATTACCGTCAACATTACCAGTATGTTGTCCTACTGTGTCGCCGACTAAGTCGCCTCTGATAATTCCAGCAAATGCATCTATTATAACAGTTGTACCATCTTGTGATAATACATTTCCTCTCAAGTTACCGCTGACATCACCTGTCATTTCGTCTGTAACTATTAATGTCGAAAATTCAGCAGTAACATCTGTAGCAGTAAATGAATTTAAAATTGTTACATCATCTGCAACGATATCAACTGGATAAGATCCACTACCCAAAGTAACGCCACTAATTTGTCCACCAGTAACATTAATATTACCAAATGTAGTTCCACCAGTAACGTTAAGTGTTCCGCCAACTGTAAGTCCGCCGTCGATATTTACAAGAGATTTAAAGTCAGCAAGTGCTTGTACCTCTAATGTGTTAAATGTTAGATCACCTGTAACGATCAAGTCGTTGAAACGTGATGTACCTGTGGATAGAATATCACCTCTAAATCCACCAGTTTGTGCTTCTATATAGGTACCTACAATAGTTGTACCTGTAATATTAGTTGTGTTTATAACAGCGTTATCAATATAACCGCCATTAATATCAACGTTATTAAATGTACTAACACCTGTTGACGTAATGTTACCTAAAATGTTAGCAACTTGTAATTCTTCTTGAACAATAATGTTATCAGTAATAATATCATTAAATCGTGACACACCAAAGGTTGCAGTGACGTTACCTTCTAAGTCACCGCTTATTAATCCTGAACTAGCATCAATGATTACATTCGAATCGTCTGATAAAACATCACCTCTATGTTCACCAAATGTAGTACCAGTGAACGTAGCGTCAAAACCATCTATACCTGTATTTAAAATAACATCACTATTTGCTGCAATTAGTGTACCTTCGAAACGTCCGTTAATTTCTTTTGTAGCATGATTGATTATAATACTACTATCGTCAGCTAATACATTACCACGTAGGTCGCCACGCATTTCTCCTGAAACTATAATGTTTTGACTAAATGTTGGAGATATATCAGTTCGTGCTAATACTGTGCCTTCAATTCCATCAACTGTATCTGCATCAACTCCTAATGCATCAACAAATGATTTTGACACTCTATTGTCAATGAATATATTAACATCATCTTGTGTTAATGTTTGAGCCGATAATACACCAGTGTTAACATCATAAATTAAGTCACCTGTTACACTAATAGATTCACGAGCTCTAGCTCTAGTAAAGTAAGCATTTTCAAATCCTGATGCTGCTTCTAAATCGGCATCAGATGCTTCTGGGACTTCAGTTGTAGTAAGTGTGTTTAATCTGTTATTAAGTATTGTAATACTTGCGGCAACGTTTGCACTTACACCAGACGTATCTGGAATTTCGTCACTTGTTAATGATGTAAAAGAAATCCACGTACTGTTATAATCATTCGGATAAACTCCAACAGGAGATCCTGTAACTGTAACATAAACATTGTTAGCCCACTTAACAACAGACAACGGCGGATATAATACAAGTGGATCAAATTCACCATATGCGTTAAATCCAGAACCTAAAGGTGTCCAACCGCCATTAACTTGTGTAGGATATACAGCAGTTTGGTCTACTGTTGTATTAACATATGTTGACCCAAGATAATATGCAACATCATATGGTTGATATGTAACTGTATGATCATACTGCCCTGTTATATTAAAAATACTTGTTACTAGAGTATCTTCATCAACGAAAGCGCCGATCATAATAGTGACTTCACCACCATCAGTTTCGGCTCTTAGTTGATCTCCAGGACGTATGTTTATAACTTTAGTATACTGTGCATCAGTACCTGGAGCAACTTCTAGTATCGCAAAAGGTCTTGTCGCGGGCTCAGATGCATCATAAAGACTTAATGTAACTTTAATTGGATCGGTTGTAGAATTAGGCGAAACACCTTCATTCAGTACGGCAACTGTGTGTACATTACTTTCTTTATCTAATGGGCCTTCGAATAAAACCTCTTGATTGTTCTCTATTACTCTTGTCGTGCTTATAAAAGACATATATTAGTTACTCCCAAAGATCAGTGCCATTATTCTTGCTTCACGTCTTGCTCTCTGTTTCGTAAAGTAAAGATTTTGTGTGCCCTCATCTAGATCATCAGTTGTATGATTATCTAAACTACTTACTTGCCCATTTAAAAATCCGTTAAACTCTCCGTTATTAGAGTCCACAAGTCGAGAAGAGTCTTGCCCAAACACATCCCCCTGGAAATCAGCTTTTACTTTAAAAGCTGTAATATTACCTATTACCTCAATTTTAGTTGTAGGATCGATGACACTACTACTGTCATCATAATCGCCTACTACGATTTTGCCCTCACCGATAACATTTAGATCACCTAGATTGTCAATATCCATAAGAATGGTTTTTGTCAAATCTGTTGTTGTAAAGTCAATGTTATGGGTGCGTAGTCCATTTTTGACTACGAACTTTTTATTATTAGCCATCCGGTTCACTCTCCCCTAATTGGCATGCTGTAAGGTATTTATGCCAATTGAAGCTTAAGCGGATAATAATGTACTGTTTTATTAGATTAGCATCAGCATTTCTACTATACGAAAACTTACATTTTCGGTAGAATCATCTATAGCATTTGTTGCTAATAATCTTACTAAATCACCTTCAATATCTACATCAAATTCAGCAATAGGAAGGTCTGTAGTGTGTATAACACCGAATTCTGTTGCCGAAGCATTGGTACCGTCATGAACTAAAAGTAGTTCACTTATTTGTCTTTTACGTGAAGGTGTGTCAGCCTGCACAATATATTTTGCACTGCCAAAAGAGTTTTTATCAAACGTTGCAATTACTCCGTCAGTAAAAGAACTGTCATCTGATATTACTTTAGCAGTACCTCGTTGCTGATAAGAATTATGAAATTTTATACTATCAGTAACTTCGTCGTATTCTATATTAGTAGTTGATGCACTTACGCCGTTTTTAATAAAAACAAGTTCGTTTTCTTCACCGTTTAATCCTAGTGACCCCGGAGGTAACCATGATCTGTTACCGACTGTATCAGAGGTAAGAAAGTAGTCGTTGCCAGGAGGTACGCCTAGGTCTGCCTCAGCAGTTGAAACATCAATAAACGTAAATCTATCCGGCGCAACAGATTCAACTTCTGTTGGCGGTGTCTTAGTTACTCTACCACTGAGTAACCCTATTCCTCTAGACATCCTCAGTCTCCAGCAAGCTTAAACTTAATCTTATTGGTGCATCGATATTTGATCGACACTTAATTGAGTCGTTTTCGTTAATAACTAGACGTCCCATAATCGCAGACTGCGATTGGTTACCTCTAACACGAAAATCTCTTATAAGATTTGTTTCACTTCCTGAAGAACTTTCAACATAACTAAATGTACAATTGACGTCTGTTTCTGCTGTGTTTGCTAATTGTGCGTTAATCACAATTGTTGTAAATCCCGGAGGGGCTGTATAGATTACTTCATTAACTGTAGTTATTACTGTGTTAACAGATTTAAAACTATTATTTGGCATCTGTGCGTCCTTTTATCACTATGATATTTAGTTAATAAAATTAGCAAGGTTTCTATATGTGAACCTTGCTAAATTATTAATAATAACCACCGTCCATATTTTGTTCGGTACCTTCGATTGTTACGTTACCTTTAATAATTAAATCATTATTAATTGTAGTTGTACCAAAGCTAGAACCGATATTAATGTCAGTACCCTGTCCGCCAAAGTTAATAATTTCAGCAACTGTATCTACTAAATTAAAAGCAGGATTCTGTGTAGTGATATTATTGACCGATATAGTACCGTCTACACGTAATCTTTCACCTAAGTCAGTAGAGTCAGTTGACCCAATAACTATTTGATCAAGGAATGTCTTTGTACCGCTAAATTCTTGGTCCCCTGTCAAACTAACAAATGCTTCCTCGTCAACGAGTAAAACATCATCACCATTAATTCTAAGACCTGGACCAATTACAACCCAGTTTCTAGTACCTTGTGTATCCGAAGCAGCAAGGCCTCGATTAATGTTAATACCTTTGTTATCTGCTTTAGCGGTATCAGGTACACCCCAATCCGGTTCAGCATTTTCCAAGTCAAGATATGTATATCTGTAACTCTCAGCGTTTAACGCTGGAGTCTTTTTGACTCTGTTACTTAATAATCCTATATTATGCATTTAGTGACTCCAATAAGCTTAATGTTAACACTAGTGCATCGTTTACTGATGCTTGTGCCCGTAACGAGTTATTTTCTTCTACCACAAGTTTACCTGTGATAGGACTTGTAGCATCGTTACCTGGAACTACAAAATTAGATAGTAGTTCTGTTTGATCAGCAGTGAAAGCATCAAAGTGTAAAAAACTAGTAGCTGCTGCTGTAGTTGTTACATTTGATATTTGTGCCATCAATATGATTGCAGTTTTTCCGTCTGGGGCAGTATATACAATTTCGTTCCCAGTTGTTAAGTCTGCTGTTATTGTCTTAAATACGTTTAATGGTTCGGCCATGATTTATTTCCTCTTACTGTAGTGACAAGATGTATGGTGTTAACACCGCGAATAGTGATCTATCAAAAGTCTGTCCAGTAATCGTACCAGACGCACGTTCAATAGTTAAGCTGTTACCAATTTTGAAGTCACCTTTTTGGTCAGTACTTGTAAAGTAAACTTTACCTTCGTTACTTTCCACTACCTGTTGTGCTTCAACTGGTTGTCCGCCTTTGTATGGAACCGCTGATTGAATATTAGTTCCGGATCCAACCCACTCAAATGTTTGTCCACTTGCTGTAATCAAACTTGTTTGGTGGAATGTTACACTTTCGTTAATTCTCGGTATTGTTGTGATATTAACATCAAATGTAACTTGACTTGAGTAACCATGCTGTACTAGATTAACAATAATTGTTAACAAGTCCTTAATACGATCTGCTTCAAACGTTGTTGCAGATGCGCCAGTTGTAGTTTGGATTACTCTATTTTGTAATGCAGACACAGTAATGTTACGTACAGCATCTGACATTATTTCTAGTAGATATTTAAATGTCTGTACTGTAGCATTCTTTGTTGGAACTGGTATTTGATAATTACCTCCGTCAAAATATTGCTCTGCTGCTAGATGTGCTTGTGAGTTACCACCATAGAATATGTCGTATGCAACTGCATCTACAATGTATCTAATATCTCTTTCACACTTAGATTTAATGTAAGCATAATTTTCTTCAATGAATACAGTTGTTTCATCTTGTACTGTACGCTTTGCATCAGTTAGTGCAGTTGCGGCTGTTACTAGATCAGCTGCTACCCATGATGTAGATGGAGTAGTTTCAGCTACAGTTGGTATTACATTTGTTCTATTAATAGTATCATCTAAGAAACTTAACACATTGCTTATTAGTAATTTAGCCTGGGTACTACCAGCATTGCTGCCTCCCTGATCAACTGCTGTTGAATTATAAGCAATATCTGTCTGTTTAGGAGTTGCAATCAACGCCACGGTGTCATCACCAATGGCAACTGCTTCTACTAAGTCTCTTAAGTGTCCGTATGCTGCTTGAGTTGCATTTACTTCTCTTAGTGTTCTTAATTGATTTACACCTTCGTCGGAGAAGTAACTCTTACCAACTGTAAACGTTTCGCTATTACCACCATATGTCATATCGTAATAAACTGCATCTAGAATATAGCCTACATCTCTCTTACATTTTTCTTGCACATAAGCAAAGTTCTCTTCAATAAACGCTGTAACTGCATCTTGCAATTCTTGACGTTCACTTTGGAATTGGTTGAATATAGCTTGTTGTGTAGTTGAAGACCAAGTTCTCGAACCATAAGCAACTGCAGGAAGTGTAGCTTCTGCTGCTGCTTTGTCAGTTGCATTATCAGTTGCACTTGTAACATATGCATCTAGGTAAGCTCTAACAACTTCAACACTATCATGAGCTGCTAGTGCAGGAGATCCGTTGCCGCCTGGTACTGTACCAGTTGCTGTAAATCCAGCTGTTGCTGTATCGCCATATAAAGTTTCTGTAACTACATCATTACCAACTTGCTCAAGCAAGTCTGCTAGATATACATATGCTGCAATAGTGTTAGATCTTTCAGTTGGGTCTGCACCTAGTAGTAATACACCTGCATCGGTTGTATATGCTTGTGCTGCTGTGCGTGTTTCAAGATTGGTACCGTACATTAAGTCATACAATGCTGCGTCAATTATTAGACCTATGTCTTCTTTACACTTGGTATTCCAACTACCAGCTGGTTGATTTAATCCGGTAGCATCTTCAATATAGTCTTCTACTGCATCGATAATCCATGTACGCTGTGCGCTAATGTTAAAGAATACATCTAATTTACCATTAGCATCTTCTGCTTTCTTAATTGCATTTGCGCTTGCACTTACAAATGTATGAGCAACATTACCGTCGCCACTGTTTTCAAGATTTGGATCAATGTTAATAGTGTATGTATTGGCATCAGCTACTGCTGAAACAATAATTGCTCTACGGCTTGCATACTCGTTTGATCTTGGATGACTAATTTTTTCTAGTATACCACTTCCTAGAGAACTTTCACAAGTAAATGTTAAACTCTCGTCTGCAATCATTACATAATCGCCTACATTTAAACCATGCGCTTCTGATGTAATAACCATTAAACCATCAGCTGGAGTATATGTAATAGCAGTTGGAACAATTGCTGCGCCTGTTGTTGGTGCTGGAAGTTTTCTAGATGGAATTGTTTGACTATCACCATTAGTAATGATATCATTTATTAGACCAATGTTAGCCGAAATACTTTCTTTTGCTCTTTCTGCATCTGCACCAGTTTGAATTACTAGAGCCAAAAGTAAGTCTCTTAGTCTATCAAATCCTGCTGTTGTAGCTGCTGTTTGAGTTGCTGGAAGAACTCCTACATCTTGTCTTAGATATCCTCTACCTGCTGTAATACTTTGTTGGTTTGAATCAAATACTAAATCCCATGATATTGCATCAATTATTAGTCCAGTATCTCTTGCACAAGTATCTCTGTCAAATCCTAGTAATGTATCATCAGTTTCAATGAATCCGATTACGTCTGCAATTATAAACTCTCTGTTAGCTTCGATATTATCTCTAGCTTGTTTATATGTACTTAGGTAAGTTCCTGCATCATAACCAGTTGGGCTTGGTGTTACATATCCTGGAACTAAACTAATAGTATCAATATCTGCACTTACAAATGTATGAACACTAGTTGCTGCTGCGCCTGCGGCATCTCCAACGTTAACAGTAATACTAACATCATCTGCTGCTGTGATTTCTAAATCTGCTTGCCATGCTGGAGCTGCACCAGTTCCGCCGTTATAATCTGGATATGATAACGGAGTAGTAGTATCATATGCACATGTAAATGTCAAACTATTTGGTTTTAGTTTAATTTTATCTCCGACCTTAAATGGATTTTCTCTAATGTAAAGTTTTAGATTACCACTTGTATCTGTGCCTACTGTTTTATATTCTGCATCATATGGCTGCCAAGTAACATTACCTCTATCAAGAAGTGCAAGAATAACATTCATATTATCTTGTATAGACTTTTTAATCGGTTCACCTGTTGTTTTTGCTTTTACGTAGATTAAGTTACCCATACCTTTGCGGGCGCCGCCTGCATAGTATAGTTCTGTTGTATACTTGCCTCTAAGATCAAGTTCTACTCTACGTAGTGTTGCTCTAGCAAATCCTCTTTCGTACTGTGCTTCGTCAACTGATACACCGTCTAAGTAGTAAGCAATACCAGTGTCATAAGTTGTACCACCTGCATTATCACCATCTCTTGTTGTGCTAAACACTAGAGGATGACGATTATCGCCAAAGTAAGCGTTAGTTGGATCATCTTGATTAAAGGTATATACTGCACCTGGATCTAGTTCTATTATCGGCTGCTCTATACCATCTAAGTAGAATACACCAGTTGGTTTTTGTTCATATGAGTCAGCACCTACTGTTATGATAAATTCTTTATTTCCGCCTGGTGCTACGTAAGAACCATTTGATAGTATTGCACTGCTTACAACTTCTGCTGCTTTAACTTTTAAGAATTCAAATGCTGCTAGTGTTGCTTTCTTTTGATCTGCACTTACAACAGCAGCGCCTTCTCTAAAGTAAGATCTACCTGCTGTAATACTACGCATATTTGAACCAAACATTAAGTCAAACCCTAGAGCATCAAGAACTAGTCCTACATCTCTTTCACAAGTCTGTCTGTCATATCCAATTAGTGGGAAGTTTTCTTTGATAAACGCCACTGACTCTTCAACAAAGAATTCTTTGTTTGCAAGTAATATGTCTTTAGCATTAGTTCTTGTTCCTGTAATTCCAGTTGGAGCAACAAATTGTATTTGATCTTCAGCTGCGTTAGTTAGTCCATTTTCCATAACTCTAAGAACATCATTAAATCTTGCAATAAGATCTGCATACTCTTGCGTATCACCAAATACTTCAGTTAGTGTTTTAGCATTTTCAATAGCTTCTAACGGAGTAATAGCTCTTATAGTTGGGTTAGGATATGTACCTGGAACAACTGTTGCTGTAAACAATGGATCTGTTAAGATTTTCTCAACTTCTTTCTTCAAGAATTTGATTGATTCAATTGTTTCTGGTAGCTGATCGCCTTTTACAATAAACGCACTTGCTCTGTAATAACTGCTTCCTGCTAGTAATGACTGGTAGTTACCACCCATTACCATATCAGCTAAAACAGCATCTAAGATCAATCCAACGTCTCTTGAACACTTAAACTGATCGTAACTAAATGTTGTGTATCTATCGTCAATAAACTGTAGTGTATCAGCTTGTGCTACTGACTTGTTAAAAGTAATGCTTGCAAAGTCATTTTGGAATTCTGACGCTGCCCAAGTAATATCTGGTAGCTCTTGCTCATCTAGCTTATTAACACTTCTATCTCTAATTGTATCTGTAACTAGTTTTAGTAGTGTTTGAGCAACTGCTGCTTCTGCTAGTGTACTTGCTGTATCATATGTTTGTACTAATAAGTTACCTGTAGCTTTTCCTACTTGTACACCTTGTACAATCTCTCCAATAATACTACTTAGGTGCTCATATGCAAATATTGTTGCATCTGTTTCTTTAGAATCATCACCTAGTAAGTTTAGACCAAAGCTAAAGTAGCTTCTTGCAACTTCACGCATTGCGCTGTTACCGCCATATAGTACATCGTATGATAGAGCGTCTACAATAAATCCTACATCACGCTTACAACGTGTTCTATCGTATGTGCTTGTTGGGAAGTCTGATAGTAGATATGCATTTATCAAATCACCAAAGTTATCGCTTGCTGCATCGGCTTTTGTTACAAGTGATGTAGCAAATGTGTTTGCTATAGTTGGTCTTGTTGGTGAAATTGGTAATACAACTGCATTAGCTGCTGCACTTACAAATCTGTGTATTCTATCTGCTGAAGTAGCACCTAGTTTACGTGCATTACCTATGTTAACAGTAATAGTTGTGTTACCTGCTTCTGCAACACTTAATACTCTTAATTCTCTATCATAACCAAAACTATCTTTGTCTGGATATGTTAATGAAGTAGCATGTGAATCACTTGCACAAGTAAATGTTAAACTATTACGTGCTAGTCTAATTGTGCTTGTACCTGCTACTAGTCCTGTAGATGTGCCGCTAAGTGTTAGTGTTAGTACACCTGATTCTGCATCATATATTGTACCTTCAGTTATGTTAGTTTCTGCTATCATCGAAGCATCAACTGATAGTGGATCACCGCCATGCTCAATAACATCTACAATATTTTGAATATCTGCTGCAATAGTTGCATTAGCATTAGTCCACGGGCTTACTGTATTTGCATTTGCAACTTGAGTCACTGAATTGCCTGTTGACGGTGTTAGTGCATCGCCTTGAACAATTGCTTGTACTACTGCTGGTAAACGTGTACCATATGCTGCTACTGTTGCTGTAGTTTCAGGTGAATTACTACCTAACTGTCCTGCGACACCAACTCTATAAGCTAGAGCTGCTTGTGTAGTTGCATAATTGCCGCCGTACAATGTATCATGTGTTAATGCTTCAACAATGTAACCTGTGTCTCTTTCACACTTAGTTTGGTTAAAGCTTAGATCTGAATTGATATAAGATATTGTTGAATCTACTGCTGTTCCTGATCCTGCAACAATTGCTGTTGCTGCATCTGTGAACGATACAGTTGTTACATACTGAGCACTTGCTGGTTGTACATCATCTGGTAATGTGCTATCAATGATTGCATTTGTAGCTGGTCCTACGAACTGATGTGTACTTTCTTCTGATGATACACCAATCTGGACGTCAAAACTATCACCTACTACGTTACTTATTGTTAAGTCTGAGTTAAGTGCTGGATCAGTTGTTCTTGGATAGTAGAATACTTTTCTAAATCCATCACTTTGACATTTAAATCCAATGCTACGTTCTGCTAGTCTAATTGTATCACCATTTGAGAACGGATTACCAGTTACAGTAAGTGTTAGTACACCTGTAGTTGGAACATATGATGCCGCTGTTGGTGTGTAGAAGTTAGCCAATTTGTTTGCATTAATAGGTGCAACTATGCAAGTTTCAATTAACCCAGTTGAACTGTCTGCTAAGTAAGTTGCTATTGTTGCTGCATTAGGTACTGAATTATCACTCCACGCTTGAGTTGGGTTAGCTACTAATATTACGCTAGTGAATCCAGCATCAGCTACACCTGCGCCGACTAACTGCTCTATTACTTGTGCAAGATGTTGATATGCTGCTACTGTTGCAGATCTTTGACCAATGCCTAACTGTTCAGTATCGTTACCTACAAAGTATGCTTCGCCATTTAGTTTAGCACCAATGTTACCACCATATACTGCATCATGTGCTAGTCCTTCAACAATGTATTTTACATCTCTTGAACATTTAGCTTGATCCATAGATAGGTATATAGCATTTGCATTTTGGTTAATGTGTTCTAGTACTTCTTCTGCTAACGCATCTCTGTTATATGTTAAACGTGCTGCTGCATCTGCGCCGCCTGCAATTGGAGTATTCGGAGTTGGAAGACTTAATAGTGGAACGCCTGTAGCGCCTCCTGGAAGCAACGTGCTTGTAGCGCCACTGTTAATTGCTGCGATAATAATTGCAAATAGTGAATCAATTCTTGTGTCTGCTGCTGCATCAACATTTGATAGTGCTTTTACAGTATCTCTTAAGAATTCAATAGCTGCTATTGTTGCTGATTTTTGGGCACTAATTACATAATCACTATTTGCTCTTGTGTATGCAATACCTGCATATAGTGAGTTATAGTTTGAACCTGTACGCAAATCTAATGCAACTGCATCTAATATATTATTTGAATCTCTACGACATTTTGTTTCATCGTAGTTACCAACTAGTATAAAGTTAGGATCATTTACAACATATGCTGACATCTCTGCTGCAATAAACGCTTTGTTAGCAAGTATTGCTTTTGCTGCATAAGCCGAGTCATTTGTTGCATCTATACCTGCAAATGTTAGCGCCGGAACTGCATTTGGAAGAGCACCAGTTTTAATTGCTTTTTCATCTGCTGTAATAAATGTGTGCGCTGATGTTTCTGATGATACTCCAACGTTTACACTTATTGTTAGTTTACCAGTGTCAATAATTTTTAGTGTATAATTAAATGCCGGATCACTTGTTCTTGGGTATGCTTGTACAACGTTGTTTCCGTCACTTGCACAAGTAAATTTCAAGCTGCCTGGCTCTAGTGTAATTGTATCACCTTGTATGAATGTATGCTCGCCAATTGTAAGATCCATAACACCTGTTGTTGGATCATATACAGCGTTTGTTGGTGTTATGCCAACTAAACCTTCATCAAATATTGTTTTTACTGTATCAATACTTGCATTAACTGCTGTTACTGCTGCTGCATAACCTGTACCTGTTCCGATAGTTGTAGCTGCTAGTGTTTTTAGTTTATCAAGTGCGGCTAGTGTAATTGCTTTTTGGAATGCGTTTGAAACTTTCTTAGCATTTCCTCTTAGGTATGAAAGACCATTAGTTACACTGTTATAGTTAGTTGAATACTCTAAGTCAATTGCTGCGCCTAGTACAACTAGTTTAACATCTCTTGCACACTTGTCAATATCATATGTAAAGTTTGCAAATTGATCATTTACATAATCTACAACTTTCTGTGCTTCTACTGAAGCAGTCTCTGATATTTCATTAAAGTCTTTAATTAAGTTAGCATCAGCACCTGTTAAACTTGGCTTAACTAGTGTTGGTGTCGGTGTGCCTTGTATTCTAGCAATAACAATATCAAGCGATGCTTGAATAGCTGCAACTTCAGTAGCTGTTCCTGGATCACTTTCGATAATTTGACGCATACTATTACCAGCTGTTGGTACATATACTGGATTGTTATCTTCACTAGTTGCAAGTACAACTGGTTCAATAACAGTTTTTAAATGGTTATAAGCATCGATTGTTGCTTGTACTTCGTCATCACCTAACTGGTTAGCTGTTCCTACAAAGTAGCTATTAGCCGCTTGTACAGTTGCTGAGTTACCACCGTATAGTAAGTCAAATGCTGCTGCATCAAGTAAGAATTTAACGTCTCTTTTACACTTAGCTTCAACATAGTCTAGTGTCGGATTGTTTAAGTTGATAAACGCTAATACTTCACTTGCTAAGAATTCTTTGTTAAGTTTTAACTGCTCTTTGGCATCGATTTCATCTTGTGTTGCATTTTTAGGTGCATTCATTTCAATGTTTTCGTATGCGTTAAGTAGTGTACTATCAAAGTTTGTACTGTCAAATACATCTAAGTCAGTTGTATCTGATTGTACAATTTCTATAATATCATCGATTAAACGTGTCATTCTTGCACGACCAATAACACTTAGATCTTTGTTTTCGTCTACTAATTTGCGTAGATAATCCATAGCTGCTACAGTTTGTATCAACTGATCTGTAATTACTAGTTGTGCATTTACACGCTTGTATGCAAGTGCTACTGTAATTGTGTTATAGTTTGTATTTAGAGCTGCGTCTAGTGCAATTGCATCTAGTATAATTCTTGTGTCTCTTTCACACTTAAACTCATCATATTCAAAGTTTGTAAAGTTATCTTCAATCCATTCAATAATCTCTTCAGATATAAAGTCTCTGTTAGCACGTAACAAGTCATGTGAGTTTTGTTTGTTAGTATCAACACCTGTCGGAACTGGATATGTAATTGCATCTGCTGCTGTTCTAGTACTTGTTTCACCATTTGTAAAGATGTCTATAATTTCATCAAATGCTGCTGTTGCTCTTGCAATACCTGTTGCTGACAGTCCTGAAATTGCTAGTGTTTCTGTTTTTAGGAATTCAATAGCTGCTATTGTTTGTGGCTTCTGCTCATCTTTAACAGTACCAATTGACAAACTACCTCTTTGATATGATAGACCTGCAATAATTGAATTATAGTTAGTACCTAGTGCAACATCCATTGCAACTGCATCTAAAATAAGTCCTACGTCTCTTGAGCAAACTTCTCTATCAAAACGGAATTCTCTAAATGTTGTATCGATAAATTTAATTGTTTTAACCTGTAGGTTTTCTTTTTCAGCAAGTATCTTATTTCTAATTTTGTTTGCTGTTTCTGTTTGAAGATTAAAGTCAGGATCAATTACATCAATAAAGTCATTGATGAAATAATCTCTACGTATTTGACTTTCAAGTACATCAAAGTTTTTCTGAATTCTTAGAATTTCAGTAATTGTGGCTGCTGGAGTAGTTGTATCTTGTAGCACTAATGTCGGCGATGTTGGAAGTTGTTCTGCAACAACTCTGTTTGAACGTAGTACATCACCTATACGCTTTCTAAGAAGTTCCATTGCGTCACCTGTTGCTTTACGCTGGATTGCTGGAATAACTAGTTTACCTTGTGTATAGTATTGTCTTGCTGCATCATAACTTGCACTGTTACCGTTGTATAGTGCATCAAATAATGTAGCATCAATAATGTATCCCATATCTCTACGGCATACTTTTTTATCATAAGCAAAGTTTGCTTCAATAAATCTTGTAATTTCTGATTGTATATCATCTTTTTCACCTTGCATAATCAAGAAGTCTGAATAAAGATCGGTGCCATTTAATTCTAACGGATATGTTTCGGTTGCATTGTAGCCAGTGACCCAACTTGGATCTGCAAGCAACTCAACTGGAACAGAGCTATCGTTTTCAATTATAGTAATAATATCGTCAACAAGTGATTTTGCTCTAGTACCATTTGGACTGTTAGTTGTTGTCAGTGCTCCTGCTGTAACAATTGTTTGCTGTGGATTAACTGGAGCAACACCATTACCTAGTGTCAATATTAGATCTGCTAGGAAGTTATAAGACTCTACAGTAGCAATTACTTCTGCTGCATTAACTCTTACAGTACCACCTAAGTTAGCATATGCTGTAAATCCAGTAGTACCGTCTAATGGGATTGTTAGGGCTGCATCATCATATAATTCAAACACTGTGTCGCTTACTTTCTTAACAAAGAAAGTTTTACCTGTTAGTTCAACAACGCCACTAATATCTAGTAGTGTTACTTGTGATCCATCAACTAAGCCATGTTTAATAGATGTTGTAATTGTAATTGGATTAATCAGTTGAATACCACCAGCATTAACAATATCTATGTTTACTGAACGTGAACCTAATAAATCAACTGGTCCATCTGCTGATGCAACAACATCTGAGAAGTATGCTTTACCAGCTATTAAGGTTTCCATATTACCGCCATATGTTAAGTCATATTTTAGTGCATCTAATATAAGACCTACGTCTCTTTCACACTTGTCGTTTGCATTATAGTCTCGGACAATATTACCGTTAGCATCAGTTGATAATAATGCTGGGAAGTTAGTATCAATAAATGCCTTTGTTTCTGCAATAATAAATTCTCTCGAATTTTCAATGTTTGTAATTGTTTCTGGAACACCAGTTGCATTAAAGTTTTCTGTATAGTTTACTGTGTCGTTAGTTGTAATGTTTGCTGTAGGAATACTTACTGCTGGAATTACTGATTCGCCATCTTGTACAATATCTATAATAAGATCCATACGGTCTACTACACGTGCCTTTGTATCATTATCAAATGTAATCTGAACAAGTAAATCTCTTAGTTTTCTAAATGATTCTAGTGTTGCAATTTTTTGCTCAGTTGGTAGAACTGTTAACTCGTCACCTGGATTTACTACTGTTTTAGTTGGATCCATTGTTAATAGTGTACCAGTAATACCTGTTGTAGTAGTTGTTTCATCTACAAGTACATCACCTGTTATAACTTGTATAACACCTCTTAGATATGCTTTACCAGCTGTAATTGAACGGAAGTTTGAGTCAAACATTGCATCGTATGACACAGCATCAATTATAAGTCCGATATCTCTTTCGCATGTTCCTCTGTCGTATCCTAGTAACGGATAGTTTTGATCGATATGAGCAACTGCTTCTTCAATCAAATATGCTTTGTTTTTCTTGATGTTTGTAAACGCTCTGTTTATTTCTGGTAGAACATTTGTTGGCATTGGATAATTAATAAACGAATTACCATATGTTATACCATTTTCTGTAGCACTAATAAATGTATGCTCAACATTACCAGCACCAGTATTTACACCAACGTCTACTGTAATTGTAGTGTCTGTAACTGCAACAATATCTACTGGAGTTTCAAATGCTGGATCTGAACCTGGAGATACTGCATTTGGATCTGCACTTTGACCTGCTACTTCTCTTGGATGTGTAATAGTTTGGAACTCATTATCACCACTTGAATAACACTGGAATGTTAAACTATTAGGAGCAATTACAACTGTATCTGATGTTGTAAAACTATGCTGGCCAATTGTTAATGTCATAACTCTGTTTGCAGGAGTAGAAGTACTACCATAGTTACCAGCAGCCGTCGGATTGTAATCTGCGTCTACTACTGTATATGATTTAAATGCATACTCTGACTTACTAATTAAATCAGAAATCAAATTAAAGTTTGACTGTACTCTATTATATGCTGTAACTTTTGAAGCATTAGACGAAAAGTCATTGATAAATCCTAGTGCTTCGTCTCTTGCATGATTTATTGCTGCTAATGTTTCTACTTTTTGATCCGCAATAACAAGTGCCGCTGAATCCATTGAATATGTTCTACCAGAAACTACTGATTTATAATTTGTTCCTAGTACCATGTCATCTACAACAGCATCAATAATAATACCTGTATCTCTGTAGCACTTAGACTCGTTAAAGTCTAGTAGTACAAATGCATCTTGTAGATAGAATATTGTATCATTAATTGCTTCGTCGTCAACTGCTTCAATTTCAGATACTGTTAGAATTTCATCGTCGTCGGCAGGGCTGGCAAGTATAACTGTATCTAAAGAAGCTAATGCTACACCGTCTGCGTCAATATGATCAGTAACAACTGCAACTAATTGATTAATTGTTTTTGATGCACCAGAGCCCGAACCTAACCCTGCATTTGCTGACGCAGCGCTAACAGCTGCCGCAATTTGTACTGCCAAGAAGGCATATAGTGCAAGTGTTGCATTCTTTTGTCCGCCACCTAGTTGTGATATTTCAGTATCGTCGTCACCTGCAATTGCACCTACAAAGTATGATTTTGCTACACGCAAAGTTGCACTATTACCACCATACATTGTATCAAATGCTACTGCTTGTGCTAAGTAAGCCACGTCTCTTTGACACTTGGTAAATGTTCCATCTCTTACCATATCTTGGTATACTGATTTTAGTTCATCTGATGAAACAGTACCTCCACTAGCTAAACTTGAAAATTCTCCGGCTTGGGCTGAAAAATCAAAACCACCACCTGCGTTCCCATTCTGTAGGAAAGTTAGAGCATCAGTCTGTAAAGAAGGAATACCGTTTATTATTGCTTCAGCTGCGGCTGCACGACTTGCTGCATTAGAATAATCAGTGCTTGTTGGAAAATTAGTTGCAAAAGTACCAGTTGTTAAGTCAGATGTTGGAGTTCCTGTATTTAATATGTTAATTACTTCGTTTACAGCATTAATAAATTCAGTTCTGTCTGTAGTATCTGTAAAATTACCGTCTGCTGTAACTAAATCTCTAGCATATTGAATACCTGCTGCGGTTTGTGTTTTTTGTAAGTTAAGTAGATAAGCACTACTTTCCATTGTGTATGTTAAACCAACTACAGTTTGATTGTACAAAGAGTTTGTAACAGCATCTATTTTAGCTGCATCAATTATTTCTTGTAAATCTCTTGCACATTTTTCTTGGTTGAAAGAGAAATTATATTCTTGATTAACAAATGCAATTACATCATCTACAATTTGTGCAGACGCATTTGTGATTGCAGTTTGCGATGTTGTAAACTCTGCTGCTACACCCAATGTTGTAACATTTGGAGTTACTACTGCTGGAATAGTTGCAGTTGGTGTGCCAGCCGGCGTTGCATCTTCAATTAATACTCCTGCAAATGTATCTACAAGTGCTTCGATTGTACCTGAAAGAGATGCAGCAGTAACCGCTGCGGAATTGTCTGGACTACCAGCACTTAATTTTGTACCAGGATCAACTGACGGATCAGTTAAAATTGCTGCAACCATATCTGCTAAGTGAGCATATGAATCAGCAGTAAGATCTCTTTGATCTGCTGGAAGTTGATCAATTCCTGTACCAACAATATAAGAATTCATAGCCGATACTGTTGCGCTATTGCCACCATACTGTGCGTCATATGAAAGAGCGTCTACAATGTATTGTACATCTCTTTGACACTTTTCTCTATCATAAACTACTGTAGTTGCACCGGTAGCGTCAGCAGCAATCGCCGTTGCATTATAATCATCGTTAAATGCAAGTACTTCTGCTTGTAAGAATGCAATATTCGCTTGTAAAATTGTTCTAGCATTTATACCATCTGTTACACCTAGTGTTGAACTAAATGTAAGTGCGTCGGCTACACCATCTCCTGGAACTGTAGTGCTTATTACACCACCGTCAAGAATTCCTTTTACATCGTCAAATCCTGCATTAGCTCTAGTTAATGAAGTACCACTTAGTAAAGCTGCTGTTTCGGCTTTTAAGAAATCAATTGCGCCTTTTGTTGCTTCAAACTGGGTATTAATAACAAATTTAGCATTTGCTCTTTGATACGAAATACCATTATAAACACTGTTAAAGTTTGTATCTAGTGCAACATCAAAACCTACACCATCAAGTATAAGTTGACTATCTCTAGCACATTTAGCTTCGTCAAATTCGCCGCCTGTTTGATAATTATCTTTCACAAAGTTAACTGTTGATCTTTGAATTACTTCTCTATTGGCTAAAATTCTTTCTCTAGCAAATAATAAATCACTGTCTTCTTGGGTTAGTGTTGGTCCAGTTACAACACCTTGACCGACTTTAATCGGAGTAGCTTCTGAAATTGTATAAACTTCACCAGTGCCACTAAACACAGATGCGTTTTGAATAAATGGAACCGTTACTAGGTCATTCATAAACATCGAGTTTCTACTAATGTTAGCACCAGCAGACGCACCAAATAGTGCTTCACTATAACCATCGGAAATAAGTCCGTAGTTACCAAATGATGTGTTTGAGTTAGTTAGTGAGCAAAAGCCGCCGCTTTCGCAAAGAATCGAAATATCACATGAAATTGTAAAGATCGAAACAAGCTGTGTGTTACCTCTGTTAAGGTGATGCACACCAATACCACCCTGGTTATACTGTGTATAGGCGTCAACAACCATTGAGCGTAGGCCAGTAACAACTGATCCGTCAACTCGCATACCTGTACCAGTTGTAGTATATGATGTACAGTTTTGTACATACGGTGAACACATAATTGATCCGGCGCTTCCATCTGGGGGGAACGAAACTGCTGCACTAGGTGCAATGTAGTTATTAAAGCGCATATCTTTAAGGAAACAACCGTTGTTAACCCAAAATATATCTTCTGCTGGATTTTTTGGTTGTACAAATGTAGTTCTAAGTGAGTCACCAACAATAGCAACAAATGCCGGAAGTTTAACTGGATTGTCAACTGTGTGCTGTCCAGCCTTTACATATAGTGTTGATCCCTCTGGAATATTTTTTAAAGCGTAATCAATAGTCGCAAATGCGTCTCCTATTGTTTTACCATCGTTAGTATTAGATCCGTCTTGTGTTACGTAAAACACATTACTTGCGGCGTCTCTTGCGCCAAATTCTTTTATAGCAAAGTTACCACTTTGGTCTCTTTTCATAAACATTTTGCCGTCATGTGTATTGACAGCTACTTCGCCTAGTTCTAGTTGTTCAATCGATGGGATTTTACCCGGCTCAGCACTTCTCTTGAGTCTTATTGTTGACATATAATCGTTCCCCTATGCAGACTGTGTATTATGTATGTAGTTTATAAACACAATTCTATTTATCAAATGCGACATTTTTTGGTTAGTTTTATGCTAATTTAACTAGCAATTACATGTATATATAGTTTTTTAGAGATTTCGATCTATAATAGTGGCTAATAATGGTTTTTAGAAACTTCCTCCGTCAATATCACCCTCAATTCTTCTTGCTGTAAACAAGTTAGTTACAGTTGCATCGCCATTGACAACTAGATTTTCTTCAAAATCTGTACCCTCGTTACCGATAACAACCTTGCCTTCGTCGATTTCAAAATCAACTCCAGGTATTCTTACTTTGCTTATTAATTCATTACCTATTGTAACTTCGTTATTAGCACTTTTTGAAGAAGGGTTTGTATAGTTACCAATTATTATGTTGTTACTACCTACTGTCAAACTGTTTCCAGAATTGTGTCCAATGATTACATTAAACCAACCTTCAGTAAGTCCACTACCGGTATTGTTACCAATAGCAATATTCAACTCTCCGTCTAGTGCAGAGTTTACAAGTGATCCCTCGCCAAGTGCTAAATTTTCGTTATTATTAATTGCATCACGTAGTTGTTCAATGCCAAACAAAATATCTCTATCTACACTTTCATCATAAACAGATAAACTGTAAAGCATAACATGTTTTGCTTCTAATCTACGAGAGAAGTAGGCATCGTCTCCTACATATAATTTCTTTGCGATGCCTACTCCTCCATCTACTACAACCGATCCAGAAGTTGCGCCAGTAGAATCTGTGGTATTGTTAAAGTTTGCAATTCCTTCAACATTAAAATTTTCTTCAACATTTAAATTACTTTGTTGAACTTGTACTGCACCTTCAGGTCCATTAGCAATTAAGTTAATGTCACCGTTTAGGTTAAGTGCAGATATTTCGTTATTCTCTATTTCAATATTACCAAGGACAGCTCTGTCACCTTTGACTCCAAACTCTCCTACATAATTTGCTCCAGATATATAAACTACTTTACTACTAGTAAGTTGACTAGGTAAATTATCTCCAATAAAATTTAAGATTCCTGATTTATAGTCAAAGAACCATTCGTCATTATTACCACTACCAGCAGCAAATATTTGTGTACCAGTAGTTTGTGGATTTGCTGCTCCTGGGTTATCGATATAAACTTTGATTTGATATGTAGATCCAAACTCCGGAGGTATCCAATTTATTATCGGAGTGCTATCAGGTTCAACTGTTCTCCAAGTACGTCTCGGTGATGCAGTAATATCTTCTTCACATTCAACTGTATCATCAACGTTAGCACCTGCATCACTATAAACGTCAACAAGATTTTCAATATTAACAACTGGGATACTACTTGGGATAATATCTGAGTCAACCCAAATAGTATCACCTCTAAGTAATAATGGACTAGGTATACTTTCGTTGACCGCTGCTTTAATACCATTTACGTCAGTCTTTGAAAAACCATAACCAATCTTTTTCCAAAGAAAGTCTAACTTCTGTTCGTCTGCAATTGCCATCTTATGTCTGCCCTATGTTTAACGATGTAACGCTTTGCCCTGCTGATAATGCTATTCTTACAAGAACAACATTGTCTTGAGCGTTACTCATATTTTCGCTACCTAGTGTCATATCATAACCACCTGATAATGATTGATTTGGTATTATTCTATCAGCACCTGTGATTGCACAACCATCTGATCCGTTACCAGTACCGCCTGAATTTCCATCTATTGCACCCGGAACACCTGCACCAGCATATTGTGTAGAACAATCTAGCCAGCCGTTTAGACTACTACCATTGTCAATTGCTGTACCTGGTGCTGCTATCCATACGCCGGCAACACCACTAGGTGCTGTAATATTAATTGCAAAGTTAGCAACAACTCGTCTACGGAATGCCATTGTAAAGTATTGTGTATTTGCTCTTGTTGCAGTATTAAGATTAGGACCTAATGGAAGATAATTTGTATAGTCTTCTACATTGTGTTCGATTTCGCCTAGTCTAATAATTGCTTCTCTAATATTTGCAATTCCGCCTGCTGCTGATATCCCTGAATCTGTACCTTCTGTATAAACATCATTTGTATAAAAATTTGTCGAACTAGTGTATACTGGATTGTCTACAGGGTCAGTATCAAAATCATGTATTCTAATTGCATCATCCGTGTAAACGCCATTTCCTAAACTACTTGCAACATCAATTGCAATTTCACTAATACCAAACTGGTTAGATGTATGTAATGCAATTGGTATACTAGTTTCCTGTCTATACGACGAATAACCATTTAAATTTTGAATTCTATAACGCACTGAATCAATAGTCCTTCTACTGCTTGTAACAATAGGTAGTGTAAGATCATCTAATACATAACCTGTTGTTTTTCCACTATCAGCAAAAGGATTTCCGCTGCCGTCTAATAAAGGTACAGTGCCTTCAATTGTTGAATAGTTGTAATATGTTTGTGTAATAGCCTGTCCAGTTTGGCCTTCTGGACTAGTAGATGTATCTGAATTTGCTTGAACAATTTGAGAACTATTTAAGTATGCTTGTCCTATCCAGTTTTGTACTGTTACGCCTGTTAATGTTAGTGTTGGATTTCCTGAGTTATAATACGGTATACCAGAAATATATCTGTATGTTCCAGCGTTATTTTCGATAACTGTTCCTGCTGTAATAACCGGAACTGAGTTTACATCATCCTTTACAAATTCAACTAAGTTTGTATCACCATTTACATCATGGCGCAACTGGAATGTGCATAAACCAAACGGAACTACACTTGCCGTTTCTTCTACGTGAGCTCTATAACCAAAAAATGCATCTGGATAAAATATACTATTTGAGAAAGACAACGAGCCGCCTGATGAGTTTAATAAATTATAGTCGCTTTGTGCATCAATCTTCAAAGCATTATTGCTTCCACTATTTGTGCTAAACGGATTTGTAAAAGTCCTTGTACCAGCAGTAACCCCATTTACTTCAGCAGTTAATACTGGAGCAGAAATTAATCCATCGCCAAAATCTGATTCTAGCCCTGTTTCTGCATAAGCGTAATTTGTAAATGTAGTTGTTTTAATTGTACCAGACGTTGATACTGTTCTTGGCAATATAGTGCCTGCAACAGAACTAGTTGCTAAATTTACATCATTATTAGTAAAGTTTGCACAAAGACTAGCATTACCAGTGCCTCCAGTGAATGAAATAGTTTTAGTACTTAGGCCGTCAGGGTCAACTGGGTCATTTTCATATACTTTTAAAGTTTTAGATGTACTTAGAGGAAGAATAGTTGGATCACATGATTGGTGATCTGTCATAGTTAATGTTACAGTGCTATTACCAGTTCCTGTTTGTGTTCCGTCTAGCCATGTGTGTGCAAGTCTAGGACCTCCTGATCCACCATCTTCGGTATCGTCTGGTGTAATCGTTTCAGTAATTCCGTCACCCCAGTTTATAGTATATGTAACTGTGTTATCTAAACCATAGTCAGGACCTGTGTTAGTTGTTATGTTTTCTAATGCTAAAGAATTACCTTCTATAACATATAAATCATTTCCTGAAAGTATACTGCCGCCACTTGTACTTCTGTATAAATTATATCCCATTACTGGATCTTGTGTGTAAACTAGAATTAAATTTTCTTGTAATAAATCACTATCGGTTCCTGCACTGCCAGGAACTTGAGCATTTGTATTTCTTACTGTAACTTTTACAGTAAACAAGCCTCCTAGCGGAGCATCATAAACAAAGGATACAGTAGACGGATTAGTTCCTACATATACACTATCGTGTGCACCTGAAGGTACATTATATGTTCCGCCGGCGCCTTCTATAAGAGATTTAATATATTCAAATCTATTGTTTACATCCCAGTCAACTTCTACTCTATTATATTCACCGTCTACATTTAGATTAAGTGTAAATGTTTGGCCACTACCTGCTGCTGCCGGTGACGGTGTAGCAGCATCAATATCTCTAATAAATGTATTGTTTCTAATATTATTCATAGACTCATTTAATAAGTCGATTGCTTCTGCAATAAAAGTTTTGTCGTCGATAATATCTTCTTTAGGTGCACCGTTTTGATCTGTATTTGCGCTTAGAAAGAATGCACCATCGTTATAAACACTATCCTCCGGAAAGCCCATTGGAATGTTATCGCCTCGGTTAGTAGCAAGATTTTCTTCAAAATATCTAATCATGCCGCCTTCGGTGATTAAGTTTACATCCTTGGCTGCTGATGCAGAATATGTAGAATGGTCGTTGTTGATATCTCTTACTTCATATCCATTTAAGTCAAAGTGTCTAAGATACATTGTATCCCAGTATTTTGTTTCAGATCCTAAATCAAAACCTATTACAGCAGTTGAATCAGGAGAAGAAGAAATTGCATTTATATTTGGAAGAACATCACTGTTTACATCTGCATTAAAAGTAATATTGTCTGTATTTTGGTCACCTAAAACTAAATCACCGTCAGCAGTAATCGATCCGGTAGCGTGAATGTTACCGTCTACTTCTAAATTAGTAAAAATATTTACAAAGTCAGTAGCAGGATTTGGAGTATAAACATTTATGTGTCCACTAGTAGATTTAATTTCATTACCGTCTATTTGGATATTATCGATATCCATTAGTACACCTTGGATACTGTTTGTTGAAATTACATCTGGTACTGTAACTTGTGTAGCAATGTTAACATCTTTTCCTATGTCAACAATACTTCCATCAGTAGGATTAATAAACAGATTTCCGTTTATAGTAGTAATACTATTATCATCAATTCTTATATTGTTTACGTCAAGTCTGTCTAAGAACATATCAAAGCCATCGGCTTGAGTAAAGTCGCCTATAAGTTCTGTTCTACCAACTAAATCAATAAATGTTGTTTCAACGCCAAGTCTATCTCTAGATGTTACTTGTATGTCTCCATCATTAGGTCTGTTACCAATTCGTTCTACTCTTAAATCAGGAACATCAACTTCAACTTCAGCTTTAATTGAATCTCTAAACACAGCGGTCTCTGAAGTTATAGTTGTTCCTAAAAAGTTAATTGAGTGTACAGTACTGTCATCACCTGCTGTACTAATATTAACATCTCCGTCAGTAGCAGTAATATTTGTATCAATTGCTGATGTTAAATTTAAATTAGCAACTGATGTACTATCACCTGCGCCAGCGGATATATCAATGTCGTTAGTAACACTGGAAATAGTATTATCATCGATTAAAAGTTTATCATCAATATTAATAAAAGCATCAGTACCAAGAATGTTTAGTCCTTTAATAATTGTTGTTTTACTTAAAAGTCTAATTTGCGTGTCAGCATTCGGGTTTCCAAATGGGTCTGTACCTATTGGGCCTGCTTGTAATCTTAAATCAGTATCGTTAGAAAGTATCTGTATAGTGTTTTGATTGAGCAACATGTTTTCGTCAATCTCAACTCTGCCCGTATCTACTTGTGGAGTACTTATTATGCCATCAACGTTTAGATTAACATCAATTTGTGTGCTTCCTGTTACAGATAAATCTCCGTCAATGTTTACATCGTTATTTAAATCTATACTTTCGCCGGCTCCGGCTGTAACAATAATACCGCCAGCGTCAGCCGTAATGGTTGTATTGCCGCCGGCATCTTCGGTTATACTAACTTGACCAATGTCAATATTAGGTGCAGTAATAGTTCCGTTAGTAGAAGTTATATTGTTATCTACTGTTAAGTTTGCTGATGTAGTTACATCACTATTAAGTTGTATTTCGTCTGTTGCAGTTGCAGGAGTAAGAACTAAATTTCCGCTAGTAGTACTAATAGTTGTAGTATCCATAAAAATGTCAGCTACTTGTAAACTAGTTTGAAATATTGCAGTTGTACTTCTTAGTTCTCCGGTGATATCAAAATCAGAGGTTGGGGAACTGTTGTTAATTCCAACTCTGTTGTCGTCTACTGATAGATATAATATTGCGGGGTCGCCGTTCTCGTTATTAAAAAATATGTCAACTCCGTCTCGTGATAACTCACTCTTCAAGACCTGACCTGAAATACGACCTACAGCCATTACTCTTCCCCCGGGGATCCTGTCCCACCAACCACTTTCTCATCCGCTTGGTTACGGTTCTTTGCGGGTTGACCACAGTTTGTCCTGAAGATTAGCCCTCATAGCTACGCCTCATTAATATTATTTATCGTATTATTAAAAAAAATAAGTTACTTGTTAAAGTTATGTAGTACAGTTACATCTTTGCCAATTGGAACAGGTGATGAAAATACAATATACCAGCCTGCCGCATATGGGCCATTTGGTCCTGTTAATGTACCATCACTCTGTGTAAGTGTATAATTCGTTGTTGCTAACTGAAATACATTTTCAATTAGAACTAGCATTGCTTGCGCACTGTCAGGTGCAGTAAAGTCTGCATCTTGGTTATCGAGTGGACCAAAGGTTGTTTCAGTACCATCGTGTCCACTAAATGTTTGTTGAACAATTTCTCTTGGTTCTTTAAAACGAACTTTTCTCCAAGCACTATCTTGATATGATTCAAATTCTTCCGAAGTTGTATTATATCTCATATGACCATTATTAGGAGTCACAGGTCTCTCTGCTTCTGTACCTTTTGGTATAAGCATTACTCGTCTTGTGTCCATTACAACCTGTTCGTTAACGTCGAACACAACTGCGTTTCCTAATGGTGTTTTATTACTTGTAGATTGTCGTTTTAAATATTTCATTATAGTTCCAAGAAGCTTGTTGTTGCTGAAAGATAATTAGAAGAAGAATCTCCGCCTGCTGGATAATCACCATTGATAACAATTTTATCAAATTGCTCCATAATTATTTTTTCTGTATCAAAAGTAAATGTTTCACCCGCTGGTAACGGTAAACTTTTAATTACTGTGTTTAGATCACTAATTGGGTCACCAGTTTTTACAAAATGCATTGTAAATGATGCTGCATTTGCATCTGGATCTGCTGGATCTGGTTCGGATGTATTACAAATCATAATTACAGTAACAGCAAATCTTAATCCTGCTGGTACTTCTAGTAATTCTGTATCTTCTACTCCAATTTGAACGCTTTTAATTGCCATTGTCTTTTACCTTTTTAAAATATAATTCCGTATAGAATAGATTTACTTCTACTCACTAACTCGTCTCTTGTTTGTTCTTTGTTAACAAAGTATATACCTGTACCACCAATTGACTGATCACTTGCATAAATCTTTACGCCATCAGTTGGTGTTGCTGGAACAAGTAATGGATTTGGAAGTTCTTTAATTGCAAGATTGTTATCAACTAATACACTTTGGTTACTTGTATGTTTAAGAACTAAGTCAATACCTGATGATACAGTAGTAATTTGATTATCTTGAATTTTTATATCATCAATCTCTGCTCTATCATCGTAAAAATATGCTAAAGATACATTATCAATCTTAAATTCAACAAAACTTTCAAGATTACCAATAGCAACATCTTTTGATAGTGCTTCAACGTATGTAATACCGCTTCCGATAAACTCGTCACCTGACGCAATACGTCTAATACCAACGAAACCTAAAACAGCATCGTCGACATATTTTTTATTTGGTATGTGATCGTCTTGTGTAACATTACTTTCATAGTTAACAGTACCTTCAACACTTAGTACTCCTGAACCTTGGCTGATTAAAAATAAATTTCCGCCACCTGTAACAATACTGTTTGTTTTTAAACCTATTAAGTTTCCAATATCGTCACGTAATATAAATGCACCACTTCTAGGTGTTACATCAATATCAGGATTTTCATCATCACCTGGATCTAACCAAGTTACATTTTCATCAAATAAAATGTAAGCATCACTAAATCCGCCGCGGTCAATACTTATACCACTTGAGTTTGGAGCACCAGCAGTAGCACTACCTGTAACTCCAGATCCTGTTTCGCCTTGGTTAACTACAATAACATTATCTTTAACAGTTAAATTTTCAGATTGAACAGTAACCGTATTACCTTCGACTATTAAGTCACCACTAATCCTTACTGTACCAGTTTCTAAACCTGTATTAAGAGATATTTCTCTACCAGGCTCAACTGATATTTTGTAATCTCCGTCTATTACTTTTAAAAACTTTGACATAAATTACCCTCTTTCTGTCAATAAAAGAATATTAGACGTTGAGTCGTGATCTATAGTAAAATAATATCTTATATTTTTAAAATCAAACATAATATCCTTTATTACCTTTGATATTAAAACAAAACTAACATTATCTGTTACTAACCCTTTTATTGTCATTTCATTTTCTTCTAAATCGTTACTGTTTCTTTTATTAACAAGTGTACATATTCCTTCATTTCCAAGATCATCTTGGACTTTGAATGTTGTATCTGTTATTTGTGCTAAGATAACACCAAAAGGTGAAACCTTAGCACAACCAATCTTGACTGTTACTATTAAATCTTTTAGATAGTTTACTACTGTTCCAAAAACATTAATAGGTCTAGTCATTACTCAATCCTTATGCGTCTTCAGTAAAATCATCGTCATCTGTGTTAGCAACGTCATCTGCACCAGCTTCTTCAACCTGTGCTGCGCCGTCTACTAGTGATGTTGCAAAGTTCCATGCTACACTTGCGCCGTCATAGGCGTTTGATCCTGTTGCACTCGGTGCTGACAATGTAGCTTTACGTCCAGAAATTTTACTTACTGTGTAAGTTTCTTCATCATCCATCTTAAATGATATTGACATTTCGCCTGCTGCTAATGCTGATGGTAGTTTTCCAGTTGTTAGTACACATGTATGTACAGTATCAGATGCTCCTGCTTCTGAACATACAAATCTTTTAGATCCTTTTTGCTTTACAATAAAACCTTCTTTTACGCCTGCGCCATCGTGAAAGTTTACTTTAATTTCATCTCCTGCACCTGGGCCTGTAGTAGCATCTGCAAATAATCGTTTGTTTAATGGTCTTCCCATTGTTTTCTCCTTGACGTTCTAGGTCTACGCGGTGGGTCCGCATAAGTCTTCTTACGAAGCACTTTTAGACTAAGTATTTATCTCGTTTGTTAGGAATACAATTTATAAAATCTCTAACAATGTCAAAATGTACGCTTAAAGTAGAAAATAATTCGCCATTTAGTGTATTAGCAACGGTACTATAACTAGTTTTACCTATATCTGAATAATAATCTATATCAATTCCGTAATCTGGAAATATACCCGTTACAAATAAACATGTATCGCCTAATGTTTTTGCATCACTTGCTTGTTTTAATTGTAAAAACGATTTTGCAAACGAATGAGAAGGTAAAAAATTTGATTTATCAATATGAGATGCCAGTAAGACTACAACATAGTGCTCAATAGTTTCTGGTAATTCAATACCAGTATGTTGTCTAGTTTCTTGTACTACATCATAAAATGCAGATACATATTCATCCTGCATGATGTATTTATAAAAAAAAGACCTGCTAAGTTAATAACAGGCCTTTTTTATAATATGGATAGGTTGGACTTGCGAATACCAACAACCCAAGCGTACAGTCGCTCGAAAATAACTTAGGCGCCTCACAGTAAACTAGTTAGGTTTACTTTTTCTAGCACTCCGTGTCTCCACAGTCTACTAGCACCACTACAGTGTGTGAGCCAAGTTCGGAGCCTGCTACTCCTCTTCCTTGCACTATCTAACTCAGACCGTCGTCTTTGTTATGTAACTAATATAACATCTATACAGACAATGTCAACCATTTTATTAGAAAAAAAGTCAAAAAAATAGGCGCCGTAGCGCCTATCTTTTATCTGTATTAACTATAACTTAGCTAAAGCTTACATTTGAATTATCAATTGCAACTTTTGCTAGATAATCAGCTGCGTTACCTAGAGACGAAGCAGTATTTGTTAGCTCAACATATCCATAACGAGTCATGAATGATACTGTTGGCTCAAATGTGCCTGGATCTAGAACAACACCTGAACTCATTAGTGGGATGTACGGGCAATAAAACGCTGCTGCGTCTGATTCGCTTGTACCTTTGTACCCAATAAGTACTGGTGATGCATCTGATGCATATGTGTTTACATATACTTTCATTGCGTTGTTTAGTGTACCAACCATTTTAGTGTTTGTTGGTGCTTCAAAAGTACCTTCTGTAGTACGAGCAAATGCCGAAGTAGTTGCTGACTGTAGAAGTGTAAGTGTGAATGGTGAAACAACTGCCCAGTTACCTGCGCCGCGACGTGTACGCTGAGCGATTAGGTTTGATGCGCGGTTGATTTGAACTGCAAGTGCTGCATGTTCGTCACCAACAAATGTAGCTGTACCTGATACTGCTGCTTGGTTGTATGTTTCAACCGCAGTACCGGCTAGCGAAGTTAAAGAAGCTAAAACTTCTTGGTCAATCTCAGCAGTAATTTCTTGTGCTAGAGCAGCCATTATTTCTGCTTCAACATCAATACCATGCTGTGACTGAGCATCTTGAGCTGCTTCGAAAGTCCAACGAGCTGATAGCTTGCGTGACTTTGCTTCCACAGTTTGTTTCAAGATCTGAATACTCATTCTGTTACCAGCAACACCTTCCATAGCTGCTGTTACATCAGCAGTACCTGGGTTGCCTTCGTTTCCTGAATAAGCTTCAGCAATTTTGAATGGGCTTAGAGCCTCTTCGCCAGCTGTTACGTCTGTGCCACCACTTGTAGAAATGCTATCTGCATAACGTACTCTTAGTGTGTGGATTTGACCAACTGGTCCAGTCATAGGTTGAACACCAACTAGCTCATTAGCTATAACTGTTGGCATAACACGTCTAATCACTGGAAGGATTACACGGTTTAGTGTTGCGACATTACCGGCAGATGTAGCACCAGCTGTAGCAGTTTCTGAAAGATACTTGCGAGTATTTTCTAATGTTGCTGCCATTACGCTTTTCTTGTTGCCATTTAGGCCTTCAAGAAGTGCTGTTTTCGTATCCTGCCAGCGACTTTCTAGTAGTTCCGACATAATAATCTCCTTAATTTAATCCAGCAAGACGCTTGATGTCAATAACATTTCCGTCGTCTGCTTGTTTACTACTTGTTTGTGATTGCTCACGGTTGCCTGTTACTTCTTTTGCCTCTATTAGTGGTGCCTTTTGCTTTGCTGGAGTATTACTATCAATAACTGATGGTAGGTACTTTTCAAACGAAGATTCTAGTCTTGATGTTTGTACTGATTCCAGTAAGTCTGTCATAATTTCTCTTTGGTCCTTACTTAAAGGTCCAAGAAGATTGTTCATTTTTTCTGCTCTTATTGCTGATTCTTGAAGTCTTTGTTTTTCTGCTTCTTTAGATTCTGCAATAGCAATTGCTTTTGCAGCATACTTTTTAGCTTCTGCTAGTTGTTGATTTTTAGTATCAAGAACTTTTAGTAGCTTTGCAGTTTCAGTTTTTTCATTCAAATATGAATTAGTGTATTCAGCTGCATATGCTTCAAATATTTTACGACCAAAGTCGTTTCTACGTGCGACATTGATATCTTCTTTTAGTGCGCTAATCTCTTTAGTAAGAGTCTTTGCAACTGTTTCAGATACTAGTGTAGCACTTCTTTGGATAAAGTCAGTTTTAACTTTAGCCAAGTGTGATTTAGCCTCACGTACTAAACGTACTTTTGTTTCTGCTAAATCTTTTTTGTCTTCATGAAACTCTGTTATCTCTGAAGCTAACTGTTCTACAACGAACTCTTCAAGTTTAGCATAAGACTCAGCCATTGCTGCTTTGTCTGCTCTAAGTTCTTGAATTTCTCCTTGTAACTGATCTACAACAAATGTTTTTAATAGATCAGCATTTTCACGCATTGCTACAGCATATTTTGCTTTAGCTTCTGCTAATTGCTTTCTATCTTCAGCAAACTCAGCAATTTCACTTGCTAATCCTTCTGATAACATCTGATCAATAGCTTCCACCATTGTATTTTTATCGTGCTCGTACTTCTGTGCGAACTCTTCACGTAGTTCAGCGGTTACTTGTTGGCGATTCTCGACGATCTTCGCATTCCAAGCTTCCTCAACTTCAGCTCTGATTTCTTCCGAAACAACATCGTTTTCAAAAAGTGTTTTCAGTGCGTCCAACATTAATTGTCCTCCTATTATTGGAGTTTGCTGATTATGTTAATCAGCGATTCCTTAAGATATTTTTGTGCCTTGTTATCGTGTTTTGTTGCCTGTGCTAGTTCATATGCCTTCATACCCCCACGAGCATTTAATAATTGTTCGTAGATTGGTGTTGGGTAAGCACCGGGGGCGCTGGGCTGAGCCACAACGTCCACAGTGATAATTTCAAAGTCAGCAACATTACCGTTGTTGTCAACTTCACCTGCTCCTCTTGAAGAAACGCCTAGTTTAACATCTGCTTCAAGCATAGTTTTAACTAATTGTCCCATTGGAGTTGGTAATATTTTTAGTTTTCCATAACCATTTGCACCGTCCATCCACATGCTTTCAATCATGAGACATACACGGTCTAGGTTAATATTTAAGCCATCTGGATGATCAACCTCTCCGAGAGGGGTAAATCCGTTTTGGATTTGATCGTTGAGCGTTTTGACAGCCCTGCCAATTTCGTTTACAGGATATACTCGCTGATTAGCGTTACGGACGTCACCTTGAATGCAAATACCTTTCATATAAAGATCTTTGCCTTCGTTGGCATTCTCAAGCACAATTTGTGCTTGATCGAATGTCAAATGCTCTCGTAAGTAGTTGTTCATCTAATGCCCTGTCTTGCTTACTTTGCTCGCTTGCTCAACTTGTTAAGTGTTGGACCTGCGGCTTTGTCAGCAGTTTCCGGCTTACCTTTTTTCTCAGCGCCGTGTCCTGGCTCAGATTTTTTAAATCCTGTTTTGCCAGCTTTACCACCAGGAACGTTAATGTTCTTAGTGTTCATGTCTTTTGGGTTTTGGTCATTAAGTGCTGAACCTTTTATTTTTGATCCTGCGCCAGCTTCTCCACTGTTTTCAGTATCGCTACGTAAAATGTTTGCGCTTGTTCCGCCCATATTATTTGGACCTGCTACAGATGATTTTGTGTTTGCGCCATTGTCGCCCATTTTAGCCGGAGCAACTTTTTCTACATACTCACGCATTTGTTCCGCTGCTGACTTATCGCCTTCTTCAACTTCTTCGTCTGCTGCTTCGTCTAGATCTTCGTCTGACTCTTCAACTTCTTCGTCTGCTGCTTCTTCAACTTCTTCGTCTGCTGCTTCAAATGCATAACCTTCTTCTGGCTCTTTGTCATCCATGTCCATGTCCATGTCGTCGCCTGCTTCTTCTTCGTCGCCTGCGTCATCATCGTTCATCATTGAATCAAATTCTGCTTTTAGTTTTTCTAATTCATCTTCTAGATCTTCAACACGATCGGCCATGTCACCTTCGTCGTCCATGTCCATGTCGTCGCCGTCTTCGTCGTCCATGTCTGGATCCATATCCATCTCCATGTCGTCGCCAGCATCGCCACCCATCATCATTGGGTCTGCTTCTACTTCAAACTCGTCTAGATCAAAACCTTCTTCTAGTTCATCATCAGACTCATCTACTTCTTCGTCTGCTTCGTCTAGATCTTCTTCTGACTCATCTACTTCTTCTGACTCATCTACTTCTTCATCAGATGCTTCATCAACTTCTTCGTCTTCTAGTAGTGACTCATAAATATCTCTTGATTTTTCTACCACAATCTCGTGGAATAGTTCTTGTGCTCGCTCTTTGTCTTCGTTGACAAGTAGCTCGAGCATTTCTTCAAATTTACTACGATCTGCCATTGTTTTCTCCTGCAATAAAATAAATACCGTTTACTCGGTATGGGCTGTCAATATTATTTACTTTATTTACACGAAATAGTCCTGAAACGGCTATTATTTGCAAGATTTTCAGTTATCTGACTACATTAATCCGTGTCGATTTTTAAAATCTTCAACGGTAATGTGTTTTATGTTATCAATATTTACCAAATCAGGAGGAATAAAGCCTTCTTTGTCAATTACTCTTATATATTGAATATTAGGGTTTTCTTTTACAGTAATCACTGTTTGTTTAAGCCAATTGCCATAAAATGTTGCCCTGTCACCAGATTTTTTATAATTCGGTGTACTCGAAAAAATATTATTTACAAATCTACCGTCATCTAAACCTTTATAATCAAAACCTAATATATAAATTATTTTATGCTTATGCTGACTAGCTAACCATAATGCCGTCGGACCGCTGCTCCAGCCTTTGCTTGGATCAAACAAATTAAGATGTGTTATGTTGCGATAACTACGATTAGGGTTTGTCCATAAAGGTCGTGTTAAATGCCATCCTGTTTTTGTAATTTCAAAAACCATTCTAGTATCTACTGCAATTAAATAATCAGGATCGAATGTTCTATAAATTGCATTACATCCGTACATTTTACCAAAGGCTCTCAAAGGTTCTAAAGGAATGCCCTTTCGACTCATGCCATTGCCTATTATAAATGCTTTCCGCATTCCTGAAACATTTTCTTCAACAAGTTCTTGTGCATGTTCTTGTATTTTTATTAACGTAGGGTTAGGTTGTGGCTTACTACGTTCTATTGCACTTTGCTTTGCAATACGCTCTCTAGCTTTATCAATTTTACGTTGTTCTTTGAGACGTCTGTATTCTTCTTTAGAATACTTTGACTTGTCTATCTTGGCCATTAGACACCTTCAGCTGCTGCGTTTGCTGCCATTCCGTACATTTGTCTTACAAATTGAAGATCTTTTTTCTTTTCTTCTGCGTGTAAATCAGATGCTTTTCTAATTCTATTAATTTGTTTAAGAGTTAGTCTAGTTTTTCTTGTGTCGTCATAGTCAATAGGTGACACATCGTTTTCAGGCTCGTAGCGATCATCTTCTACAGGCTCTACAGTTTCTTTATCAAAATAAAATATTTCTCTCAGTATCATAGTATTATTTATATCGTTTGCTCAGCATTTGCTCCGCCGCCTGGCATAGGCGAATCGCCTGTTGCAGTTTCGGGTGAATCGCCTTCCGAGCCTTGTATTGGTGCTTCACCTGTATCATCTACATCTTCAATCCCGCCTAAGTCACTTTCTATACCAGCACTACTTATACCAGCACTACGCATTTCGCCGCCTGCGTCAGTTGCTGTTGGCTCAAGTGTTTCTTCATTTTCTTCACGCCATAAGCGTTCATTTTCTGCAATCTCTTCAGCTGATAAACCTAAGAATCTATCAAGAGCAAATCTATTTGAAATGTAAGGCAGTGCTGCCATTTGTGTATACGTAGGCACTCGTGCATTATCAATTTCACTCTGTCTATAACTTGCAAAGTTCTGCGGTGGTTGGAATTTAAGTTGAAACATATTTGTATCTATGTTTACACCTTTTTCTAATACATAACGTTTAAACTCAGTATCAAACTGCTCAGCAACTAATCCTTGTAAACGTTCACAATATGTATTAAATCTTAATTCTTGAATGTATGCTGTTCCTACTCTACCGTCATTATATTGGCTACTTGCATCATCTGCACCAGTAGGTAGATAACTTGACGGAATACGCAAGCCGCGAACTAACTTGTTAGTAAAATATCTAAGGTCATCAATTTCTCCTAGATTAGTTCCACCTGGCAATGTCTCAACTTTAGATCCACGGCCCTCAGCCGTTTGTGGAAAGAAGTAGTCTTCGTTAATTGACAGAGGATTATAAGAACTGTCTATGACATTTTGCCCTCCTCCAGTCGCCGATGGGATTCTTCTTTGGTGAATTTCGGTCTTTACACGCTCCACAAACTGCATAGCAAGGTGTGATGGCATGTTACCCACATCAACGTAGAATACTCTGCGCTCAGGAGCACGTTGAACACGATAGATAATAATCGCATCTTCAAGTAATTCTTTTTGTTTGTATACTTTAAATACAGTTTCTAATAGTGAATTACCAAACGGATAATTTTTATCTAAGCCTTCTGATAAACTTAAATGCACTACATGTTTTGCATCAACTGTAATTTCATTTTCTTCATTTTGCCAACGGTTGCCGTTGTTAATTGGGTTATTACCAACCATTCCTCTAACACCGCCAGTTAAATATCCACTGCCGCCGCCTGTTACATTACCGTTAGTATCAAACGGAGTTGTTGCAACCATATCTACAAAATTTACATTAAAGTTTTTTACAACATACTGTTCAGGCACTTTGCCTTCTGATTCGTTAACAATAATTTTTGTTACATTAGATGGATCAGTATGAAACCATTTTCTAGTTTCTGGATCTCTAATAAAAATTTGGTCACCGTACTTGAATACATTTCTTAGTATTCTAAACATACGTGTATCAAATTTTTGTATCTTACACCATTGCTTTAGATACTGGGCAAGTATTGTAACTTCAGTATTTGTTGCCTTTTTATTAAATTCAGTTATAAAATGTGTACCGTTTTGATCATTAAGTTGAGAACAAAACTCTGCAAGGATATCTAAAGCAGCATTAACCTCTGAATCAAGATCCATTGTGTTGTACTGGCCATAACGTTCAACACGATTAGGTGTACCAACATATACATCAGGCAAATAACTCGAATAGTTTGATCTAGCAGGACCAGGCATACTACCAGAGTTGCGATTACTAAATGGACTATAGCTTCCACTAGGGTTATTTACAGTTGGTACTGGTGTAAAATATTTTTTCCAAGACATTTTTTGTTTTCCTTACGGGCTCGTTATATTTCCGTCAGCAAGATTATTATTGGCTATACCTGCTATGTTCTTAGACATTGTCTTATTATATCTGCTAGACCACATAGTATGTTCTTCTATTTTCGCTAATATACTATTTAACTCTTTTACTGTTTCCTCAGTTAGACCTGATCCGCTGCCTAAATTAAATTTACCTTCATTAAGAAGTGATGCAGTGCTAACTCCGCTTTCGCGGATGCCGCTGTTTTTATCTGCAAGTGCTTTGTTTAATTCAATAAATGAATCAGCTAATTTTTTAATTGCTTCAGCTGTATTTGTTATTCCTTCAATATCTGCAGATGCTAAATCATTTAATTTAGTTTTTACATTAGTAATATTAGCAAGTTCAGCAATTCCTTCTGCTGTTCCTTTTAATCCTTTTACTTGGCCTAACTTCTGTAGATTTATTTTTAATGAAGAGATGCTACCATAACTTACTGTTTCGCCGTTGTTAACTTGAGCCAATGTGCTCATGCCTGTTGCAAATGCTTCTAGTACTTTTAAATTGTTTTCAAGAAATTCGCTTTCAAATTTTGTAGATCCAAATTCTTTAATTTCTTTAAATGGATCTGTATCTTCTCCAAAAAAGAAATCTGCTACCCCGTTCCAAAAGTTTGCTAAACCTTCGTATTTTAAACCTGCTCCTAACGTATTCATACCTGTTGCAAATGCTTGTAAAGCTTCTGCTTTTAGTTTAATAGTAGCAGTATCGATTTCCATACCTTGGAATTCTTCTAGTAATTCATAAGTTGATTTTTGTTTGCCTTTGCCACTAGCAATCGAAAATAGATTTCCTAAAAAGCCACCGATGCCCTGTATAAAGTTTCCTAAACCGTCTGCTACTTTACCTACTCCGAGTGTGCCTATACCTAAACCTACAGCTCTCATACCTTGACCTACTGATTTTAATTTTTCTCCGTCTAAGTTTTCAAACTCTTTCATATTTTCAGAAAAAGTACCAAAACTTTCTCCTAGTACCCATACACCGACGCCTATTCCCGTTGCAATTGCACCTATTGCTGTTCCAAGAGCAGCAGCGCCTAATACTGCCTTAGCTCCAACAGGACTTCCCCAAACTGCTAGTCCTCTAGCTGCGCCTCCTAATAAGCCGCCTTCTCCTTTGCCGCCTTTGCCAAGTCCTTCTACAAATTTAGTGCCTGCTGGTGCTTTAAGTTTTCTTGGATCTGCTGCTATTTTTTTAGATGTTTTATTTCTTACTCTTGTTTTTCCATCCTTGCCTGTAAATTCTTCTAAATCGGAAGGTAGTCCTCCGCTTCCTGAGAATGCAGTTGTTAATGCTGTTCCAATTCCTGTTGCAATTGCTGTTGCTACACCTGCGGTTACAGCAGGAAGTAAAAATAAACCAGTAAACCCAGCTACAATAACTGTTCCAATTTCATCCATTAGTGTACCGTTTTCACCAAACAGGTCATTAATAGCTTTCTTAGTCTCAGCACTAAGAAATAACCCATCTTCTAGTTGACCGGCTTCATTTGGTTTAAATGGTTTAAGATCGAGTAAACTTCCATCTATTTTATCAGTAATTGCTTTAGTAATTGCACTACCAACTGTAGACAAAGTACCAGTCTTGTCTACATAGTCATTTTTTTGAAGTTCTTTATCTAGAGATGCTTTCTTTTCTTCAAGTATTTTGTATTGTTCTTCTAATCTTGCAAGTTCTTTTACAGCTTTCGATCTTGTTTCCTCATCTGGACTAGAAGCGGCTAACATCTCTTGTTCAAATTGTTTGGCTAAAACTTTTGAAAGTTGAGATTCAACTGTGGCTTTGTCATCTAATGCCCTTTGTTTTTGTTCTTCAGCAGTAACACCCATAAAGAAATCTTTGATTACTTGTGTAATGTCTGTCCACAACATATTCATTGCTGATTTAAATCCGTCAACACTTAAAGTAGTAATAAAACTTTCAGTCCAATCGGTAATAGTTACTATTGCATCTTTTAGAAGAGTAATAAATCCTTCCGAACCTAACATATTTGCAATACTTTCTACTGATTGTGATATTACTCTGAACACTCCGCTGTCAATAAAGTTATCTGTAATTTCTTTTCTTGCATTCTTGATAGCCTGATTAAAAGTAACTAATGCATTTGTTGTACTGTCTCTAGAATCAGATTCTTTTTTAGCTTTTTCGAGATCATCTCTTAATCTTTTTTCGTCAAAAATACCGTTATCCATATAATCAGTAAAGTTCTTGCCCATAGATTGTAAAATTAATGCTAATTCTTTACCAGGCCCGTCCATGCCTGCGGCTGCAACTGTTAATAAACCTTCTAAATCATCTGACGATGCTGCTGCTGCTTTAACGCCTTCTACAAATCTATCAATAGATCCTCCTTCAAACGCTTTCAGGTCAGTATTTGCATCTTTTGTTAGTGCGGCTGTAAGTTTTATTTGTTCTGCAATTCCCGGAAGCCCTGCTGCTAACATAGCAGTTGCATCAGTTACAGGACCTATACCTAATATTTGTTGTTTATAAAACTCTGCTCCAGTTTCGCCGTATAGTGCAGTAACTTCAGCCATACCAGAACGAACTTTTTCTCTTTCAGTTTCATCCATTTTAGACATTGCCATTTGGTAAGCAATATCATTTTGATTAGCAGCAGCCTTTGCTTCAAGTGAATCTATTTCTTCACCTGTTAATTTTGACAGTGTACTTAAACTTTTAGCGTAACTTGCTGCATTTAAAGCAAGCTGGGCATCATTTATTTGTCTTGTCCTTGATCCTGCTCTGTCAAGTACAGCATATCTCATAAGTGACTCGTTAATGTCTTCAAATGTCAAACCCATATTTAAAAGTTGATTACGTGTAGTTTTATCTAGTGCTTTTTGTAAATCAGCAACTCTACGAACACCTTGTGTAACAGTTCCGCCAAATGTTGATAATTCTTTAGAATTTCCTTTAACAAATCCTGTAAACTCGTCTAAAGTCATAAACAATTGAGCCGAACTACGCCTTACTTCTTCTAAACTGTTGCCCATTGAACCGCCTACACGAGATATTTCTCTAAAACTTTCTAGCGTGTCATCAAAATATCCAGTTAAACCTGCAATAGTACTACCAAATATCGGTATATGCTTTGTAAAATCAGTTAAACTACTGCCGCCGTCGATAAGTTCTTTAGTAAAATTACTTAAACTTGTACCTATAGCAACAATACCAACTCCAAGTACGCCTAAACTCTTGCTTAATACATTTGTATTACGCTTTACAGACTTTGTATTTTCATTTAGTGCATCTCTATGGTCAGTTACAACATCAATGCCTTTATCAAAAGCATCTGCAAGTTTTTTTGCTTTGTCAGCTGACTTTTTAGGATCAAATCCTTCTTTTTTAGCAAGGTGTTCAATTGCTTTGAGAAGATCTTTTAAGGTTTCTTCACTAGCAACACCGCCTTTACCAAAATTACCAATTTCAATTTCTTCAGCCAACCCTAATTCCTATAAACTGCGCACTTAATAAATATAGATATATACTTTACATTGTATTTATATGGAGATTACCATGCCAGAGTTCGACCCTAATGCATTTCAGGGAAATAATCAAGATTTTCAGCCTAACCCGCTGCAAAAATACTTTAGACAACCTAAAGTATACATAACATTGCCTAGTAAAGGTAATTTTTACCCAGAAGGCACACTCGAATTACCCGATAACGGTGAACTTCCGGTATTTCCAATGACTGCTAAAGACGAAATTACTATTAAAACACCAGATGCGTTGTTAAACGGACAAGCAACTGTTGATGTAATTAAGAGTTGTATTCCTGCTATAATTGATCCATGGCATATGCCAAGTATCGATCTTGATGCAGTACTTGTAGGCATTCGAGTTGCAACATATGGCGAAGAACTAACACTAACTACTAAAATTCCAGGTGCAGGTATAGAGAAAGACTATACTGTTGACCTTAGACAGTTACTTAATAAACTTTTATCTAATGAGTTTCACTCTGAAAGTACAATTAATGGACTAGGAGTAACAATTCGACCATTAACTTATAGAGAGTTTACTGAAAGTAGTTTAAAAACGTTTGAAGAACAGCGTATCTTTAATCTAGTTAACGACGATACTGTTCCTGATAGTGAAAAAATGTCAAAGTTTAATGAAAGTTTCTCAAAATTAACTGCACTAACCATCGATATGTTGTGCAAAAGTGTAGTAAGCATACGAGTTGAAGATCAAACTGTAACAAATAGAGGTCATATAGAAGAATTTATTAAAAATTCAGATAAAACCTTCTATACTGGAGTTAAAGAACATTTAGAAATTCAAAGATCACAGTTTGAATTAGAGCCTATGACAGTAAACACTACAGAAGATGAACAAAACGCTGGTGCTCCAAAAACTTTTCAAATTCCTATTACATTTGACCAATCAAATTTTTTCGGATAAAACTTCTTTCAATGAATCTGACTGAAATTCTAGCAGAAGATAAGAAATTAAAAGAAGAACAAAAACAACTAAAGCATGAAGTCATACAATTAGCATGGTTTATGCGAGGAGGTTGTAATCTTGAAGAAGCATTTTCATTATCACCTGAAGATAGAGAAATAATTAGCGGTATTGTTAAAAATAATATGGAAACTACTAAGAAAAGCGGACTGCCATTCTTCTAATCACTTGCCAACTTTACCATATTGGCTTAAACGTTGACTTTTATCAAAGTTCTTATCAACTATAGTAGGTTGTTTTTTAGGTCTTGCAGTATTATCAACAGATTTTTGTAATTGTGCTATTAATCTACGTTTTTCTTTTGAATTTAACTTTAGCGCAGCATTTTTTGTTGACATATATGCACTACTTACTTTTGTTGCAGGTTGTTTAGGTTCTTTGCTAGGCGTTTTTTGTCCAGATGACTGAGTAGGAGTCATAGCTTGTTTAGATTTTGCTAAAAATATAGTTTTTAACCGTTTTGCATTAATCGGAGGTGTTGTATCTATATCAGATGTATCAACATTTTTTCTTTTTAAGAAATCAAACAAATCATTATAGTCAGATGTCTTAACTTTTTTTTCTTGTGTTCCAAGATGTGCTGCATATTGCTGTAATAATTTATTTGCAGTAGCTTGTAGATCAGCTGCTCCTGCTTTTTCAGCACGTCGAATCATTCTTCCTTGTTTAGTTAAAGGAATAAATTCATCTAATTGTGATTCTGTTAATATATCATTAAGCTTCATGTATATATTTAGTATATCTACTTCGTAGATATAAGTTTTCGCTATCGCTCAAACTATATTTCTTCTTTTTAACTGAACGAATGTGAAGTAATAGTTTCATGTAGATTAATTAGTCAGACGGAACCTTGCAGGGTCCCGTCGTCCTCGAAGATATCTTCATGTGAGTATCATAGTCGAGACATTGGAAGTAGGTATTTGACTTTGCTACTGGGCTCTGACCTTTCCCAACCTACGTCGACATCACGCAAAATGCGCTATCCCCCGCTTCGTTCCTAGTGCTAAGGGGTTTTCGTAGCATACAGCCTGTTGGACTTTACCACTCCACCGGCGACGAGCATTACCTCGGCTGGATTTTGGCTTTTAAATAGTGTCCTGATGTGCCTTTAAATTTTCTCTAAGTATGTTTGATCCGCCTACACGCACGTTTATTATACCGTTATAATACTCGTCCGTCTCTAATACTCGCCTACTAAACTGTTCTCTTGCCTCTAAGTAAGACATTTCGCCTCTGCTTTTACAAAAATATAGTATTTCTCTTGTGAACTTGTCTTTGCCTAATTTTTCTACGTCTGCTAATAGTTTATCTGAAGACCCCCAATAGTCTTTCCAGTCTGATTCTTTGTATCCGCGTCTTTTATTTTTTTTGCCTTTTAAGGGTGGCTTAGTAGTTTTAAATTTTGCTAGTTTTTTGCCTATGTATTTGCGATCATCTGTTAAATTAGTAATAATGTAAACAAAACCTTCATACTCATCTGGTATTTCTGTAACTTCGTCGCCATTATATGTCCAATTCATACAATGTTTATCAATCCTTGTATTGTTTGCCTTTAAACTTGATTTTATAGTCTTTTTGTATCTCTTTTATTTCAGTATTTCGTTCTCTTGCTATTCTACGTATTTCTCTTGTTGCCTTTTGAACTGCGGAATATGCTCTAACTGAGTTTTTCCTTTCCCACCATTCATTTGCCTTAAAATATTCTAAGTATGCTTGAACTAATTGTGTATGTAAGTCGTCTTCGTTGTTCATTTTATTCTATTACCAGCTAATTCGCCTAGATTAAGATAATCAATTGCTTTAGATTGCATTTTTACAGATTTATTATTTTCGTAATTGTATGCTTCGAGCGAAATTATATCGCCAATGATACTTGTAATTGATCCAATAGCGGTATCACAATCACCGTCAACCATTTGAAGCATGTTACGTTCTGCCATTGCACACTGATATGTTTCTAAGTGATTAATTTTCTCTAATAATACTGTATTTTGATTTTTTAATGACTGTACAGCAATAACTCCTTGTCCTACAGCTGGTACTAATTCTTCTAATGCTAGTATCTTGTTTATTTCGTGACCTAAGTTCATTGTATCAAGTCCTGCCATTGCTAAAATTGTAGCATCGTACTCGTTGTCACGAACTTTTTGTATTCTTGTGTCAATATTACCTCTTATTGGAAGTATTTCACTGTTAGGAAACATTTTTGCAAGTTGTAATTTACGTCTAGGACTACTTGTGCCTATTTTACAACCGTCGACTAGATTTCCGATAACAGCATCACGCGGATCATGCCTTGGCATTACTGCACGAATTTCTGTTCTATCGTCTAAGTCCTTAGGAAGATCTTTAAAACTATGAACTGCTAAATCAATATTGCCTGCTAACAACTCTTGTTCGATTTTTGTGACAAAAACACCCTTTCCGCCTATTTCTGCTATATTTTTTTTAGCATAAATGTCGCCATCTGTTTTAATAGGAACAATTTGTATATCTACAATTGGTTTAAAGTTTGTTTTTATTCTGTTAACAACAATATCGGCATATGCAAGTGCTAATTTACTACCTCTTACACCAATTTTAATCATTCTACAATCTCCAAATCGTTTGCATAAGAAGTAAATCCGTTTTCTTTTACAACCTTTAATACATTGTTTACCCTTCCAACTAGTTCATCTTTGTGAGATATGAGGAAAATGTTTTTCTTGCGTTCTCTAGTCATTTTTTTAAGTACACTGATTGAGTTTTCAACACCTGCACTATCCATTCCTGAATCGATAAGTTCGTCAATGAACAATAAATTAATTCCTTGGTATAAACTTTCCCAAACATCACGGAATGCAAACGATAGTCCGAGTATAAGTCTATTGCGTTCACCTCTTGACAAATTATCAAAGTCTAGATCTTGTCCTAGTTGTGTAATTTCAACATTTAAGTCGTTTAAAAATTGTACTTGATGTGGTAATCCTAATACATCTAAGTAATAAGTTAGCCTATTGTTGAGATATGCTAAATTCTGATCAATAATTTTCTTACGTATAAACGAATCTTTGTTAGTTAATAATTTTAATAGAAACTCTTGATGCTCTTTAAACTCTGTAAGATTGTTTATGATACTCCAGTCAAGATCTTGTAGTGCAGTACTTGTTAGTTCGTTAATTTGTACTTCATACGGATCAACTTCTGCTTGTTTGTTTACTAATGCATTTTGCAAGTTTTTAACATTGTTTCTATGTTCGTATGCTTCTTTTGCAGTTTCGTAGAATGTAGTAGGACGACCATTAATATCACCAATTTCTTTAAGAGCAAGTGCAACATCTTTTACTTTTCCAGTAATTTCTGTTTGATAAGCAATAGCATCTTCTAGTTCTTTTCCTTTGCGTTCTGCAATCTCTGCTTTTTTGTCTGCATGAAGTTCTTGTCCACAAGTATAACAAGTAGCATCTTCTAGTTCTGCAATATCTTTTTCTGCTTTGGTTACACTTTTGTCAGCACGTATTAGTGCAGGTTCTAGTGTGCTTAATTCTTTTCTAAGAGCCAAAATAGAATTATTATGTTCTGTCCAGTTTGCTAATTTTTCGTGTGCATCTAATTCAGCATCAATGTCTAGTTTTTCTAATTCTTCGATAGCAGTTACTAGTTTTTCTTCGTCAGAACTGCGTTTTGCAACCCATGCACGTTGATTTTTACCTAAACTGTCAATTGTAGTTTGTATTTTTTGATTAGCACTTTCGATTGCGTTTAATTTAAATGTTTCTTCTGTAATAGCCTCTTTAGTACGCTTAATTTCGTCTTTTAACGAATCGGCTTTTTCACTTAGTAATGTAATACCTAATAACTGTTCGATAATAGCACGTTGATCATTAGCTCGCATACTTAAAAATGGTTCAGAATATGTATTAAGTGCTAAAATATGTTTAAACATATCATGACTCATGCCCAATAGTTCTTGTATACTTTCTTGTGTTTTGCGACTATCGCCTTGTGACTCGTCTTCTTCAACTTGTTCGGTATTATCTACATAAAACTTAAGAATATTAGGAGAACGTCCACGTTCAATTCTATAATTTATATTATTCTTTTCAAAACTAAGTGTAACTAGCATACCTTTTGAATTAGTTTTATTAATAAGGTTGTTTCTCTTAATGTTGGTCAGAGCCTGGCCATATAAAGCGTATGACAATGCATTAATGATTGTTGTTTTACCTGTACCGTTACGGGAACCCGAATCGTCACCTCCTTGATCTAAGTTTTCGCCGAGCACGAGTGTAAGGCTTTGTTGATCAAAGTCAACACCTTGACTTACATTACCTACACTCATAAAGTTTTTTACTGTTAAATCCTTAATCTTTATCATTGTAACCCGTTGTAAATATCTAATAGCGTTTTCTTGCTATAGTTTTCAGTATCTAGTTGTGAAATTTCGTTTGACACAATTTGATCAACACTTGCAAATTGGCTGATGTCTAAATCTGTATTAATTTCTTCAGTTTGACGTTGGCTAATAAGTGTAATCTCTCTACAGTTATATTGTTTAATATACGTTTCTTTTAAGAACCCTGCTTCTTCAAAACTAATAGGAATATCTAGTGTAACACGTAGATGCATTTTAGGTTTAATAAGACTGCTCTTAGGATCGAGTAGTTTACTAAGTGTTGTATTTCTATATTTTGGACAATCTTCCCAATCGATGTACAAAGGCTCGGCGTTGTTTTCTTTGTCAAGAATCATCATGCCACGTGCATCGTCACTAGCATCTGCATAATTGTGTGGAAATGCGTTTCCTATATAGTGTATATGTCCTTGTTTCTGTCTTTTATGAAAGTGTCCTGAAAACACATATTCTTGGTTTACAAAGTGTTCCGACTTTAGTTCACCGTGATCGGGCATTTGCACCATAGCATTCATATAGAAACTGGGTAGTTCAAAATGTCCGAACAAATATTTGCTTTTAATCTTAGACATTTTCTTCCACTCGTCACCGACTAACCAAGGAACTAACGCAACATCGTCTTGCTCCCATATTTCGTCAATAACAGTAACACCCGGTATGTGTTTTGCAAATTCAGTAGACTTTACATCACGTTTATCTTTGTAATACAAGTCGTGATTACCAGCAAACATGTAAAAGTTGTCAAACGCTGCACCGATTTTTTCTAAACTGCGGATGCCTGCATCCATAGTAGTTAAGTTTAGGCTGTTTCGATTGTGATTCCAATCACCACAAAAAAGAGCAGTTTCACAACCATGCTCTTTTGCAGTTTTTATATACCAATCGATGTAATCTTCACAGTCTTGATTATGCATTTTACTGTTACTTTTTAGGCCAAAATGTATGTCAGTAAATACTGCCGCTTTTTTAAACAACTATAGACTCCGCTTTTCTTTTAATTATAACAGGAAAGTATTGAGATGTCAATCAACTTTTCTTATTAGTAAAAATAGTGGCACTTGCTTCTTCATTACGTTTTATTGCTGCCTCCCATTCACCTGCGTGTTGTCTTGTATGACTTGGGTTTAAGTTATTCATTTCTAAGATGTCGTCTCGGATGTTTTGATTACGTTTTTCTAAGTTAATTACACGCACAAATGAGTTAGTAACGGCTGCTGTATAATATGCAAACGGATTGTTTGACTTAGATTCGTCAAACTGTAATCCAATTTGTGAAAGTTGTAAGATTGCTTGACCTTTCATTTCGTCATTGTAAGTATAGCCACGAACATTACCTCTTGTAGCATATCTATCTACAAGTTTTAGCCACATCATAGCAAGTTTGTTTGTTGCTTTGCCGTGTGTTTTTGAAAAAGTACCGTTTTCCATACCGCCTATCCAATGACTTTTACCAATGCAAAATAAATTACCTTCATCGTCAAATTTATAATGTTGAAACGGAGGAAAGTTAAGTTTAGTTTTTGTGTCAGCTGTAGTCTTTGGATTCTTTTTGCGACCAGGCTCGTCTGGAATGTGGTCAAATGTCATTACTCGAAAAACTAATTCTTCTTTTGTAATAGATTTATAATCAACTTCACAATCTGCTTGTTTTACTTTCTCACCTGCCATTTTCCGAGTTTCGTAATCTTTAGTAGATAAGCGTTTTGCTTTATTGCGCTTTGCTTCTGCTATTGTACGAATGTTAATACGGTCGATATCAGTCAGTATTATATCAAACTCAGAATATATCGGTTCAATGTAACTATTAAATGTATTTTTAGATTTGTGTATTTCTAACAATAGATCTCTATTGTTAAGATAATTCTTTTTGCGCATAATTTCTCCTAGAAACTTTATTACTATTATAAACTATGTAGTTAAATTTGTCAACTAAATACTATAGGAGAATAACTAATGGATAAATTTTATGAGTATAATCTTTCACCGTCATGGATGAAAGCGCTGAATGGATTCGAATCAAATGCACAAAAACAGACAATTGCACAAGCATCCACAAATAATGGAGAAGTTATAAATGACTGGAGGGTTAGACTTGCAGTACCTAGCCAATTTAAAGATAGTGAAATATTAAAACCATTAGGCAGTCATATGATTTTTCCTTTTACTCCTACAATTATTTTAGGACATAGTGCAAATTATACACAAATAGCACCAACACATTCTAACTATCCATTCCAGTCCTATAGAAATAGTGAAATTCAACAAATTACTATTACTGGTGAATTTATAAGCGAAAATGCAGAAGATGCAAAATATTGGTTAGCAGCAGTACATTTTTTAAGAACAATGACAAAAATGTTTTACGGCGATACAGGTGCCCCGCCTCCGATATCTAGATTAAGTGGTTATGGCAGACATGTATTTGACAGAGTACCAGTTGTAATAACAAACTTTACTACTGATTTGTTAGGTGATAATGATTATATAAAATGCGAAGTAGATGGCAAGGATAATTATGTTCCTGTATCATCGACTATTACAGTTACAGCATCACCAACATACGCAAGAGCGTTAGTATCGCAATTTACACTTAAAGATTTTGCTGAAGGTAAACTTAGTGATAAAGGATTTATCTAATGAAGTTATACGAAAATACACCAATTAATAATCAAGGATATTTAGACTTATTTGTTCCTAGACCAGTTCCAAGAGCGTCTGACGATATATTGTTTGAAATTCCAGCAGCGTATACATATAGACCTGACTTACTTGCAATGGCATTATATGGATCAAAAGATTTATGGTGGGTATTTGCTCAGAGAAATACTGATATATTAAAAGATCCTATTTTTGATTTTATTGCAGGTACAAAAATTTATCTACCGCAAGAGCAATATTTAACAAAGAGCATAGGATAATATATGGCACCGAAGTCTTATTATCAACCAGTAACACAAACGCCGAGAAGTTCGTCAGCAAACGTTGATAGTAATGTTGCACCAAAAAATATAACTTCGTCACCGTTAAGTAACCCTAGTTTACTCCCTGGTGAATTAACAGATTCGATTACTACTTTTGCAGATGCAACAACTGTAGCATTAGATCCTCAACGAAATAAAGTTGCTGCAAATATTTCTAATTCACTTAGTACAATTAATCCTGCATTGCGTGGTACAATTGCAAGTCTTAATTCTTTAAGTCAAGCAACCGGTGGTGGGCTTGGAAGTATAGCAGGAAAAATACCTGCTCTTGATAGTATACTATCTACGTCGTTATCTGGACTTAGTGTTTTAGAAACAGCTGGTAAAATAAGTTCGATAACTGGACTATCTGGAAATTTTGCAGGAAACATTGGAGCAATAAAAAATCCACTTTCTGATACTGCTAGAATACTAGGAGTAAACTTAAACAATGATCTTTCAAAACAAGTTAATAGTGTAACAGGTAATCTTCTAGGAGGTTCGAGTTCTATCGTAGGCAATTTAAATCGTATTAATTCTAGCCTCGGAAATCTAAAACCAGGCAGCAGCATATCTAATCTTTCTAATGTTAATAATGCACTAATATCGGCTAATAATATTGCTGGTGTTTTTGGCTCAAAAAATGCAAAACTAACAAATCTTACAAATACAATCGGTCAAATTTCAAATTTTGCAGGACAATTATCTAATCTAACAGGAAATTTACAACAGCCATTATCAGACCTTTTACAAATTGATAGAAGTAATAAATTTTTTACAGGACTTACTGATATTATAGAAGGTGCAGATTCGTTTATAGAGTTATTTAATGACCCTATGTCTATAACTGACGATCTTGCAAATCTCGGAATACCTATGCAAGGTAATAAACTTAAAAATCCGTTAAGAGTACATAGTATATATAATTATAGAATTACTTTAGGAGTTTTATCTCCTGAAGAATATAACAATGCATCAAAATATAAAACTGACGGATTTGAAAGTGTAATAATTAGATCAGGCGGCGGCACAGATAGACGAGTACTTACTACTGCTGAGGTTGAACAATTAAAAGGCCACGCAGAGTATTTTATAGATGATTTGGAAATTGACAGTGTAATAGCCCCAAATTCAAAAACCGGAGTATCTTTAGGAACTACTATAAATTTTACAGTAACTGAACCTTATAGTATGGGTAAATTTTTAGAAGCATTAAAAATTACTGCTGAAGAAAAGCAATATTCAAGTTTTAACAAAATACCTTTTTGTTTAAAAATATCATTTGAAGGATACGGACCGACAGGCGAAAAAATAAAAGCTCCTGGCGTAATTGACAAATATATCCCTATTATGATAATAAACACAGATTTTGACGTTACAGAATCAGGAAGCGTTTACGGTGTTAAAGCAGTAGCATACTCTGAAATAGCTTTTGAAGATTCTATTAATACTATAAAAACTGATGTAAATGCTTCAGGAAGAACTGCTGCAGAAGTATTAGAAACATCAAATAAAAGTATAACAAGAAATATTAATGAACATATAGAAAAACTAGAAGAATCTAAAAAAGTAAAAGGATATGATAGATATTTAATTTTATTTCCTAAAGAGAAAGATAGTGTAATACAGGCGTATAATAATTATAACAGTTTTAAAACAAACCTTAATGCACTAATGATAGATGCAGAAACCCAATATCAAACAGAAAGAGGCGGACAAGATAACAATCCTAATGCACCAGAAAAAGTTGCAACAGTAAAATCGGATGTTAAATTTTTTAATGCTCCTCCGATATATAGTTCTTTAAGAGCATGGGGACTGAACGAAGACAATGTAAACGAACTAGGTAGATCAAAAATTTTAGGAGACCCTACTAAATCTAATGATTCGTCTAATGCTTCACCGGCAGCAGTGTCTGTTGGACCAAACGATCCTAACGCCGCAAAAGAAAAGTCTATTATGTTTCAGAATTCTGCAGAATTAGAAACTGCCGTAACTTCTAACCTTTTTACGTATCCTCAGCAATCAAAAATTACACAAATAATTGAAGATGTAATGTTAGATACAGACTATTGTCAAAAAGCCCCACAAAAAACAAATAACGGTAAAAAGAAATGGTTTATAATTGAGCCTATGGTTTTTATTGAATATGACACAGATATCGAAAAATCTATTGGTAGGCATAGAATGACGTATGTTTATTGTGTACATCCGTATTTACCAGACGAAGCAAAGACATTAGCACCTGGTGAATCTCCAATGAATACAAAAAAGTTAAAGGATTCTGCTGTAAAAGAATATGATTACATATATACAGGAAAAAATGAAGATATTATAGATTTTAATATTAATTTTAATAATGCATTTGTTAGTAATGTTCTTAGTGACGTAGGATCTGGTTATGACAACACAAATAAATTAGCAATAGCACCTGGTATAGTTAGCAATCCTCGGATAGCGGAAAATGATTCAGGAACCGAAAATAACGATGATTATGACTCAAGAGCTATATCTCTAATAGCAAGGAATGATCATCAATTTTTAAATGGCAGTTATTCAAAAACTACTGCTAGACGTATTGCTGAAACTTTTCATAATAGAATTATTAACAGTGAAATAGAAATGATATCTGCTACAATGGAAATTTGGGGAGATCCGTTCTATCTACCTACAGATCAAGGAAATTATAAGTCAGGATTTTTATCACCAAATGTGTCTAAGGATGGCACTGTTGAATATTTAAATAACGAAGTACTATGTATTATCAATTTTAAAACACCGATTGATTATCCTAAAGAAATGGGAAATTTTGTAATGAATATGCCTGAGCTTGTAAGACCGTTTAGTGGACTATTTCAAATACTTGGGGTGTCAAATAGTTTTAGTGGCGGCGAGTTTAAACAAAATTTAAAATTAATTAGACGAGCTAATCAAACTACTGAAGGCGAAGGATCATCGGGACACTATTATGGTAACCTTTATCGAGAAAATCGAACTGATGGTAATGACGTAAGTGGTAGAACTATATTGAGAAGGCCAGACGAGCCATGAGTAAAAAAACTGCAATAATATCTATTGGCAATAATGATCAAAATTTACCTGCTGCAACCACAGGCGAAAATCTTACTAAAATTATTAAAGATTTAAAGTTAAAAGGATACGAAACTATAGTTGTGGTTCCGCCCAATGATGATCCTGAAAATGGGTTACCTTCTTATAAGAGTGCAATTGAAAGTGCAGCTAGTGCAGAAGGAGCAACAATTATACCTCTTGTTTCTGCTACTGATTTTATGGAAGCAGGAGCCTCTCTTAAACTTACAACAGAAAAGGCACTAGAGATAAAGAACCAATATCCCGAAGCAACTATTATAGGTGACTTTAACGCAAAAAAGATAAACTTAAACAATGGCACAAGTGTGATTTCTAGTCAATCTACTAGTGGGGAAACATATAATAATAGAGACAAAATTTCAGACATATCTGAAAGTGCAGACGAAGACGGCAAAGAGTACATTACTATTACTGAGCAAGATAAAAAGTTACTTGATTTAATTGCAAAATACGAATCAGGTCCTCTAGGTTATAATGCACATTGGATGGGAGAAACTGATAATCGACTATGCAGTATGACCTTAGATGATGTGAAAGAAAAACAAAATGAATTAGTCAGTAGAGAAGGTAAACCAGGTAAATCGTCAGCAGTTGGCAGATATCAATTTATCAAAGTAACACTAGATTACTGTATTAAGAATGCAGGACTAAACGATAAAAAAGATATTATTAGATTTACTCCTGAAGTGCAAGATGCTCTTATAATTATAAGACTAGAAGGATTTCGAAAACTAAAAAAATGGAAGGCTGGAAAATTATCAGATCAAGATTTTCAACTACAATTAGCTATGGAGTTTGCAAGTGTACCAGTGCCGTTTGATGTATCAAAAGGAGCAATAGGAGAGTATAAAGGAGTTCCTATCCCGAATACTAATCTTTCCAAAGGACAGGGTTTCTACGACGGTGACGGAATAAATGGTGTAGGACACAAAGGCTCTAATTTTACACAAGCTCTTAAAGATATTAGAACCGGCGGCACAGGAAAAATTACTAAATCAGTTATAAACACAGATGGAACAAGTGTTGCTGATCCTGAAAGTGGCGCTAGTCTAAAACGTACTACAGATTTTGCTACTGGTAATAATAATATTATGACAGCAGGGCGCAGCACAACTGCTCATCCAAATAAATCGCTCGAGTTACCATCTGCTAATAGTAATGTTTACGAATATAAGACTATGGAACCTCATTACACTCGCTACGATTTTAGATTAGGAAGAATGGTTAGAGATCTTAGAGTAAACAACGGAACAATTGATTCAAACCATATGTCAAAGAACGAATCGATAGGCAAAGCAGATAAAGTTGAAGACGATTTTACTAGTATATACAAAGGATACCCTAGCTTTGAAGAAAGAGGCCGAGGTGTAATAGACTCTACAACTCAACTTCCTGCAGTAACAACAACAGGGCAAGCATTGAGCTCGGCAAATAGTATAAATTCAGAATTAGAAAATATAGGAATTACAGATAATACTGTAAAATCTAATATTATAGCAATGGTAGAACAGCAAAGTGCATTGAACCCTAACGCAACTAAAAGTGTTGCAGGTTTCTCAAATGAACAAATAAGATACGAATACGGACCATTAGCAGAAAATATTACTGATTCAACTTTAGATGCTATAAAAGGAGATCCTGATTTATTCTTTGATGAAATTTATGCATACGCTGGCGGCTCTGCATTTAAACCTAGAGGATTTATTGGGTTAGCCGGAGAAGATAATTATAGAAAAATGTCAGACAAAATCGGCGTAGATTTAGTATCAACGCCTGACCTTGTATATGACCCTACGATAGGTGCTAAAATTACTGCTAGTTATTATAAAGAAGCATCTAGTGTATATGATCTTACAAGTATGAGAAACACTTATGTTGCAACAAAAGGAATTGACCTAAATGATCCTAGGGAAATAGAGAATATTAACAATTTAAAAAAACGATCTGATAAATTTAAAGACGAATTTTATTCACCCGATAGACAGAATACTATTGAGACAAACTTGTCTAATCCAGTTTCTTATTATAGCGAAACATTTAATAACAGGCCAGCCGGTACCGTAGGGTTGTCTGAAAAGCCTTTACCAACAACAAAAACTATTAGTAGATCTTCCACTTCAATTACAGAATGGAAACGTGATATAGTGTCTAAGAAACAGTCATCAGGTTATTTGCCTCCAGCAAACGACGACGAATTCCTCGAAGCTTTAGCATCTTACGAAACAGTAGAAAGTGACGGACAAATTATCGATGCAACAACAGGTGCAGTAATAGGCGAAGCACCTAAAGAT